TCATAGATTGGGCTCGGAAATCCATCCATTGGATTGGTTTGTCGTGTATCCGACGGCCCGCAAGGCCGCCACCAACTCAGCGATAGTCGGGGGGCTTGGGTCCTTCTCGCAGATCAGCATGCGGTGCAAGTGTCTGACCCCCTTGAACGCCGAGTACAATACTGTGACTACGCCCGCTGCAGCGCCCACTGCGTAGCGCGTGTAGGGTATATATTCGCTGATGTTGATTATTAGGTGCCTGATGAATAGGGCGTGTTCAGCATTCCGGTCGACTTCGGCGTAGGTCATTTTGTCGGGTCTGACGCGGCGGTCGGTTTTTGACATGCACCATGCCTCATACGGGTCCGGATAATACGAGATATACTCGAACACCGTGCGCTCTGTCTCGGTCCACATCTCGCTGCTTTTGAGGGTGCGGTGGCGTTCAGCTATCTCCCCCTGATATGGAGGGAAAGCGCGGCCCTTTAAACCGCAGCTGTTTTGGGAGGTCTTATCGATAGACCCCACAATTATGCATACCGCTAAAACACTGCAGGCCATGCAAAGCCGAAACGGCCATTTTCTATCCGGTCTCTTTGTCAAGTTATGGAAAAGCTTTGCAGTAAAGGCCATCTTCGCCGCTTCCCGAGCCGAGGTCCGCCTTTTTAGGAGCGCGGTGTGAACGTGAGGTTGCCGTACGGCGAGCGGGCGATGATTGGTGTCGCTTAAAGCTGTTGCGAATCCGGGCTGCGCACTTGTAGTTGAAGCTTGGCCATTTGCCATGCGGAGAACCTATGCGCGCTGCCCTGTTCGCCCTCGTTCTGATCACGGCCCCTACCCTCGCCTCGGCCTACGAGAAATCCACGCCGAAAGCGGCCCCCACGCCAACTCCGACGCTGCCCGACCTGCGCGGCAAGAGCTTCATGGACGCCCGGGATCGCCTGCTCGCGACCGGTTGGGGTCAGGGGCCGACAACGAACGACCCGAACAAGTGCTCGCCGGGCCGGGAGGACGTCTGCAAGACGTTTCCGCACGAGACCCGGTACTGCTCGGGCTCCGGTCTGGCGCAGTGTGGGTTCGTCTACTGGAAGGACGAGCACATCGCGGTGATCAAGACCCAGGGCGAGGAGATCCCAGGCATGCGGGTCGTGTCCGCGCGGGTGCTGTCGGACAGCGACAAGAAAAGGCTGGACCGAGGCGATTTTCCCGATTGAACGGGTTGACTTTCCATTGAAACTCTGATCGCGACTTGACAAACCCGGACGGTTGGGGTATACGGTTTGGGCAAGTTGGAGTTCTGCACCCCGATGGACCCTTCGGCCCCCGCACCGCCCACGACGGGCACCTGGCAGCTCCCCGTACTCGGGCAGGCTGCCTCTGAAGCGGCGCCGGCCTGGATCGTCGATCGGATGCTCTCCGGCGAGATCGTGCTCAACGGCCTGGGCGGCTTTACCGTCCAGGGCGTCGACACCGCGCGATCCTGCGTCGCGGGGGACATCGTCCGGCTCATGCCCGACGACACGCTCGTCTTCGAGCGCCCCGAGGACGCCGCCGTCCATTGAGACGGCCCCTGGCCTGCGGGCGCAGGGCTAAACACCCTGATGCGCGGCTGGCGGAACGGCAGACGCACTGAGCTCAGGCCTCAGCGCCTACGGGCGTCCAGTTTCAAATCCTGGGTCGCGCACCAAAGCTTTCGCCCGAACGGGCAACACCAATGCGCTCGCGCCCGCGGAGGGGTGGCTGAGTGGTAAAGCACCGGCTTGCTAAGCCGGCGAGGCCGAAAGGCCGCCGAGGTTCGATCCCTCGTCCCTCCGCCAAGGAGCGCGCCGCCGGGGCGGCTGGCAATCGGTCTCGAAAACCGAGGGGACCGCAAGGTCAGGGGTTCGAGCCCTCAGCGCTCCGCCAACAATTCATAACCGACATCAGGAAGAGAATGCGCCGTACACTCGCTGTGCTGGCCGCGCTGCTGCTTGCCGCGCCGGCCGCCGTCGCCGATCCCTACAACCCGCCGTGGGTGACCAACGTCGAAGGGACCGGAATGCCCGGCCTCAATGGCGGCGCCCACCTGATGCTCTGGAACGCCCCGGGGAACTTCGAGGACGCGCCGACGCTGCGCATCGACCGGCACGTCGATCACGGCTCCGGGCAAAAGTGGAACACCTACAAGGGCCTTTGGGTCCTCGGCAGCTCGGGAGCGGACAACGCCGGCTTCGAGTGGACGATCACGGGTGAACTGCACAACAAGAGCCGCGCCAGCACCGGATCGCAGAACGTCGCCGTGAACGGCACGATCTTCCGCGAGTCGAACGGGGTTTCTCCGACCGGGCCTTCCTGGGCCCTGAACGGCAACTGCGTCGACACCTCGGGCGAGACCAATCCAACGGCCGGCTGCATCGCAGCCGAGCTGGACGTGTCCGCATCGGCTGGCGGCGGCGATCCGAACCGTCAGCGTGTCGGCGCCCATATCGCAGCCAGCGGCCCCAACGGCACCCATGTGGGCTATGGCGTCGTGGTGTCCGGTACTCCGGGCGTCACCTTCGACCGGGCCTTTTCGACCGGCAATGTCGGCGCCTCGTTCGGCATCGGCCTCGATCTGTCGGGCGGCACGTACTCGAAGCAGGCAATCGCGATCCCCGCCAACAACTGGATCGCCCTCGATGGCGACGGCAACGGCGGTGCGGGGCATTACCTGGGCTACTACGATGGTCAGCTCGGTTACCTGTCGCCGGGCGGCTGGATGCTCCGGATCGATGATACCGGCCTGGTTACGGCCGGCCGTTTCGCCGAGACCTTCCCGCATGCCCCTGGCTCCTCAGGCTCGGCCTGTGTGACTGGCGAGCACGCCTGGGACCAGGGCTACGAGTACCGCTGCGTCTCGACCAACCACTGGAAGCGTTCGGCACTCAGCGACTTCTGAAGTCGCGGGCGCCTCCCGCTGGGGAGTAGCTCAGAAGGTAGAGCGGCAGCCTGAAGAGCTGCGCGTCACAGGTTCGAGACCTGTCTCCCCGGCCAGATTCATCATCTCGCGCCTGCGCCCGCGCGGGCCGGCGCCCAAGAGAGCGTCATGACCGTCGCCACCAATTCCACCTCCAAGATCGAGATCGCCGACGTGGTCGCGATCGTCGTTTCGGACATCTTCAAGACCTCGAGTGGCTACGTGCGCTCGATCCGGTTCCTTGGCGATCCCGAAGAGGGTTCGAGTAACCCGAGCCTCGTGCTCGAGGTGAAGGCTCGGGCCGCGACCAAGGCGCCCATCACGATCGCCACGCCCGCCTCGGGCTTCTGATCCCATCAGCTCCCGGATGCCTCTCCCATCCGGTTGAGCCTTCGCGGTCCCACCTCGCAGCACGGTCGAGAAGGGATGCTCAAGAGCTCCGGCCATGCCGGGTGCCGCCGCATAGAATTCGCAGGTCAAGACCAACAACAGCACTGATCAACCTGCGATCAGCCCCAGCTTGGGGAAATACCTCGGACCCGCGGGCGCGATGCCCCGGGTCTTTTTTTGTTTTAGGGGCGGGATGCCCCGCAATATCCGGGATGGATATGGCACTCGACGCAATTGTTAACGACATCACCACCGTTCCTGAGCCTCTGCAGGGCGAATACGTGGAGAAGGACGGGAAGTTCTTCCTTCAGGTTAAGCCTGTCGATGGGTGGGACCTCCAGGACATCGGCGGCCTCACGAACTCGCTGAAGGCCGAGCGCAACCTGAAGACCCAACTCGAGCGGCAACTCGCTCCGTTCAAGGATCTCGATCCTACGACCGCCCGTACCGCCGTGGTTCAGCTCGCTGAATTCGAGGGGCTGACGCCGGCCGAGGCCAAGGCGCTGAAGACCGAGCTCGACGGCCTCAAGGCTCTGCCGAAGGGCGCCAAGCTCGAGGAGCAGATATCAAGTGCGGTCACGGCTGCCAAAGCGGGGTGGGAGCACGCCCTTGGGAGTGAGAAGACGCAGTGGCAGACGCAATTGGAGGCTGAGAAGGCCGCCGCCGTTGCCCTACGTGCCCAACTGAAGATCCTGCTGGTAGACAACGACATCAAGACCGAGCTCGGCAAGGTCAAGCTCGTGGACGGCGTGCAGCCGGCCGCCGAGATGCTGCTTTCGAAATCAATACAGACCATCGAGAAGGACGGGCGACTCCAGCGTGTCGTTGTCGACGCCGCCGGCGAGCCCCGGTTCAAACTCGAGGGGACAAGCCTCGTGCCCATGTCGGTCGCCGACCTCGTTGGCGAGCTCAAAACCACCATGCCGGCCTTGTTCGCACCCGACGCTCTTTCGGGAACCGGGATTGCGCCGGGCCTACCTGCTCCGATCGCTCCGGGCATCAAGAACCCCTGGGCCAAGGAGACGATCAACCGAACCGAGCAGGTTCTGTTGAAGAAGAAAGACCCGCGGCTCGCGGCTCAGCTGATGCAGGCAGCGGGCGCAGCGGCCTGATTCTGCCTAACCACCCGTAAAAAAACTCGTGGTGGGCCAAAAGTAAAAACAAAAGCAAAAATAAAAAGCAAGAAGAAAAGAAATGACCACCACGAGATTTGCGGATATGCTCCCCGAGCCGTCCGAGTGGAACGCCTATATTGAGGTCCACACCACCGAGAAAAGCGAGCTGTTCCGGTCCGGCATCATCGCCGACATGTCGGCCGAGCTCGGTACCCAGCTCCACGGTCCGACGGTCATCATGCCGTTTTTCAAGGATCTCGACGCCAGCGACGTTCACGGCGAGGTGCAGCTCGACGATACACAGGACCTGACCGTCGACGGCATCACCGTCGACAAGGACATCGCGGTTAAGACCCTGCGTGGCAAGTCCTTCGGCGCCACCGACCTCTCGGGCGAACTCGCGTCGGCCGACCCGCTCACCGCCATTCAGAACCGCTTCGCGGACTGGTGGGTGCGCCGATACCAGATCTGCCTGCTCTCCATCCTGAAGGGGTCGCTGACCTCGGCTGGCATGGAAGGCAACGTCATGGACATCTCGGGGCTGAAGGACTCCAACGCGGCGAAGTTCTCGACTTCCTCGTTCATCGACGCCTCGTTCCTCCTGGGCGACATGAGCGGGGGCCTGACCGCGCTGGCTGTCCATTCGGCCACCCTGAAAACCATGGTGAAGCTGGATCTGATCGATACCATCAAGGCCAGTGACACTGACGAGGTCATCCCGACCTACATGGGCAAGCGCGTCATCGTCGACGACAACATGCCCGTAAGCGGCTCGGGCACGGACCGCGTTTTCACCTCGTACCTCTTCGGTCCGGGAGCCATCGGCTACGCCAGCGGCTCCCCGAAGGTACCGGTCGAGACCGACCGCGACTCGCTAAAATTGATGGGCCAGGAGTGGATCGTCAACCGGAAGCAGTGGGTCATGCACCCGCGCGGCATTCGGTGGAAGGGTGTGGCCGCCGCCGCCTCCGGCCCGACCAATGCCGAGTATGCCAACCCGGCGAACTGGGAGCGGGTCTACGACAAAAAGCTCATCCGCATCGTGAAGTTCGATCATAAGCTTTGAGCGAACGCTTGCGCGATTGCGCATGAAAAACAAGCGAGAGGGCGACATCCCTCTCGCGTGCCCCTTCCCCAGTTTAGGACATCCGCATGATTCCGCCCAAAGGCTGGCGCACCCGCGAGGACAGCGCTCGCTCGCGATTTTCAAGCCAGCAAATTAACCCCGAGGTCGAAGAGGCCCTGGCTCAATTCCACGCCGAGCGTGAAGCCAAAATCGAAGCGAGTGAAGCTGCCCGACAGTCTGCACCCGTGAGCATCGTTACGGTTGCGACCATCGCCGCGACTGCCGCACCCGCGGCTGCCAGCGCGACCACGGACCAGCCCTCGACGCCTACCTCCCAGGCGTCGGCCGACGGCTCGGCCGCCAAGACCACCCCCAAGGGCTAATCGATGGCCCACTACGCGCTCCAACGGGATGTCGTCGCCCTTTACGGGAGCGAGCTCCTGGTCCGCGTGGCGGACCTCGACCATGACGACCAGCCCGACCCCGATGTCGTCGAAGCCGGCCTCCAGGCCGCCGACGATATCATCAACGCCTACCTGTCGGCCAAATACACGGTGCCGGTCACCAGCGTGTCTGGGGCGCTGCGCAAGTGCGCCATCGACATCGGCATCTACACGATGGCCCAGGAGGTGACCTCGCGCACTGAGGAAATGCGGCGGCGCTACGAGGACGCCCTGGCCATGCTCAAGCTCATGGCCGCCGGCTCGATCGGCCTTGGCCTGCCTCCCGTCGACAACGACGGCGACGGCATCCCCGACAGCAATCCGAACATGCGCAAGAGCGCCCGGATCATCACCGTTTCCCGGATCTGACCGTGATCAGCCTGAAGGCCACCGAGACCGGGATGCGGGCCGCGTCGGCGCGCTTCGCCCAGATGCTCGATCAAATCCAGGACCTGCGGCCCTTCATGAATGCGGCCGCCGACTACATGGTCCGCTCGACCAAATACCGGGTCCGCCAGGGTCGGACGTCGCCCAATGGCGAGCCGTTCCAGGCACTCTCCGAGCTGACCCGCCTCATCAAGGGGCACGACAAGCCGCTCTACGCCTCCGGGCAGCTCTACGACAGCATCCATAAGGACCACGTCACCAACGAAGGTTTCGTGGTCCGCGCCGACCCGCGCAGCGGCAGAGGCTACGACTACGCGCCCTCCCTGCAGTTCGGCAATCGCGTCCAGCGCGGTGTGGCGAAGACGCCGGACGGGCGCCTGGTCCGCCCCAAGACGCCCGCGCCCGAGCGTCCCTTCCTCGGCTTCTCCGAAGAGAACCTCCGCCGGCTCGAGCGGATGCTTGCGGAGCACGTCCTGAAGTTCAAACCATGAGCCGCATCCTCGATTTCCGCGACAACGTCCTCCAGCACGTCAAGACGCTCTGTCCTGAGCTGCGCGAGGTCGACTGGTACGACGGCCAATTCGACATCGCCGACCTGCGCAACTGGACGGCCAAGCCGCCGAGCGCCTTCATCGCCACCTCGACGGGCACGGAAGAGCTCGTGGTCACCGGCGAGAGCCAGATCGACCTCGATTGCATCATGGTCGTCGTCGACCAGGACAAGACGCGAGGCCGCGACGCCGACCGCCGCGTCTGGGAGATCCTGGAGCGGTGCGTCGTTGATTTTCGCCTCCAGAGCTTCGGCGATCCGAACGCGAGCGCGGCCTGGAGGGTGCGCGCCAGGCGCTTGATGGACCCGGTGATCCGGCGCGAAGGCGTCGCCTTCGGCGTGGTCACCTGGAAGAGCGCCGTCACCGTCGGCACGAACCGCGCCCGCGAGCGCGACCAGATCCTCGGCCCTGACGGCAATCCGATTCAGAAGGTCCCGGTCTACCTGGCCATCGGCGAGAGCGTTCGCGACGGCGAGACCTACAACTCCTTCTCCGACCCGGACGATTTCCAACCTACCGAACTGCCGCCGGGCTCCCGCGGCTTCTTCGAACATGCGGAATACCCTGACTGATGCGCGAGCTCCTCGCACTCCAGCGCCGGGTGCAGGACCTCGAGCACGCTCACCGTAATCAGGGTCGCATCGGCAAAATCGTCGACGTCAAGTTCGACAAGCAGCACAACGGCTGGCTCGCCAGGATGGAGCAGGGCGAAGAGCCCCAGATCTTCAAGAGCGACTGGCTTCCCTGGGGGTCCTTCTCCCACGGGACGATCAAGATGTCGGTGCCGCCCCGGAAGGGGCAGCTCGTCAAGCTCAACTGTCCCCAGGGGCAGCCTGAGCAGGGCTGGCTCGAGCCGCACCACTACGATCCCGACAACGTCGCCCCGCACGACAAACCGGACGAGATCTTCATCCGGATCGAGAAGCCGTCAGAGAGCGGGAAGACCGCGACCGACAAGGATCAGACCTTCGACATCCACCTGACGAAGGACGGCCCGACCATGAAGATCGGGGCCACGACGCACAAGCTCACAAAGGACGCCCAGTCGATCGTCACGAAGCACGACAGGGTCGAGACCGAGACGCAATCGACGAAGGCCTCGAAGAGCACCGAGCTCGTGACCAAGAAACGGACCGTTACGGCGGTCCAGACGACCGTGAAGAGCGACTCCTACGCGCTGGGCGGCAAAGTCCTCATCAACTGCGGGACCGCCTGATGCTCGGCTTCATCACGCAGGCGCAGGCGATCATGAACGTCGTCGGCGGTGCGCCGGTGATGCCCGCCGGCGCCAAGACCATCATCGAGAACCTACGGGCTGCCAAGAGCATGATCCCGGGGGAGATGGGCGGCATCTTCGCCCAGATCCTGACGGACGGGCCCGGCGCCCTGCTCCAGAACCCGATGGCCGCGATCACCGGCCAACTGCAAGGACAGCTCGGAGGCCTACTCTCTCAGGTCCAGGGCATCGCCAACGGGAATTTCGACGGCCTGATCAGCGCGATCTCCGGTACCACCGGCCTCCAAGGGGCCCTGGGAAGCCTCAGCAGCGTCACCAGCGCGCTCTCCGGGCTCACGCAGCCCCTGCAGGGCGCCTTCGGCCTGATGGACGCCATCGGCCACGCCAACATCGTTTCCATGCTCGGCGAGCACCTGCCGGCCGGCCTCGGCATCGAGCAGGCCCTCGGCCCGCTCCTCCAGAATTCGGCCCTCTCCAGCATGTCGGGCCAGGTCGCCTCGATGGCCGCCGCCGTCGGCGCGGGGACGATCGACCCTGTCGCGGCCGCTCTCCGGGTGACCGGCATGACGCGCTCGATCAACGACGTGCTCGACGCCTCCCATAACGCCTTCTCCACCATCCAGGGTGCGGCGGTGAACATCGCCCAGGCCGCCGGCGCGGTCTCCCTGATCACGTCCGGGCCGGCCGCCTTCGCGCCGATCGCCGCCATGCTGATCCGGCCTGAATTCGCGGGCCAGATCTCTGCGGCTATGGCCGAGCAGGTCCGTCCCGCGGAGCTCCCGACCGATATCAGCCACGGCGACGACCGCGATTGGAGCTGATCGGCACACAAGCCTGCAAGCCTGAATATTACCGACCCGTGGGTCCAACAAAAAGAAAAAGCTATGTCGGATACTGATGATACACCGCAGGTCGAGCGGTTCCCTTACCTCGTGACCAGGTCGTTTTGGCTCAAGGGTGTGCTGATCGAGGCCCCCGATGCCGTGATGATGGCGGAAGACGAGGCCAAGTACCTCTCTCACGTCCTCGAGCGGCTGACGTTGGGCGTGATGCCGGCGCAAGCTCCGGTCGAACAGGGCCAAACCGCTTCTGCGGCCGAGGCGACCGCGGCGACGTCCGCTTCCAATGCGCATACCGACACGGTCGTGGCCACCCATGGCGACGCCGACTAGCCCGATCGTCGACATCGACCGTCTGACCGGTGAGCTGATCCAGGGCTGGCCGCGCTGCAAGCAATCGATCCTGGTCATCCTGTCTACCAGACTGCGCACCAGGGTCATGCGGCGCTGGTTCGGGTCAGATTTCATGGAGCTGCAAGATAAACCAGGCAACGACTTGGTATTCGCAGCATCCCTTGGGCAGGCGATCGTCGCGATCAACACCTACGAACCCGAGTTCAAGATCACGCGGGTCTCGATTCAGGGCCCGATCGTGAACGGTGAGGTCACCATCACGGTCGTTGGGATCTACCTGCCCGACGCGACCTCCCGACAGGTGACCGCTACCATCTGACTTGCGCGATTTCAAACGAAAAACAAACAAGAGGCCGCGCAATGCCCAGTTATGATCGCACGTCGTATTTCGAGAGCCCGTCGCTCTACATCGATTTCTCGCGACTGCCGCCCCCAAAAGTAATCGAGGAGATCGACTATCCGTCGCTCCTCAAGCTCTACCAGGCCCGCGTCGTCGATAAGATGCCGGCGCTCTCGCGTGCCGTCGGGCTCGAGCAGTCGCCAACCAACGTCATTCTCCAGACCGAAGCCTACGGCGAGATGATGGTCCGGGCCCGCATCAACGCGGCCGCCCGGGCCGTAATGCTGCCGTTCGCCAGGGGCTCGGATCTCGACGTCCTGGCCGCCTTCTACGGCGAGGTCCGCCCCGCTCTCGTCGAGACGCCGCGCGGGACCGTCGATCAGTTCCCCGACGACTGGCTCGACGACGCCAGCTTTCGCCGGATCGTCCAGCTTTCCCCCGAGGCGTTCTCGACGGCGGGCAGCGAGGGAGCCTACATCTACCACGCCCTCAAGGCCGCGCCGACCACGCTGCGCGACGCCTCAGCGGAGCGGCTCGGCAATCGCGGCGGCGTCCGCGTCGCCCTGATGAGCCGTGGCAGCACGCCAGAGGCGACCGCCGACCAGATCGCCGCCGTCAGCGAACGGCTTCATCGCAAGAACATCCGCCCCCTGACCGACGTCCCTTCGGTGGTCGGCTGCACAGTCCGTTACGTCGATCTCGAAGCGGTCCTGGTCCTGTATCCGGGGCCGGACCAGTCCCTGGTGCTCGCAAGCGTCCAGACGGCGCTGACGGCCCTGCGAGCGCGATTGGCGATGCTCGGCCGGGACATGACCGTCGCCGCGCTGATGGGGGCCCTCTACCAGGAGGGCGTCCAGAACGTCCGGATCGTCTCGCCGTCGGATGGCGACATCATCGTCGGCCGAGAAGCCTGCGTGTTCATGCGCAGCGCCGCGATCAGCGTCGCCTCGGACCGGATGGACTGAGCGATGAGCCAGATCATCCTCGACAACGTCCTACCGAAGAACGCGACCCAGTTCGAGCGCGTCCTGGCCCACAACGTCGATCGGCTGCTCGCCCTCGATCCCGATCGGATCCGTGCGCTCTGGAATCCCTGGACCTGCGATCTCAGCGACCTGCCTTACCTCGCATGGGCGCTCTCGGTCGACATCTGGGATCAGGACTGGCCCGAGGCCAAGAAGCGAGCGGTCACGGCAAACGCCCTCAAGGATCACAAGATCAAGGGCACCCTGGCGGCCATCGAGAAGTACCTCGGTTATCGTGACACGCCGATCCGCAAGGCCGTCCTGCCCCCCGCCCAGCCATTCTCTGTGGAGGGGATCACGCCCGCGGCCCGCGAGGCCTGGATCGCGCACCTGCCGCAGATCCGGATCTATCCATACCTCACCCGGCGCCGGGCGCCCCTGCGTCGGAATTTCCTCAACGGATCCGCCGGCTCGCAGAGCTTCCTCTCCCGCAGGGCGAGGCGGAGCTTCGCCCAACGCTCGCACGGGCCCAGCCTCTACGGCCGCCGCGCCACGTTCCAGCAGTTTGGCCAACCGGAAGTCGAGGCGAAAGTCACGGAGCAGGCCGCCTACGGCCAGGCCCCGTCCGAGATCGTGCAGGTCGGTTTCGGCAAGTCGAAGCGCGCATACCTGGGCCATGCCCACATGCGCCACGGGTTCATCCAGACGAGCCGCGCCAGCCAGCGCGTCGTCAGGGTCAACCTCTCGGCGACTGAAGGCCCCCGATACCTCGCCACCTCCGGCCTGCAGCTCCAGGACGTCGTCCCGGCTCAGATCCAGCAGAAGCGCAAGCCCCCAAAGACCCGCGGATTCATCGGCCGGGACTTCATGGGCGCCCGCGGCCGCATGCTGGAGAGCTACGGTCCACGGCTGATCTACGACCGCTTCGCGCTGATCGTGCCGGGTATCGATCCGGCCATCAAGCATGGCCACTCGTTCATGGGCTTCAGCCGGTTCGGCATCGAGCCGTTCACGGCCGAGCTGCGCGTCGAACTGCCGATGAAACGCCAGCGCTGGCGCGCCGGCGTCGGCCGACGAGCCTTCATGACCGGCTTCATCAAGCGAGCCGACATGACCGCGCTCGATCACGCCCGCGAGGCGATCGGCCGGGCCCGCGGCCTCACAGACACCGTCCTCATCGATCCCGAGAACTACCGCGTCGTGCGGCTGGGCGACAAGCCTAAGCTTGGAACTTTCAAGCTCGGGGAGATCAAACCAAGACGTACCTGAAAAGAATAAGAAAATGCAAAATAAAAAGATCTTTCGGGACGGTCAGGACATCGATCCAACCGACTTCAACGACCTTCAGGACTATGCCGCCCAGACCTTCGATGACCTGGTCTACGACGCGGTCAGCCCCACCCAGCGCTACGCGGGAATGCAGGTCACGAAGAGTGGCACCACAGGGGTGAACGTCGCTGCCGGGCGCCTCTACTCGAGCGGCAAGATGTTCGTCTCGAAGAACATCGTCCCCCAGGACTTTCTTACCAAGCTGCCCACCGCGGGCAAGAAGTACGTCACCGTCGTCGCCTACGGCACGACCCAGGATACCGACGTCACCGCCCGCGAATTCCTCATCAACGAAGAGACGGGACAGTCCCAGCCGAAGCCGGTCGCCACTCGCACGACCCGGATCGCCAACATTCAGTTCGCTGAGGGTCAGGAGGCGCCGTCGCCGACGGTCCCGCTGATCGACGCCGGTTACACGGCCATCGCCGACATCCTGCTCACCACCACCGGCGTAGGCCAGGTGGTGATGCGCTCCGCCAACGCGCTGTCAAGCATCGATGGCCTGGGCAGCCGGATCTCGGGTCTCGAGAGCTTCGAGACCGCCGTCGGCCCGAAGGTCACGTCGCTGAGCTCCGACCTGGCCTCGGTCTCCTCGCAGCTGGCGCAGAGTGCTTCGAACAACACCTTGGCCCAGGTGCTGATGCGGCTGGCGACGCTGGAAGCCAAGACCGGTATTCCGACCACGAATTCATCGAGCCACGCCGATTACTACCTGACGGCCGACAAGGTCGATCTGACCCACCCTCTGTCGAATTGCAAGATCAAGGAGGGCATTCGATTTCCGGATGCCAATGCGAACTACTCGCAGCTCGGCCTCCTGAACCCGATCGACGTCGGCGCCAAGGTCATCAACGGCGTCCTGTTCCCGAACTACACCCGCAAGCTCTGGATGAGCACGGGCACGCCTTCGGATCAGGTCCGGATCGCCGGGTTCAGCTACCAGACCAACAACCTCGTCCAGAAGACCATGAGCCGCCAGGTCGTGCAGTACGGCGCGGCCTTCGATGTCTGCACCAACTCGGCATTCTGGCAGAGCGGTAACTACGACCCGATCGCAGGCGTCTTCACGCGTAACGGCGAGAAGTTCAAGGCGCAGCTCGACCTCAACGGCATGCCGTACATCTACAGCGCGGACGGCTTTATGCACGTCCCGATGCGGGTGCAGCAGTATTGGGTCGATACGGTCCAGGACACATACTGGGACACGGTCAAGGTCGATCACCCGGTCAACGGCGCATTCGTCGCCGAGAGCTTCCTCCAGGGCCAGGATATCTGGCTCGACGCGATCGGCCTGACCTTCACCAAGCTCGCCGACAGCGGCGACGCCACCATCGGCGTCATGGAAGTGTCGAAGCAGAACGGCCTGCCTGACGTCTCCTCCGTGATCGGCATCACGACCCTCACCCGCGCCAACATGAACGCGGGCGTGGAGACGGTGATCCCCATCACGCCGACCTTCCTCGAGGCCGGCAAGCGCTACGCTGTCTTCGTGGTCACCACGGCCGATCACTGGCTCGCGACCGTGCCCGGCGAACAGTTCACCGCCGGCACCTTCTTCTACATCCTCGACGGCGCCTACGCCCAGGGCGACGGCACGAAGGATCTGGCGATGCGGCTCTACCGGGCCGTGCCGAACGCGACCCGGTCCTCGATCCAGCTCAACCCCTTGTCGCTCGACGGCGGCATCCTCGGCATCAAGATCAACGCCGACGCAGTGATCCCGAGCCAGTGTTCGCTGGCCTATGAGATCCAGGTCGACGGCCGGTGGTACGCCCTCGAGGACGTCGACAAGTACAAGCTCGGCCAGGGTGGCGCGGTTCTGCCGCTGCTGCCGTTCCGGATCACGTTCATCGGCTCGGCCGACATGATGCCCGCGGTCACGCTGTCGGGGTCGGAAGTGAAGCTCTCCCGGCCGGGTACGGTCGCGGTCTGCGTGACCCAGCCGGTCTCGGTCCCTTCGACCAGCCAGATCCACGTGATCCAGCGCTACGAGAACTGGAGCAAGGATTACCACACGGCCAGCTTGCAGCTGCGCACCGGCGGGACGCCGGCCGACGGCGCGAAGAGCTACGGCACGTTGGTCAATCCGTCGAGCTACACCGATACCCCGGGCGTGGATCAGATCGCGGGTATGTATGTCGAGCGGCACTACGTCTTCAATCTTCCGAATGCTGTGACGAGCTTCTGCGCCCAGACGAATATGGCTACCCAGTCGAACCGGCTGCAGTTCCACGTCGCATTCGAAAAGGACTACGAGCTCTGAAACTCGTAGTCCTCTGTACCTTCCGAGGACAATAATGGCTAACACCAACGCGACGGGCTCCGAAAAGGCGCCCGTCTATTTTGAAATTGTTCTTGCCAGTCGCAAGGATCTCTACGGCTTCACCTATAAGCCGGGCATTGTCCACGTCGTGGATCAAGCCACGCTCGATGCGCTCGGCGACGCGGTCGCGGAGAAGAAGCTCAAGGAGTAAGCCGCCATGGCGAGCGATTTCCCTGAACTGGTCTTCAATCCCGTCGACGACTTTACGGCAGACCGCCTGAATCGGGCGATGGCGACGATCGACGCCCGGCTGCGCGCCCAGGAGTCGCTCAAGATCTCGTACGAGGAGGCGGTCGATACGCTCAACCGGTACGGGCTGCTCAGGCTCAACGAGGCCGTGCAGCCGGTCTACGAGCGCCTGATGACCATCTCGCGGGTCGGCATGGTCTTCACGGTCGTGAGCACGACGCCCAACCGCATCGGAAAAGGCGAGAAGACCTTCGTGGTGCCGGAGGATCGGCGCAAGACGTTCGCGCCGAGCGCGTATCTCCAGATCCTCTCGAACAAAGACAACACCAAGTCGATGTTCGGGGCCACTGTAAGCTACAACGAGAATACCGGCGTTTTGGTGGTCGCAGTCGACCAATCTCGCGGCACCGACGATGCCGTGATGAGTGATTGGACAATCTCGGCAGCCGCGGCTCCGGACCTCAACACCAGCGCCACCAAACTCGGTGTCTATTCCCAAGCCCAGTCCGATCAGAAGATCGCCGAAGTGGCGGCGCAGTCCGATCAGAAGATCGCAAACGCCGTGGCGCAGTCCGATCAGAAGATCGCGGAGGCAGTCGGCAATCGCCTACAGATCGACTCGCCCCAAAACCTCAGCACGGCCGCGCAGCGCCAGGCTCTCTCCAACCTCGGTGTTTCCGACTACATCAAAGACTTGCTCGCCAGGGCCGATGCCCCCTCAGCGCGCGCTCTTCTCGATGTGCCATCCAAGGCCGATGTGGCTGCCGCAGCCAGTGCGGCCGCTGATGCTCAGAACAGCCGAGTTGCCAAGGCCGGCGACACGATGACGGGCAAGCTCACGATACAGGGAGCGCCGCTCGAGATCAATTTCGCCGCGCCATACCTCGACTTGGTCTACGGGAACGTCATGCGCGCCCGCCAGATCGTCGATGGCAACGGCAACTGGATCCTGCGAAACGGCGATAACGGTGACAACTTCTTCTACGTTACTCCGGGTGGAGGAGTTTGGACCAAGCAGTTCGGCGACCTGAACGGGCGCATCGAAGCACGCGGACAAGCGTGGGGCGAGTGGGGCCGCAATCAAAGTGTCACGAGCGGCCGATGGGTCTACGCCGGGGAGATCTCTTGCAACGAGAAGCCTGGATCCGGCGGCTTCATCAGCCCTCTCGGACCTCACACCATGAGCTGCGATTACTGGACTTGGCGGGTCACGAGCGCCGATGGCCTTGTTTGGGGCGCGCCGGGATTTCTTCGTTACCGTGCATTCCAAATATTTATCGCAACTCATGGCTGGGTAACCTGTGGTGCAGCTTCCTGAGAAATAACAAATAAATGACATACACGATTAAGGATCATGGCGTCTGGAAGCCATACACCCCAGACCCGATGCCTGAATGGGCCATATCCGCTTCCGTAATCGGTGGCGCGATCGTCTTTCTTCGGCGTGACAACGATGGGGTCGATTTCTACGAGTATTTGAAGACAAAGCCATTCGGCAAGGACGCAATTGTCGCCAATACTATTGCTGCTCCGGATACCGCGGTGGAGACTGTCGGATCGGTATTCCGGGATCCGACGATGATTTTTCCGTTCAATCAGCGGCTCATCGAAGTCCTGGGGATCGACCCTGCGGAAAAGAAGCCACACAACCTCCTCGCGTGGCTCACATTTCACCCGGACACGTTGACATTCTCCGGTCAGCCGCAGCCGCCGCAACTCCCAAGCATGGGTGTTATGGTGAGCGCTGCGCAGGCCAAAACCGCACTGTTCAACACCAAAACCTCAGACGGAAAAACTCTGCTCGACAAAGTCGAGTCCGTCATCTCCGCCTACCCGTATCGACCGGTGAAGATCTTTTACGAGAACGCCAACAACTGGCTGAAGAAAGATCCGTACGTGCGGGCCATCGCTACGGAGCTCGATCTGCTGAAATTAGACAGCAATCACAACGAAATCGACAACGGTTTCGATGCTTTGTTTGACGCCGCGGCAAAAATCTAGGGCCCAAAAAACAAATAATAACGATCTGGCTCGCGGTTAAAGCCGACGGTCAGCGCATTCGTGCGGAGGAACTCTTGGCTATCAAGCCCTACAAGGTGCTGTCGGCGCACGGAATTTACATCGGCGAGGATCATTACTCCCGAAACGCGATCCTCTATCTGTCGGGCGCTCAGGCCAAGTATTTGCTGCATGCCGAGCAGATCGAGGATGCGTCTCAGAACTCGGAACCCGTGGTGGCGCCGGCCACGATCCCGATCACCGAAGGCAACACGACCGTCACCTTGACCATCGGCAAGGTGGAGCGGACCGTCACGATCGCCGAGCTGATCAATCTGTTCCCCGCGCTGATGGGAATGCCCGGCAAGACAGGTTCCGTCGGACCGGTCGGCGCAACCGGGAATCCCGGGCCCCAGGGCGAACCCGGCCTTCGCGGGTCGCAAGGCCAGAAGGGTGATCCAGGCCAACCCGGAAAACCGGGGGAGCCAGGTGCTACCGGGGCGAAGGGTGACCAAGGGCCGGAAGGCAAGCAGGGCCCGCCCGGCCCCAGCTCCTGGGGTGTCCCTCGTCCCTGGGCTGCCAACCTTCCCTATCAGTCGGACGCTCCGGCGTCGGTCGCGAGCATCGACGGCGCCTCCTACCTCTGCGTCAAGCCTCACATTGCAGCCGTCTTCGCCGACGATTTCAAGGCCGGCAAGTGGGTGCTGATCGTCGCCAGGGGTGAGCCAGGGATCCAGGGCATCCAAGGTATCCAGGGCATCCAAGGCATCCAGGGCGAAAGAGGGCTCAAGGGCGACACCGGCGCGAGGGGCGAACAGGGGCCCACGGGCGAGACAGGACCCAGAGGCCCCATCGGCCCCACTGGGCAGACCGGCCCCGCCAACACGCTCACCATCGACTCGGTTCTTACGGGTGTGCCCGGATCGAATGCGAGCGTCACCATCGACGGCTCGGCTCCGAACCAGAAGCTCAGCTTCGTCATCCCGCGCGGTGATATGGGTGAGCCAATGGGCGCTGTCGTTTACGACAAGGATCAGGCGCTAGGGAGTGTCGACAAGGCCCGCGCCCGCAAGAATATCGGCGTGCTCGCAGGGACGGCCTCGGGGACCTTCGCCGCCGGCGACGACGCCCGCATCGTCGGCGCGGCGCAGCTTGCCGGGGCCACGTTCACCGGCGGTATTGCCGTACGGCCGGATGCAGGCAGCGGCTGGTCTGCGCTCATAGGAGGCACAAAAGACAAGTCGGGCTACGTCGAGTTCAGAAACAAGGACGGCCAGCGCCATGGGTATCTCGGCTGGGGCGATGGGACGACGATCGCCATATCCGCCGAGATTGGCCATTTCGACTTCATTGGAAATTTCCCGACGATCAACGGCAACCAGATCTGGCATGCCGGCAACCTCGACCTCACCGGCCTCATGCCGAAGTCGGGTGGCACATTCACTGGAAGCGTTACTGTCGAGCATTTTGTCGCTGCTGGCGCCGATGGCTATGTGGCATACAACTCCAGAAACGGCAAAAACACCTTCCTCACCTACAACGTTGATGATCGGCTTCGCTACTGGGTCAACGAGGATAAATTCAGCGTTGGTATCGCTGGCGATATCTGGACCAAGCAGTTCGGCGACCTGAAGACCTACATCGACAGCGGGGTCGGAACGGCTGTGCCGACGGCCGGCGGGGCGATGAGTGGTCGCCTCAATATAAACTACGACTACCCGACGATCAATTTTCAGTATCCGAACAAGTACAATTGGTACCAGCAGGTCAGGGAAGACGCGCGTTTCCATTTCCTGCGGGGATCCGACGCTGCTTCGATGCTTAGCATCGGCCCGTCCGGCGATGTCGCGACCGGTCAGCTCGGGGATCTGAAGACATACATCGACAACAAGGCCGCCAACAGCGCCGCCGTGCCGATCGCCGGCGGTACGATGACCGGCGATCTCACCCTGGTCGGCGATGGAGATCGGAACCTGTACATCACCCGGAACAAGGTCGGCACGAGCCGGCTGGTCGTCGGTGGTGATGCGACGTTCTACATCCACAATGTGACCGCGGACAAATACTTCGGCTTCACCACGGGGGGCGACATAAATGTCCCGATCCTGGGTGGCAGCCTGAACAGCCGCATCGAGGCACGAGGGCAGGCTTGGGCCGAGTGGGGCCGCAATCAGTGCGCCACAAGTGGCCGGTGGGTCCATGCGGGCGACATATCCTGCAACGACAGACCCGGATCAGGCGGCTTCATTAGCCCGTTCGGCCCCCACTCCATGAGCTGCGATTACTGGACTTGGCGCTTCCAAACTGCGGATGGTCAAACCGGTGGCGCCCCGGGTTTTCTTCGGTACCGCGGATTTCAACTGTACTTCGCCAATCAAGGGTGGGTGACTTGTGGCGCCGCATCTTAGTGATGAGAGCACAAAAAAGACCCCTCCACAAAAGGTGTCGCGATCCTGATCAACACTTAAATCCGGCCAAATTGTCGGAAATCTAAGCCTATACCACCTGTAAAACTCCAGAAAGCCGCCCCAGCCAAGGCGGCTTTTGTCGTTTTCGGCCAATAAGAAAGAAGAAAAAGTGGCTGTTCACTACCTGCACGGGCTCGAGACCATCGAGCTCTCCGATGGCCTGCGTCCTGTTCGGACGATCAAGACCTCGGTCATCGGCCTCGTCGGCACCGCGCCTCTCGCCGACGCGAACCTCTTTCCCCTCAATACCCCGGTCGCCCTGTTCGCCGATCCGGCCAAGGCACAGAAGCTCGGCATCAAGGGTACCCTGCTCGACGCAGTGAACGCCGTCTACTCGCAGGGTTCGGCCACCGTCGTGGTCGTGCGCGTCGCGGAAGGTGCCAACGAGCGCGAGACCTGGTCCAACGCCGTCGGCTCCGTCACTGCGAAAACCGGCGTCTGGGCGCTGCTCAAAGCCCGGGCGATGCTCAAGGTCGTCCCGAAGCTGCTCGCGGCTCCCGGCTTGACCGCCGCCCGGCCGGGCAACGGCATCGTGTCGGCCGTGGTGGCCACCCAAGGCGCCAACTACGCCGCCGGAACCACCAAGCTCGACTTCGAGGCCGCGCCGGCTGGCGGGCGCACCGCTCAGGGTACCGTCCAAGTGGTTGGCGGCCAAGTGACCGGCATCACCATCACTGACCCGGGCTACGGGTACAAGACGGCGCCCGCCGGTACGATCTCCGGTGCCGGTACCGGTGCGACGGTCAAGACCACGCTCGGCACCGTACCCAACCCGGTCGCCAAGGCGATCGAGGCGGTGACCAAGCGCCTCCGCGCCGTGGCGTTCGTGGATGGCCCGGGCACCTCCTACGAAGACGCCGTCGCCTACCGCAACGACTTCGGCTCCGACCGGGTCATGATCCTGGATCCGGGGGTGCTCGTCTACGACAGCGCCATCTCCGACTATGTGGTCCGGCCCGCCTCTGCCTATGCCGCCGGCCTCCAGGCCCGCATCGATCGTGAAGAGGGCTTCTGGTTCTCGTTCTCGAACCACGAGATCCTGAACATCGGTGGCCCCTCGCGGCCCGTCGACTTCATGTACTCGGACGCGGACGCCGAGGCCAACCAGCTCAACGAGAACGAGATCACGACCATCATCCATGATGATGGCTTCCGCTTCTGGGGCCTGCGGTCCACGGCGCAGGATCTCCAGTGGTCGTTCCTGGCAGTCCGCCGCACCGCCGACGCCATCTACGAGAGCCTCGAGCAGGCGCATAGAGCGTTCCTGGACAAGCCCTTCGGCTCGACGCTGCTGTCCTCGATCGAGGACTCGGTCAACGCCTACCTGCTGACCCTGAAGCGCCGCGGCGCCCTGATCGGCGGCAAGTGCAAGATCGATCCCTACGTCAACACGAAGGACACGCTCCTGGCCGGTGAGCTGTACGTCGACTTCGACCTCGAACCGCCGGCGCCGCTGGAGCACCTGATCTTCCAGGCCCGGCGCAACCCCGCCTACTACACCGACTTCATCGAGGATTTTGCCTCGCAGGTGTCGGGCGTCAACAACTGACGTTTGCGCGACTTCGCGCAATCAGCAAGCATCAAGCATCAAGCAACGACAGGCCGGGCTTAAATCCCCGGCCTGTCTGCGTTGCGCCAATAACAAGAAAAGAAAATGGCCAGCACGTATCTGAGGGATTCATACATCCTCACGGACTTTACCGTGTGGATCAATGGTAAGGGCAAGATCGGCGAGTCTCCCGGCTTCCAGCCCCCCAACATCAAGCTGCAGGTCGAGGATTTCCGCGGCGGCGGCATGGACGGCACCGTCGAAATCCCGTTCGGCATCGAAAAAATCGAGTTTGATTTCGAGCTCCATACCTGGGACGCCGAGATCTTCCAGAACATGGGCTACGGTCCCGGCGAACTCGACTGTCCCATCGAGTTCAAGGGCTACCTGAAAACTCCATTCATGAATGAGGGTAGCGTCAAGATCAAGACGCTGTCGCTGATCAAGCAGATCCAGCCCGCCAAGGTCGCGGTCGGCAAGAAAACCGATCTCACCGTTCACTGCGTGGCCCACACCTACGGCCACTACGTCAACGACAAGGAGATCGAGTATGTCTCGGTCTTCGACAAGGAATACCGGATCAACGGCGTCTCCAAGACCAAGCAGGCCCGGCAATACCTTGGAATGACGCTCTAATCGAGCGCCGCTGATCAATCGATTTCGAGGCCCGGCCACAGCGCCGGGCCTTTTTCATTTTAAACAACAACAAGAAGAATAACCGTGACCAACGATACCAACACCGTTTTTGAACTCAAGTACCCGTTCGAGTTCCGCGGCGACCGCTACGAAAAGTTCGAGATGCGCCGCCCCAAGCTGCGAGACCTGAAGAAGTTTTCGAAGGAAGTCGAGAAGGACACCATCGTCGCAATGGAGCGCGCCGTCGCCGACCTCTGTGAGGTGGACGAAAAGGTTGTCCAGGAGCTCGACCTCGCTGACTTCGGCCCGATGAAGGATCGCTTCGAGGCTTTTTTGCAGGAAATGGCGAGCGCCTCCAGCGAATCCTGATCGACGCAATCCCGATGTTCGAGCGTTGGCACTGGTCGATGCAGGACGTCGACGATCTCGATTTCGATGAATTCTGTCTGCTTGCCGACACAATAGAGATTACGACCAAAAGAGAAGCTGAGGCGCGTCGGAACAAGTAATTCCGACCGCCTCTTTGTGCCGAAGGCGGAGAGAGGTATGTCCGAACAGACCACCGAGGCGAAGATCCTCCTGACCGTCGAGGGTCGCGCCGCGGAAGCTGTCGCTCGACTGAAGCGGAGCCTCGAAGACGCCCAGAAAACCATCGAGAAGCTGTCCAAATTCAAGAACCCCCTGGATACCCAGCGGCTGTTCTCGAAGGAGACAACGGATGCTATCGAAAAGTACTCCCGGGGCATGCAGGCAGCTCAGGCTCGAGCTCGCACCTGGGCCAACGCGGAGTATCGTAGCAACCGCCTCAGCCTCGATGGCTGGGACAAACTGAACAAGCGGCTGGGCGGCTACCTCCTGCAGATGCGGGAAGCTGCCAAGGCCGGCGAGTCGCTCAGCAAGGGCCAGGTCAAGGGCCTCCAAGAGACGATTGCCCGCATGACGGCGGTCGAGCGCGTCTGGGCCCGTAGCAGCAATCAGCGGGAATCGGCAGAGCGCCGCGTCTACGATCTCCAAGATCGCATCATGCGGGTGAAGATGCGGGCGGCCCGCGATCTCGCACAGGAATCCGAACGCGAGGATAAGAGAGAGAAGCGTCGGCTGGATAACCTGGATCGACACTACAAGCGTGCGCGGAAAGAGGCGCTACAGCACGCTCGCGATTTGGCGAATACGCCCGGAAGGATGATTAACCGTGCTGCTCAGCGCGGCTTTATGTCATCGCCGGCTTTCATGGCGGCCGGGGTCGGGGGCGCTGCGACCGTAGCCGCGCGTTCTGCGATCCGGGACGCCGTCGCGGTCGATACCGCCCTGATCGACGCTCGGATCAACGGCGACATGACCAAGGAGGAAGCGAAAAAGCTTCGGACTGAGGCGACCCGCAAAGGCATCGAGCTGGGCGTCGATCCGGCAACGATGATCGATTCGGCGAAAGAGGCAGCGAAGACAGGTATTCCGAAAGAGCAGATGCTCAACTCCGCGGTTCTGTCTACCAAAATCGCGACGCTGATGGGTCTGAATGTCAAGGAGACCACGCAGGATCTTGGTTATCTCGGCACGAGGGTGTTCGGCGACCCTAGATTCAAGGATAAGCCCAAAGAAGCCTTCGCCGAGTTCGAGCGCCAGGCCAACATTGCCGCCGCGCTCGGCGGCAAATCGGTCGCGACCTCACAGGCGATGATGTCGTTCGCACGGACAGGCATTGAAACCGGCGGCAAGTTCGGCCTCAGCCCTCAGGCCTCGCTCGCCTACGGTGCCTCGGCGATCGGCGCCGGCGCCGAAGCGCAGCAGGCTGTCCACGCGCTCAAGCACCAGATGGACATGATCTATCTGCTTCCGAAGACCCTTCGGCATATGGAACGTCCCGGCCACCGGCTGACCGAGGATGAAAGATTCCTCCAGGACGAAGCGCCCCGTCTTCTCAAGTACGGTTCTCTTGAAGCTATCATTGCTAAATTCGATAAGAACCCAGAAGAAATATTTGAGTTCAATAAACGTCTCGGTGCAATTCCAAATAAGATGACGCAGGCGCAGATCGCGAATGCGTTCTTCGGTGCCCAATTCGGACAGATCTATGCCGGCATGGGCGGTAAGCCGCATACGATGGACGAAGCCCGGCGCGTTGCCAATTTAGAAAGCGACAAGTCCGAGGGCCATCGGTTCACCGATGAGAAGTGGGACATTCACCTTGAGGGCTGGCTGCACGTCATCGATGTGATCAATGCCTCCTGGAAGGCGCTTCAGGCTACGATCGGCGACGCGTTCAAGCCCTTCGCTGACGAGTTCGAACATTGGTTCGCCGGCTTTGCCGATCACCTGCGAGAGGGCGGATTCTCCAAGTACGTCGACTCCTTCCTGACGGGTGCGATCAAGGGCTTCGGCTACAACCACCTTGGCGACCTGCTCGCGGACGCGTTCGGGAACGGCGACGGTTTTGTCAAACACATCCAAGCTGCCGGCGACTTCGGCCAGGGCTTGGCCGAAGGTCTCAAGACCACCTGGGAGGTCGTGAAGGGGATCTTCGAGGGGATCGCCCGTGTGCTGAAGGTATTCGGCTACGATACGTCGAGCGCCAAAGCGATCGGCAAGCTCGTGGGTGAAATCATCGGCTTCTCGTTGGCGCTTCTCGCGCTGAAGCCGGCCCTCTCGGTCTTCGACTTCGTCAAGGACGGCATCGGAGGTCTCTTGGCTGCTGTGGGCTTGCTGGACAATGTCCTCAAGTACTTCGGCTTCGGCGGCCTCAAGGAGGTCGCTGGACGGATCGCCGGGAAGCCGCCGGCCTCTCCGACAGATGCCGCCCCCAGTGAAGGCCTCCCGAAACCAGGCGCACCGGCAGGTGGTGCGACAGGCTGGCTCCGCGGCCTTCTCCGGTACCTGCCCGCGATCGCCATGCCGCTCACCATGGATCAGTCCAAGGAGGACAAAGATCGGATGATGCGGCAGCTCGGCGAATGGGCGAAGGCGCAGCGGGATAAGGAACAATCATCGAGCCAGGACTCGCCGGCCACCATCCATCGCCAGAGCTACAACAGCCCTGACGGCAACCCGGCCGGGGCCTATCAAAAGCTCCTCCACAACGCAGCCTTCAATCCGCTCGACGAGGTGGTGCGCAACACCGCCCGGACCGCCACCGCGCTGGATAGCGGAACTCGCGCTCAGCTCGCCAGCTTCGGCGGCTTGGCGGGGTTCGGCGGCCTGACGGCACCGGACGGCGCGATCGCCGGCGGCGGCGCCGGCGGCGGCGGCCATGCCGGCATGGAAGTGCCGGGCTGGTACGGCTCCGGGAGCAACCGCTTCGGTGATGGCATCGGCGACGGTGTCACCGATCCGGCGATGAAAGGCGACGTGGCGGCGCGGGCCAAGGCGGCGCATGACTTCTTCAGGTCGAAGGGCCTGAGCGAGGAGGCGACTGCCGGCATCCTGGCGTCGATGAAAGTCGAGTCGAACTTCACGCCGAACTCCCGCGGCGACGGCGGCAAGGCGCACGGCCTGTTCCAGCACCATGCCGATCGGCGCGCCCAGATCCTGGCCGCCACCGGCATCAACATGAGCACGGCCAGCTTCGAGAAGCAGCTCGAAGGCGCCTGGTGGGAGATGAACCACGGGGACGCCGGAGCGCGGCGGGCACTCAAGATCCTGCAGACGCCGGGCATCTCGGCCCGCGAGGCCGGGGGCGCCTTCGTCAAGAACTTCGAGCGGCCCAAACTGGATGAGCGGGCCAAGCGCGGCGCCCTGGCCGAGGGATTTGCAAGGAAGTTCGGCGGCTCAGCCAATCCGACCTCCGCCCTGAAGCCATCGCCAGAAGCCTTGGCCGGAGCCGGTGGCAGCAAACCTTCGGCCGAGGGTCTCGCCGATCAGATGAAGCCAGCATCCGGCAAGCCATCCCGCTCACAGGATGGCGCGGGTGACGGCGGCAACACCACGACCATCCACGCACCGGTCACCATCCACGCCGGAAACCAGTCTCCGCAGGAGATCGCGAACCTCCTCCAGCGGCATGTGTCCGAAGCCCGCAACTTTCGGGCGCATGATATGGAGCCGGAACTCACCTGAACGAGCACAGCATGAGGCGCGCCTGGACCCTTCGGGGTGCCGGGCCGCCTAGCCGTGCGCGGATGCTTGCGCGATTGCAAGGACATAGCAAATGGAACAGGCGCAGACCCTCCTGGGGCTGCATCGCATAGACCTGCCCGCAGGCTCCCAAGTCTCCGGGCTCGATCTCACGATCAACTTCTACTCGCCCCGCCCCGGTATCGCCTCCCCGGGTTTCAACACGCTCACGCGCAGCACCAATGGAAGCTGGGTTTCCCAGGGTCGGCTTGGTCGCGACCCGGCCTTTCAATGGACCGGCAACAGCGAAGAGACGATCATAATTGAGGGGCGGCTTTATCCCCATCTGTTCGGCGGCCTGAAAACTCTCGATCGTCTGCGCCAAGCCACGAAAGGGCAGCGCTTTATCCTAACGCGTTTTTGGGTCGAGGCCGAATACAGCCAGGATGGCACGCCGACCGGTGCCTACCAATACAATTCCGGTGTGATCCCAGGCCCCTGGGGCGTCAGGAATGTCAAACAGGGCGAATTGAAGATCGGCGCGGCCGGCCTGCCCGACGTCGTCGAATTCCACATCGAACTCGTGATGCTCGGCGAAGACCCGGGCGATGGTGCCGCCAACGAATTCTTCTTCGGCGCCCGCGAAGGCTACAAGAAGCAGACTGAGTCCTGATGGCGCATTACATCACCAAGATGTACGAAGTGCTCGATCATATCGTCAACGAACGATACGGCGACACTGAGAACGGCATCGTCGAATACGTGATCGAACATAATCCCGGTCTTGAGGCGCGTGATCTCGTGCTGCCGAGAGGTCTCAGGATCCACTTGCCCGAGCGTCCGGCCAGCACAACGCCCTCGACGCCCGTCATCCGGCAGGTCCGCCTCTGGGATTGAGAGGCTCATCCAGATGCCAAGCCGCCCCACCCAGGGCGGCTTTTTTTATTTCCGAGGCCCGTAATGCCGATCGGCTATACCCCGATCTATAAGATCATGAAGGACGACGCCGATATTACCGATCGGTTCAACGATCGGACGACGTCAATCCAGGTCCAGCTGACTTCCGCTGGCGGCAAGAGCGACACAATGTCGATCACGCTGGACAACCGGGATTTCAAGCTCGCGACGCCGGATACCGGAGCTTTGCTTCGGTTGTATCTTGGATATCAGGAAGTTGGGCTTGCGGACGCGGGTGTATATCAAATCAACACTTACGATTACAAAGGCGGCCCGCATAGCCTGACCATCACCGGGACATCGATAGGGTTCATGGGCGCCCTGAAGGCCCCGGCGATTCAAGCTCACGACAATCGCACGCTCGGCGAGATCATCGACGAGATTGCCGGCAAGGGAGGTGTAATCCCCCGAGTGACCAGTGAACTTCGCGACCTCAAGGTGCCGTTCTTCAATCAGACCATGAGCCCGCTGCACATGCTGCACGAGCTCGAGCGGCGTTTCGGTGCGATCGCCAAGTTCGAGAACGGCTTCTTGATCTTCAAGCAGCGCGGCGATGGCGACAAGTTCACTGGGGGGAGTCAGCCCGTCCTGGTCCTCGAGCCGCATATGCTTGCGGCGCAAGACGGCTATTCGGTGCGCTTCTCCGAGCGTACCGCCTACGCCCGGGTCGTCGTTCCTTACCTCGAGAAGACCACGCAAAAACAGCGCTGGGTGACGAACGACAATACTGAGAAGCATGGCGGTCCAATCGATCTTTCCAAGGGCGATCCGACCAAGACGTACCTCTACGAAAAGCAGATGAACTCCAAGGAGGAGGCCGAGAGACAGGCCAATTCCGTGATGGACATGCTGCGCCGGCAACGTTGCGAAGCTCATTTCAAGCTCGCGAAGGGTGATCCGTGGATCCGCGACCAGATGCCGATCCTGGTTCGCAAGCTTTTCGACCCCGTCAACGGCCCCTACGTCGCTGACACCGTAACCCATGATTACGTCAAGAACGACGGCATCCATACCTCGATCCTGGCGCGTCAACCCAACACAAATAAGCCGTTCACGCTGGTCGATCCAGACGATCCTTTGAGTCTGCACAATCTGGATCCAAACCAGCTCGACCCGGTGACCACTGGCGGGACGATTCAGTACCGCACTTGATTTGCGCGATTTCGCGCAATCCGCTCATTTTTGGAGATGACCATGTTCGCGTTCACGCGCGAGCAGCTGCGGGCGTTCGCCCCGATGGCCCGGGCCGACATCGTCGACGCCCTGGTCACCGGAGCGGACGAGATCGCGGCTGCCAAGATCGATACCCCGCTCCGGTTCCAGCACTTCATGGCCGAAATCGCCGTGGAGTCGGGCGGGCTGCGGCTCCTTGAGGAGAACCTGACCTACTCAGCCGAGCGGCTGCATGCCGTGTGGCCGAACCGCTTCCCCAGCGTCGCGGACGCCCGGCCCTACGAGCGCAACCCGAAGAAGCTCGCCGAGAAGGTCTATGGCGGCAGGATGGGCAACACGAAGCCCGGCGATGCCTATGTCTACAGAGGCTCCGGGCTGCTCGAGACCACCGGCAAGTCGAATTTTGAGGCCGCCGGCTACGCGGACAACCCGGAGGTCCTGCGCACGCCCTCGGGTGCGTTGACCTCGGCCCTCAAGTTCTGGACCGACAACAACTGCAACCAGCTTGCGGATGCCGACGACCTGCCGGCGCTGCGCAAGCGCGTCAATGGCGGCACCAATGGGCTCGCCGAGGCCCGGAACTACCTCACCAAGGCCAAGCGCTGCTTCGTCGGCGCCCCTGATTTGGCCAGCACGGCGCTTGATGCCGCTCCGGCCTCCGACAGCGCGCCGGCCGAGCTCTCGAAGGACCAGATCAAAGCCCTCCAGCAGCAGCTGATCAAGCTGGGCTACAGCCAGCTGGGCGAAGCTGACGGCTACATCGGATCCATGACGATCGGCGCGATCTCCTCGTTTCAGGCTGAGAACGGCCTCGAGGTGAACGGGCGGTTCGATGCCGAGACCCAGGCGCACCTTCCCTACGCTTCGCCGCGCGAGATCGTGCGCTCGAGCGTCACCCCGGTGGGTTCGCGCATCATGGCCCAAGCCGCCACCCTGAAGAAGGGTGCGCTGGCGGTGATGGGAACCGCCGGCATCTCCGCCTCGGCCGACCCGCTTACCCAGATCGAGGCGGCGAAGGCTTACCTCGAGCGGGCCAAGAACGCGCTCTCGCCGTTCACGGCGCTGACCGATTTCGTGGCTCAACACTGGCTGATGGCGGTCGCCGCGGCCGGCGTCGGGGTATTCCTCGTCGGCCGGAACATCGAGCGTGCCCGCATCGACGACCACCTGTCGGGCGCTTCGGCATGAGGTGGCTCCTGTCCCTCCTCATCCCGGGCGCCGGGCCGGCTACCGCCATTCTGCGCTTCCTCACCTCGACCGTCGGGGTCGCGATCATCGCAGCTGCCGTCGGCTTCGGGTTCGGGTTTCAGACCGCCGAACACCGGGCCGACCTAAGGGCGGCTCGGGACCAGATCGCGATCGTCCGGCGTGATCTGGATACCAACACCGGCGCCGCGGCCCTGGCGGCCCGGCAGGCTTCCGAGATCGAGGCCAAGCTCACCAAGAACCAGGAGCGGGTCAATGACCTCCAGAAGCACCCTCCGAACGGCGATTGCAGCCTCAATCCTGACGCTGCTCGCCGGTTGCTCCACATCCGGTAGCGCACTTAATCGCGAGCTGCCGGGTCTGCCCTCTTACGTCAGGCGGGTCGATACACCTGACCCCAGGGCCGGGGAATCGGCCCTCATCGTGGCTGCTCGCGAGCGGGCGGCCAAGGCCCGCGCGAACTGCATCATCGAAAGCACCTCCGAGTGGTACGGCCGCGTCCGCGCGTCCTACGCCGGCCGGCTCTCACCCGAAGCCATCGACCGGGGGGCGACCGCCGCCTGCGGCGACACCCCGAAGAAGAAGCGATGACCGACGACGACGCCACCATCATCAAGATCCAGACGGCCCGCATCGAGGAGCGGCTCTCGGCAATGCAGGACGCTGCCGAACATCGACACACCAATCTCAAGCTGTCCATCGAGGGCATGGCGACGAAAAAGGAGGTTGAGACGGTCAACGAAAAGCTTGCGAGCACGAAGGGGGATCTGAGCGCTCGGATCGCCCAGCTCGAGTCAAACCAGGCCCGTGTTGTCTGGGCGCTGCTGGGTACAGCGGCCACCGTGGTCGCCAATGTGCTCGGCCTGACCAGCAAGAAGTTCGGCTTCTGAGACACCGGGGTGCCGGTGGCCCCTCACCGACACCCCACTCGTTTGCACGATTGCGCGATTGCAAACAGAATGCTAATGGACCCCGAGTATCTTCAACTGGGATCCGTTATGCCCAACACCCCCACGGAGGAGCGCCAGCGCCGCAAGGCTCTGGTCGAGTCCCTCCTGCTCGAGGGCTATGCGCCACCCGGCGTGGATAGCCCCAAGGGCCGAGCCTTACACCAGGCACTCATCCGCGGCCGAAAGAACCTTCACCATTGGGTGACCGGCGAAATCAGAGCCCGTAAGCTCGGCCTGCCCCACTACGTCCCCGATTGGACATTGTACCGCTCCGAGGCCTCCACGGCCCAGAGCGAAGAGCTCCCCGACGAAGCCTCGGGTCCGAGCGACCAGGCGCCGCCCCTTGCCGCGCCCTCCCCTCCCCCACACGACAACGACAACGACGTCGACCCCAGGACCGAGCGCCGCGAGATCCACGACCACGGCTTCTGGAAGGCCCAGGCCGTCGGCCTCAGGAAAGAACTCGCCACCGTCGAGCACATGCTCGAGGAAGTCGGCGGCATCCGCCAGATGAACGTCGCACCGGTGCGCTGGCTTGCCGAGGCTACCGAGACCGGCCGCAGCGGCTCTGTGCTGACGATGCTGTTCACCGATCTCCATATGGGCGAGGTCATCGACCCGGACGAGATCCTGGGCCTTAACGCCTACAACGTCGAGATCGCCGGCCAGCGGGTGCGCCGCTTCTTCAATGCGAGCTGCGCCATCGGTCCGCGATGGGCCTCCGACACCGAAGTGAAGGGCCTGCTGCTGCTCCTCGGCGGAGACCTGATCTCCGGCGACATCCACGAGGAGCTGCGGATCACCAACGGGCTGACCGCCCACGAGCAGGTCCGCGAGGCGGTGGCGCTGATCGTCGCCGGCATCGTCCAGCTGCTGAAGGTCTACCCGCGCGTCCACGTCGCGAGCGTCCCCGGCAATCACGCACGCACGACTTTCAAGCCGACGGCGAAGCTCTACAGCCGCCTGTCCTACGATACGCTCATCGCTCAGATGATCGCCGACCGGTTCCGCGATGACGACCGGGTGACCTTCCAGATCGGCACCGCACCCGACGCGCATGTGCCCGTGCTCGGCCGCACCCTGCTGCTGACCCACGGCGACAAGATGGGTACAGGCGGCGGCCAGGGTTTTGCTGGTCCGCTCCTGCCGATCGTGCGCGGCACCAAGAAGGTGGAGGCCCAGCAGTCCCGCGCGGGACGTCGACCCGACATCATCTGCCACGGGCACTATCACCATTCGGCCAACCCGGGGAACGTGTTCTCGAATGGGGCCTTCCCGGGCTACTCCGAATACGGGCACGGCCTGCGAGCCGGCCTTGAGCCCGCCCAGCAGTGGCTCTTCTTGGTCCACGAGCGCTGGGGCGTGCGCGAGCGCTGTGAGATCAAGCTGCAGGACCCTGGTGCCCCTGCGGGCCTGTCGTCGATCGTCCCGGCCGAGATGGCCTACGCGATGGCCGCCTGATGAGCCCGCGTCGTCTATGGGTTTCCGCGGGCGCCGCTGCGCTCCTGGCCGCCCTCGGTGCGTGCCAGGATTTCGACAAAGGCGACACCGTAAAGGCCACTGTCGGCCGGGTTCAGGGTGACCCCTGCCTGCTGGTCATCCAGCTGGACGGCACCACCAGCACTTATAGCCACGGCCTGGTCGCACGGCTGGAATCCGCGAGCTGCCGAACCTCCGCCGGATCGAAAACACCGATGGGCCTGGACTGATGTTCGGTTTCGCACAGCCGATACCCGAGCTGCGCTGCCATCCGGCACAGCTCACAGCCCTGCGAGCCGCCGCCCTGGTCGAGCCTGTGCTTGCCTCGGTTCCTCCGGAAGAGGTCGTCTCCGTCTTGGTGGATGCCGACCTACCCGAGGCCATGATCCCGCTGGGAATCACCGAGTGTTGGCGCACCGCGTTCGGCCAGCGGGTGACGGTGAGCAAATACCTGCCGGAAGAGGGCCTGTACCTGCCCGACTCCAAGGCGGCCATCCAGGCCGAGAAGACGGAAGCCGGCGTCGAACGCCGGCGCGAGCAGCGCAGACTGTACCGCGAGAAGCAGAGGACACGAACGTGAGGACCATCGGTTTGTCGGGCTTCGCCCAGTCCGGGAAAACCACCGCCGCCCGGTACATCGCGTCCAAGTACGGCTTCGAGCGCAGGCATATCGCCGAGCCGCTTCGGGCCATGCTCGCGGTCCTGATGCGGGCCAACAAGATCCCCGAGGATATGATCGACAGGTACCTGGTCGGCGATCTGAAGGACGGTGTGCCGATCCCGGAGCTCGGCGGCCGCACCTCGCGCTATCTGCAGATCAAGACCGGCACGGAATACGGGCGCAAGATGATCCACCCGGACATCTGGGTCGACACCTGGCATCGGGGCATTGGCCCGGGCGAGCGGGCCATGAACGACTCCGTGCGATTCCCCAACGAGGAGAGGGCGATCCACGCGGACGACGGCATCACCATCCTGATCCGGCGCAAGGGCACAGGTCCGGCCGCGTTCAAGTGGAAGCTCCCGTTCGGCTTATCCCTCGGCAAATGGCTGTACCGCCTCACGGGGATAATGTGGGGCGTCCACGATTCCGAGCGCACTGACCGGCTGAACCCGATGGCCATCATCGACAACGACGGCACGCTCGAGGAGTTCTACGCCGCGATCGACGACGTCATAGAGGCCTACCAGCGCTACGCCGGCCAGGCAGCCAACGACAACGACGAGATCTTGGCCGCAGCCGCGTAGGAAGCTCCAGAAGGCGCACCGAGCCCTCCCCGTGCGCCGAGGCAGGCGAAAGGTCGTCGATGGCGTCGATGGCCATGATATTGGCGATTATGCACCTGCCATAAATTTTTGGCGCCAGGATCAATCGCCCCTTCGCGAAGGCTGCTGATTATTTTGCAATGTCATCTTGCTGCCTTCACTATCCCTATGACAGAATGGGACATTGTCCACGAACTGGCGTAAACCGACAATGGCCGTAGATGTCGATTACCCAAATATTTTGAACAACTTTCCAGAATACATATCGACAAAGCGATCAGAGAGCGCAGCTTTTCTCATTTGGTATCTTGAGCAGTATTATCGTCTTGAGAGTACAGACGCAGTAGATGCTGTGTGTGACCAAGGCGGCGACAAAGGAGTTGATGGAATATTTATAAATGACAACAATCGCACCATAACGATATTTCAGTCAAAGTTATCACATAAAACAAACACGACGGTTGGGGATGCTCAGCTCCGCAACTTTTTGGGAACACTAGAACAATTCAGTACCGCCGCATCAGTGGAGCACCTACTTCAGAGCGCTGGTGGGGCTCAGGTTTCAAATTTGATAAGGCACTCTGGTTTGATCGAAAAATTAGCTTCTTACGATGTCAGAGGTGAGTATGTTGTAAACATTGACTTAGATCATAATGGTGCAGAATTTTTAAGACATTACGAAAATCAGATAACGTTTATCGGCAAGAAACAGCTTACCAGCAAACACATCTCCGACGAGCGCGATCTCCCTATACAGAGAGTCGCCTCCTTTGACGTTTTTGGTGTAAGTTGTGCCGAGCATATCGTAGATATTAACACAAAAGCCGTCATTGCTCCAATTAAAGCTAAAGAGCTTATCGCCCTCGACGGAATTGAAGATCAATCACTTTTTACTTATAATGTTAGAGGGCCGCTAGAGCGCACTAGCGTCAACAAAGATCTTACTAGCAGTATTCGCGACAAAAGCACCCATAAGCATTTTCCGCTATTCCACAACGGGATCACGATCATCGCAAAGCATTTGTGGGTGCAGCCAGACAAGATAGAGATTGACGGCTACTACGTAGTGAACGGCTGCCAGAGCATTACTTCTTTGTACGGCAACAAGGCGTCAATCACCGACGATTTAAAACTTCTAACAAAATTCATCCAAATGGATCCGACTTCTGCAGAAGCTAAGCAGATCACAGAATTCTCGAATAACCAAAACAGTGTGCGTGCGCGTGATTTTAAATCGAACGATGCCATACAGATCCGGCTCAGGAAAGAATTCGAGCAAATATATAAGGGAAGATACTCCTTCGAAATCAAGCGTGGCGAAACCTCCACATCTGGCGAAGCAATTTCAAATGAAGAAGCTGGACTTTATATGATGGCTTTCGATCTTCGTGAGCCGTGGGGAACGCATAGGAAATACGAAGTTTTTGAAGACAAGCACGGAGATGTTTTTGGTAAACCTTATGTAACCGCCGACCGCATTGTAATGCTTAGAATAATATACAATGTTATATGTTCCCAGCTAGTGAATATTAAAGAGGATTTACTTGCTCAGTATATGCTTACGCGGTATATGCTAATGTACATTCTAAGAGAAATGCTGTCCGAAGATGAAATGTTCAATGAGATAATACTTCACCCGGAGGATTATGTTCGAGACGAAGGCACTTCAGATATGTTCGCGAGAACGGTTACTCTATTTATCGGCGACATAATCATCGACTTGAATGAAGAGAGCAAAGAATTCGAAGAAGACTTTGACTACCGACGCAAGGTAAAGAGCGCTGAGTGGGTGAAAGATTTGACGAAAACGATACAAAAGGGATACCAGAAGAACGTTAAAAGGGGTAAATCCGCTACTTTCGCATCTGAATGGGACAATCACGCCTGAGGACTAGGACAATATCCTGACCTGGGACAATGCGTTCCGGTCAGAAGCGGCCCCGACGCGGCACCTCGCCGTCTAGCAGGACTGCCCCGGTCCGCCTGATGAGCTTCGCCTCGGTATGCATGTCCTCTCGGCGCCATGCCCAGCCGGACGTCGCCAGAATAAGGCGGTCCTTGGCTGGAGGTCGACCTGGACATCCTTCCACTCGATCATCGTTTTCCTCGTCACTCCACGCTGGCGTATCCGACACCCCGCGGCGCGCTGTTTTCCAGCATGCCGCGGAACACCTCCATCGCCTTGGCGCGGGACTCGAACTGCAACAGGGTCGGCCGGCCGGCCGGCGAGCAGCGCTTCCGCGTCGAAGATCAGGTCCCAGGCGGCATGCTGGGATCCAACCTTCTGGGCCTCGGCCGGCACCATCGGCAGCAGCCGGCGCACGACCTGCTTGTCCTCGTCGATCTCACGCATCGCTCGGTGCTCTGTGCTTAAATCCGGCCGGCAGCGGGATTTGCTCGACCTTGCGCCAGCCCTCGCGCTTGCTGATCGCCGCCCAATCCCGCGGCCCCATCCGGTCCATGGGCTCGTTGTGGATCATGAAGAACGGCATCTCGTCGATGTCGAAGAATGTCGCGATCCGGAGACCGGCCCACGACTCGACCTCAGGGCTGTGGATCCACCAGAACTCCACCTGGCTGGTCACCATTCGTGGTACTCCAATTCCGGATTGCCGCCCCAGCGACGCCGGCCGGTCATCTTGTCGATCTGCCACCATTGAGGATCGCCGGTGCCGTCCCAAGCCTCGAACGCCTCCGAGACCTCGGCGAGATTGTCCGTGTAGCAGTAGCGGATCTCGATCGAGGTCATGTCGCCGATGCGACCGCCCTGGATCGAGTAGTGGAACATGAGCGGCATGATAGCCGCCCACCAGCCAGGCCTTCCCAGAAGCGGTTTCGGACGCAAGAAGCCATTCTGCTTCAGCTAGGACATATACAGAAGCTCTTTCAGCTCCGGTGATCGGCTGCAATCCCAACGATCTTCGGCCTCAATGTTGCTTTCGAAAACTATTTCTTCAAGCATTCTCTAATCTAACCGTCACTCGATGATCGATCTGATATGTCTGAAGCTTTATAACTGCTCGGTTATATCATACCAATCGCGATCGTAACAGCGAAATTGGCCATTCTTGCCTGCCGAATTGCGGTCTGTTAGTAGCCGTCTGCTTAGCGACGGAAGAGTTTGTTTAGCATTAACAACGACGGCTGTCGCTGATAAAGCCAATTGACTTAACTATGCGTGCGGATCGGGCGTTAGGCATGAGCAATGTTGAAGAGAAACTGGATCAATTAATCCAGTTGATCCGGCACATCTCGCCGTTCATCGAATGGACCCACAACTATTCTGTCGATCAAATTAAACAACTGAAGCTGCTGCAGCTCGGACCGAGCAAAAACATTTCCTTTTACTATAAGGGAACGATTCCTATCAGTTTCCATGTTCCGAAAGGATACATGGATCACATCCAATCATACCAGCTTTATAACGAAAAATTTTGGGATCAGGAGACGCTTGAGCTGCTTTCGACATTTGTTTCCGGAAGGCATGTGCTCGACATTGGCGCCAATGTCGGAAACCACACCGTTTTTTGGGGATGTATCTCGGGTGCTGCTTCGATCAAAGCGTTCGAGCCGATCCCGGAGACGTTTGCGATATTGAAGGAAAATATCCGCATCAACAGTCTCGGGAAAAGAGTCATTGCTTATGCCTGTGCGCTTGGGGCGGAGAACGGCTCTGGCGATCCCGTTTCCCAACCCCATAACCGCATGCAGGCGACTGTCCTTGCCCGCAAGGATGCAAAGGGCGCCGTCCCTGTCCGGACGCTGGACTCCTTCAAAATAAAGAAGGTCGATTTTGTTAAGATCGATGTTGAGTGCCACACCCTCGCAATGCTGAAAGGCGCACCCGCCACTCTTACCAACTGTAAGCCAGTTTTGTACGTCGAGCTGTTTCCGCATGAGCGTAAGGATTGTCAGGCAATTTTAGAAGACTATGGCTACAAACCGCTCGGAAGCATTGAGGAGCATAATTACGTCTTCATTCATAGCGAGAGGCGCGATGACGAAGAGGGACTCAAAAAAATCATCCAAGGCCCGTGGCTAGATTGAAGCGCATGCCGAGAAACACGTAGCGGTTTTATCTGCGCCTCGCCACCACGCGACGAGCTCAGCGCGCGTTCCGTTTGCCAACCGAAGGAGCGTATCGCCGTGGCACGGCCCTGGAGCGCAGAAGCATACGAGGTGCCGGCCGCGCAGCTCGCTCAGATCGCGCAGGAGATGGTGCTGATCGCGCAGCCACGCCTCGTGCTTCGCGATCACGGTGGTGCGGTCGCCGTCGCGGCCGATCCTGTACGGATTGCCCCATTTGCTGCCGCGGCCGATGAAGACGGCGTCCACCTCGGGATCGCAGCAGTGCTTGTTTAGGACCAGCGGTGGAATGGGTGATGCTCCGCAGCGTCAGGCATTCGCAAGAGCGGCGTCGATCGCGGCATCGGCCGTCGTGCCAACGCCCGTCAGCGGCTTCCCATCTTCGCTGCGCATGATGGAAGCGCGCCAGACCTCCCCGTCGATCAGGACCGAGTAGGAATGGACGTTGAGCATGCCGAGCGCTTTCTCGATCCGAGACTTGATCAGCTCGATCCGCTCCTGAAGCCCGATCATCACGCCGCCTGCGCCATCGTCTGCGGGTGCGGCGTCAGGTAGGCAAGCGCCTCCTCCAGCCCGGTGATGATCTTCTGTCCGCTCATCGTCCCTGTACCATCTCCCCCAGCACTCGCGGATCGAACATCCGGGTGCGCTCGTCCGTCTCTCTCAGCTGCCTGAGCTTCTCGGCGTCGGCCGCGGCGGCCGGCCGGAAGATGCCGTCGGCAAGCTCCATGTTGATCGCCCAGCGAACCTGAAATTGCCGGACGTACTCGCCCTGCATCTGGCCGATCAGCTCCAGCGCGCTGTCGGGCGAGACCTTCAGGCCGAGATCAGCGCATTTGGCCGCGTAGAAGCGCTCGAAGTCGTGGACCTCACCCATCGGCGGGCTTGCGCTGCAGGCCCATCGCCTCAAGCTCGCCGGCGATCGCCGCGTCGGCCAATGTCATGGCGTCCTCCCGGCTTTGGCCAAACAGCGTCTTGGCGTCCTTCCAGTGCAGCCAGACCATCACGCGCCAGCACTCGGGTTGCGTGTAGGCCGCCAGCTTGGTCAGCAGCGCACAGTGAACCGACCCGAGCCTCCCGTCCCAGCGCTCAAGGTCGTCTTCCTTCTTGCCCTTGGCGGGCAGCACCTTGGTCCACGTCAGCATGCTGCCTCTTCTGGGAAGATCCGATCCAGGTGCGCGAGGATCTCGCGCTCGCGCACGGCGATCCGAGCCTCGACCACCAGCTCAATCGCCTGGGCGAGCTCGTTGCTGAATCCGCCCGGGAAGATCGGCATCTGGAAGGTATCCCGGCCGGCGCGGAGCGCCTGGACGAGGGCGGCTCTCGCCGCCTCCGCCTGCTGTTGCTCGGCCGACACCGCTAGTCCCAGCGGTCGATGCGGTAGCGCGCCCGGCCGAGCGCTGTGGTCACCGAAACCGTTTGCGAGCGGGTGCCACCGCCGGCGACCCGGACGCCGCAGGCCGTGGCCAGCATCTGCCCCTCGGCCGGTGTCCGGCGGGCATGCGCCTCGATCGTGGCACGTACTTGGTGGAGCTCCGACTTCAGGATCTCCGGGAACAACCCGTTGCCGCCGGTCGGGTGCGTGTCTCGGGCGCCAGCGAGCACCAGGATCGCGCTCTTGCCCTGATGGGCAAAGCCCTCCTCGTCACGCCAGAGCGACGGCTGCAGGGTGATCGCGTTCACCTCGACCCAGGTGCCGGTTTGCAGGTTCCACCGCGACGGAACGTCGGCGATGCCGAGGCGGGTCGGGTAGACGTACCAAGAGAGCGGGTTGCGGCGCTCCGGGAGGTCCCACTGGATGATCGGCGGCGCATCGGGGTCGGCCGCGGTCAGCAGCGCGATGCCCGAGATCTGGCTCTCCATGTAGGCTTGGATCCGCAGGGCGTTCGGCAGGACCGTCCGGCGGAATTTCTCGAAGGTGATCGCCTGGACGGGTGCCTCGAGGTCCGGGGTCTTGGGGGTGGTCTTCTTCGGCATCAGGCCGGCGAACACCGACAGGGCCGGCTCCGGCGTGTTGTCGTTGAGCGGCTTCGGCAGCCACAGGGCATCGAGGTCCTCGAGTCGGGCGAAGCGCCGACGCAGGGAGTTGGCGATCCCCAGCTCGGCCACGATCTTCTCGGCTTGGAGGATGTTGCCGGCCGCCGGCGCCGCGGTCGGGCGCTGATAGCGGTTCGGATTCATCTTGGCGGCGAAGCCCCGGGCGACCATGTCCACCGACTTGCCGGCCTTGATGTCGTCCATCAGCGTGCCGACCATGGAGCCGCGCGGGGTGCAGAAGCCCTTTGGCGCGTTGACGACCGCCCGCCAGATCAGGTTCGACCGGGCGCGGCTGTCACGGCCGGCTGCCGCGATGTCGTCGTGCAGTTGCAGCAGGAACTGCGCCGGCCCGAGCACCTTCTCGGCCCGGTAGAGCGCGTCGGCCTGCAGGAGGTTCACCGCCTGGGCGACGATCTCGCGCGGGTAGTCGGCGAGCCCGTGGCTCAACGTGCCGTAGTTCTGCTTGGCCAGCGCCATGGCCTGGTTGGCATTGAGGCCCGGCTTCTTGTCGTAGCGGATCGACTGCGGCGGGTAGAGCGCGAAGTGGCTCCATCCGCCGAGCTCGTGCTTGCCCCATTCATCCTGGCTGGACAGGAACTGCCGGTCGATCTTGCCCGACAGGACCGCGGCGCGCATGGCAGCGAAGGCCGGCCGGTAGAGCTGAGGCACCGCATCGCTGTCGGGCCAGCACGCCGAGACCAGCTGGCCGGCCGGATCGACGGCGACCAGGCGCCCGTACTTACGGATGAAGCCCTTGCAGGTATTGCAGTTGTGGTACTGTCGGTCGGCGGCCGGGAAGCTGTTGAGGTAGATCTCGAACAGATTGCTCGCGCCGATGTCGACGAGGAACAGCTTCTTGTCGAAGCGCGCGACGACGTCGTGGAAGTGCCGCTCCATCGCCGCGGCGGCGGCGTCGAACACCGGGTCCGGATGCTCGTTCCACCAGTTGTCGTAGGCGGTTGCCAGGTTCGATTTCATGCGTCCGATCTCTCCTTCGGAGTGAGCGCCCAGACCGTGCCGATCCAGAGCGTGTTGGTGAGGGCGAGGAGGCAGCCGGCGGCGAACGACCAGGACTGCCCGAGCGCCGGGTAGTAGAGGATGTTCCAGAGGCCCCAGCCCCAGAAGAACAGGGGCGTGGACAGGTGGACGCCGCGGACCTCGCGGAGGCGCCAGGACCGCATGAGCGTCGGCACCATCAGCAGCGTGCCGCCAAGCTCGAAGGCGGCGTTGACCAGGTCCATGCTCACGCGGCGAGCACCGCGGCTGCGCGGAGTTGGTGGTAGCGGTCGAGGAACCGGTCCTTGGCTTCGGCCGGCGACCAGGGTGCCAGCCTGACCGGGATCGGCTCGACGCCGTGGGTGATCCCCCAATCGTCGTTGGCCGCATCCATCAGCTGCTCCTGCTCGGTGCGCAGCATCCGGATGTCGATCTCGTGGACCGCCTCCGGGAATGGGTAGGTCACGCCGAAGCGCCGACACACCGCGGTCTCGTGCAGCTTCTTGAGCGCCTTGTAGTCGGGCAGCAGACTGCCCAGCGGCGAGGTCACGTCGCCGACCACGAATTCCGGGGCGTCGTGCATCAGCGCGTCGTATTCGTAGCCCGGCGCGACATGGAAGCTCGCCAGCACGCTGTGCTGCGCCACAGAATAGAACCGATCGGTGTGCCCGTTGAACCGGCAGATCTGCGACAGCGCGTGCGCGACATCCTCGATCGTGTATCGGGAGCTCTCGGGGTCGAGGAAGTCGTAGTAGCTTCCGCCGAAGATCTTGATGGTCGGCCCGACGATGCGCCGGATCCTGGGGTCATTGTCGTTCATGCGGCCGCCCTTTCGGCAAGGTGGCCGGGCCACCAGTCGGAGTTGGAGCCAGGGCTGTCGAGGACCTGGTTCTCGTAGAGGTCGAGCACGATGCTGTTCATCAGATCGCGGTCGACGGATTCGGGGAGGGGCGAAGTCGCGGAGGCCTGCTCGACACCATCGAGGAGCCATTCGAGCTCGTGCTGGACGTCTGTGTAATCGAGCAAGCCGCGCTTCACCTTGAGGATGTAGTCGGCCTCAGGGCGCGGGAAGGTGATGTTGCCGTAGTTCAAGAGCTCGATCGTTTGGTAGCCAGCCCGCACCGCGTGGCTGACCGCCTTCCAATCGACGCCCTGGTTTTTTTCGGCTCTCAACGCCCGGTCGCCGTAATTCTCGAACAACCGGGTGAGGACGTTCTGACACTCCTTCAGGCTGACCGTCAGCGGCAGCTTGCGGTCGCAGACCTCCCAGTGCGGCAGCTGAGAGCCATCGACCTGCTGGATCCCGATGACCGATGAATGTTCATGGGCCGCGGCGAAGGTGCGGACGTCGTCCTCGAAGAACGACAGCTTGGCTTGTGACCCATAGGTGCCGATCCAGGCATTGAGCTGCCCGAGCGCGGCTCGCGTCGTGGCGACCCGGGAGCCCTTCACACCGTACTTCGCGACCTGCCGCTTCATGTAGCCGATGGCGCCCTTCGGGCTCCGGTGAAGCAGTCGCGGCCGCACGGCCTGGATCGCCTCCCATTCCGGGGTTTTGAGCACCAACGATTTCTCGGTGGCGAAGAGCATATCAAGGGCGACGATATCGCCCTCTTGGAGCTGGTCGAAGTATTTGTGAAGGGTGAACGACTCGTCGTCGATGTCCTGAGCGGTATTCTTCGCCCTGTTATCGATTTTCGTCCTGATCGAGATGACCGGCTTCGTCTTGTGGAGCAGGACGTCACGGCCGCGCGGGAGGTGGACGGACTTGTAGTCGGTATCGGAGTCTGGAGTGGACGTGCCGTACAGGTGCGAGCCGAACAATGTTCGGACGATCGTCTTCATGCTGCTGCTGCAAATGGAAGGGTGGGTGCGTCGAACTTGGTCGCCTCGTCGCCCCAGGGTGTCCAACCCTGGCGGGTCTGCCTGGTGAAGAGGTCGAGCCGTCGCGCGTCGGGCATCAGCTTCTCAGCCTCGCGGTACGCCTCCTCGGGCTTGCGCGAGTGCTCTCGGATGAGGCCCAGGATGACGGAGCGGACCGCCTTGGTGGCCTTCGGCTTGCCGCGGGTGCCGATCAGGAACGGCTCGCCGGCGCACCGCAGGATGTAGCCCGGCCCGAAGGACTGCTTGCCGGTCTTCGTGATCTTCGCCCAGTGGCCGGCGGTCTTGAACGTGAATCCCCAGTGCTTCAGGACCTCGAGGCCCTGGTCGATCATCGGGTTGGTGGTCCAGAGCCAGAGCAGGCTGTCCCGAGCCGCGAGATCCGCGACCGGCAGCCGCTTGATCTCCGGCAGCGGCATGCAGCGATACTTGCCCTGCGGCGACTTCAGCAGGTTCTTTTCGGACCTCAGTTTGAACAGCCATGGTGGGTCGGCCATGATCATGTCGTACCAGCTGCCCGTCAGCTCGCTGAACGGTGTGTTGTCGTTGTCCGCGATCACAGAAGGCCGGCCTTCTCGCCGAGTTCACGGATTTCGGGATCGTAGGCCCAGACCCCTCCCCTGCCCCGCCAGCGGCGGCGCGAGCGGCGCGAGAGCTTGAGCCCGGCCGGCATCTCCCGGTCGATCAGCAGCAGAAACTGCGCCCGCTGCCGGTTCAGCTCGTCCCAGACGGTGTCCGGGCACGACAGGGTCGTGTAGCTCCAGATCTCGAGCGTCACGGGTGGTCCCCGGTGTGGCGATCGCCCTGCACTTCGATATCCCAGCCCATCCTGCGGCCTCGTTTGCTTTACGCTTGCAATAGCGCAAATGCGCAAGCGTGGCAAGCGGCGTATCCTCCGTATCCTCTGATTTCCCTTGCGCTCCTCAGTGTAAGGATCTAGCTTCTCTCATCGGACGTGACACGGAGAAGCCTTATGTCTCAGACGCAGTTCAACGACGCCATCGCGCTCATTCGGGCCGGCCACGTCATGATTGGCATGGGCTTGGCGATGATCGATGGCGATGCTCCGCTTCCCGGCCAGATGGATGGGGTGAAGGCGGCGTTCGCGGCGATGTTTGGTGGCAGCGAGCCGCAGCCGAACTCCGACCCGAAGCCCGAACAGGCTCAGGACGAGCAGCAGGAGCCTGAGGACGACAACTACATCGATCCAGAATGGACCAAGGGTAAGAACCGGCACCTCACGCCTAAGGGGCAACGCTTCCTGTTCGCGCTTTGGCAGAAAAAGACGATCCCCAACCAGGCCGCCTTCCGCATGGGGATTCACTGGGGCCCAGTCGACGCTTGGTACAAGAAGTTCGAGGCCGGCTTGGTCCCGTAAGCCTACGCGACGGCCGGCACCAGGCGGACGCCGGCGCGGATCACCTTCACACCGGCTAGTCCGGCCCGTTCGATCATATCGGCCGTGCCGTTCTTGCCGGGGAAGCTGATCACGCGCTCCGGCTTCCAGAGATCGAGCATGCGCTGGTTGCGGATGTTGCCGGCGGCCGCGCCCCAGCGCATCCAATCCGCCCTCACCGTGCTGCAGGGAATGTTCCGGCTGTAGGCCCAGCGGTTGGCGTGATAGTCGGCGCCGCCGATGCATTTGCCGGTGTCCCGGTCGAAGGTGCGCTGGCCACCTTCAACGAGGCAGCTGATCATCAGCCACTCGTCGATCCGGTCGAGCTCGGCGAAGACGGTGTTGCGATCCAGGTAGTCTCGGCCGCCGCAGACGATGACGATCATCGCGCCCCCCCTAACGATCGGGGGGCCGAAAAGGTGAAGGCCCGCCGGGGGAATGATTCATCCCCGTTCGAGCCTTCGTGCCCCCGTAGGGCCGAAGCCGGCGGGAGCCCCATTTTGATGCCAGTGCCCACGGACGCGGTCAATCCGAGAGGGTTCGATTTCCACACCTTCAGACCGCCTCGCGCATCTCCGGCTCGGCCTGAGCCCGGCTGTAGCCAGCGAGCGATTTGGACAGCACCAAGAGTCCGGCGTCCAGCAGCTCGTGGAGCTCGGCGATCGTGATCCTCGCGCCCGGAATGTATGCGCTTGAGCCATCGAAGCGGCGCAGCCACTCCCGTTGCGCATCGTTGGGGGAGAAGGGCCGCCCCGGCCGAGCGCTCATGGCTGAGCCTGAAGCCGGCGGCTGCCGGCATCCCAAACGGCCGCGTCCAGCCGGCCGTCCCGGAGCATTTTGCGGCGCAGCTGCCTGGGGATCTGCGCCGAAAGGCTGCGAACCAGGCCGGCGCAGGAGAAGCCGCGGCACATGGCCGGCCGCCGCTCGTAGATGGTGCAACCGCCCTCCCCCAGGTAGACGCAGTCGCCGTTCTCCCGGTGCTCGAGGACACGCTCGGGCTTGCCGCTCAGCGGATTGATGTTCTCCTTCGTCCGATAGCCGACCGGGCTCTCGAACGGCTGCAGGACAACGAGCTCTCGCCGGCAGCAGGCCGTGCAGCCAGCGCAGTCCACGTCCTGAGTGGCATTGTCCGGGCGTAGCATCCCCCTCCCCTTCTCCAGCTACGTTGCGCGCCCGTGGGTTTGGGCGGCGATCACTCGCCAGCCTTCCGGCAGGTCGCAATTGTCGGGAGCACCGTAGAACAGCGGCGCCATATCGAGATCCTGGAAGCCGGCCTTCCCGCAGCCGATCCGGGTGACGTTGAAACGCAGGTCCGGTCGCGAACGCGCGAACAGAATGAAGCGCACGACGTGGAACGTGATGGTCGAGAGCGGCAGGCTCGTAATTTTGCGCGGGCGGCCGTCTCGAGTCGGGATGCCGTATGACGATCCCTGCAAGCCCTCGGCTTGTCCGTAGATCGCGCCGTAGTGCTCAACAGCGAACTTGGCGGCACCTATGCCGTGCCGCCCCTCGGTGTTCGAGCCGAAGACGAAGATCCGTGACCCCATTGGATTGTAAACCAGTCTCGGCCCTCGATTGGCCGAAGGCCGCGGCGGGGGCCTGATATCTATTTCTTGTCGAATCGACGGGCAGAGATAGCGTCGCGCGCTGCGTTGACCCGGTCGTTCGACTCACGCCAAGCCCGCTCGTGTTCACGCTGCTCCTGCAACCGCATCATCTCGCTCTGCTTGGCCTGTTCGATGGCGATGTCGATGAGCGCATTCCGCTCGCGGACGTTATCTTGCGCGAGCGAAGGGTTCGACATCCCCAGGAGTAGAGAGAGGGCTGCAAAGTTGCAGCAGGCCAACCAGTTGACACACTTGCGGTTGTCCATGTGCATAATCTCCTACAAGTTGCTCGGCATATCTAGAGCGTTCGACGACCTGTCGAGCCCCTTCAACCGCCGCATTTTTTATTACATCAACTGCCTCCAAGCGGCGAACAAGTGATTCCAGTGTCGGTGTCAGCCTGTCCGGAAGCTCAGCGATCGCAGCCGGAATCATCCTCACTTCCGAAACGGACTCTGCGCTCGGGTGATTTTTGATTAGATCTTCCAGATCCCCCATACTGTTGAAGAAGAACTCGACGTCGATAGACCCAAACTCCTCCGACCGGAATACAACTGTAGCGTACCATTTCATGGCGACGTCCACTGCTCCCTAGCAGAAGGCGATTGATCCTCGGACTGCCGTCGGATCTATCGAGCCGGGATGCCGCATTTGCGCTCCGCTTGCAAGCGCAAATGGCGACCTTGCACAATGTTGTCACTTAGATATTTTTGACCTGTGCAGAATGCCGCTCTATGTCGGAATTATTACAGAGACGCTCGCGGCTATTCGCGAGCCGGCAACATGTAAGCACCCGGCAACTCGGGGCGTCCTACAAGTAGATTATCGACTTCGCGGACAACCCCACGCGCAATCCTCTCCGAGATCGCGTTGATCCGCTTTGAGAGCCGGTCGAGGATCTCACCGCGCAGCTGAGCCTCAGTCTCCAAGGCGTCAAGCAACTCGTGCAGCTCCGCCATGACATTCGTCTCAGTCATGACAAACAGCATATCCCGATCAATCAACGTACTTGAAGCGCCGACAGTCGTTTTGAGCTCTATGTGCCTACCCATGTCCTAGTCCTCGGATCTTCGCCCCCCCCTCCCCTACCTGTTCCGCCGACCGTCTTGCTGGGCCTTGTCGAGGTCGACCGTATACCCCTGAGCCTTGAGGATCTCCAGAATCAGGTACTTCAAGGTCACGCGCCGCTTACGCGACTCGAGCAGCAGCTCGGTATAGAGGGTGTCGTCAGCGTCGAACTTGATGCTCCAACTCGACTCCGACACCACAGGGGCCGGCAGTGGCTTCTTTGCGACGCGCTTTGCTGTCGTTGGCGCACGGGCCGGTGCGGGGTCTGGTTCCGCTTCCGGTTCCGGCGGCGTTACGGGCTCAGTCGGAGGCGTCGGCTCCGGCGCCGAAGTCCGTGCTGCATGGCTTTCCCGGGAGAACCCGAGATCGGCCGTGGCGCGAACAAGCTCCTTCTCCGCTTCCGGATCCCGGCGTGCCGAAGAACCAGGGAGAGGCATTGCCGGCCGGGGCGCCGACTCCTCGGAGCCGGACCCGGGCACGGGTTTTGGTTCGGGAGCAGGTTTGAACGGGCGACGCATCACGCATCCTCACGGAAAATGGTGAGAATTTCTTCGAGCACGCTGTGGATCTCGCGTCGCGCCTTGGGATCGCCCTCAGGATGTGCCGGGGTTACGCCGGTGAAGTGGATCTGAGCGTAGGCAGCCGGGCGCATCAACACTTGCGCGTTCAGGCACGGCACCCCCCTCCTCTCAACCTCGGAGACGGCGTGTGACTGGACCTTGTTTACTAGGCCAGGCACCTGGCAGAAGACGGCACGGGCTTTGATCGGCCGCTTCAGCATCCGCTCGGCATGCCGGACCTGATCGTGTGTCCGGAACACCTCCTGCAGGTCCATCGCGGAACTTCTGGTCGGTATCAGCACCAGGTCGCTGCGGGCGATCGCGAAGGTGACGATCTGCGATGCAGCGCCCTCCAGATCGATCAGAACGATGGAATAGTCGTCTACGACGGCGTCGATATGGTCGTGGATGTTTGCCTCGGTCACGCCGGGAATGACCTTCACCTTCGTGTCGGTCTCTTCCTTCGCGACATCGTACCAGGTGGAGACGTGACCGTTCGGATCAGCATCCAGGACGGCAACGCTGCCGCCCTGCTGGGCCACGGCCTCGGCGAGGCAGATTACGAGGGTCGTTTTGCCGACCCCGCCCTTCGTAGATGACACGCTAATGACCGGCACCGCTGCCCTCCTGCCCTAGTGGGTTGTGTGGTCGTAGGGCCGACACCCAACGGCGTTGTGGTGTTTTAGCCCGAAAAGCCCAACGGGCCGTAAACCAACAGGGCCACGAGACAGTGGGGCAACGGGGTTTCCGCACCTCACTCCCATGGCCCCACGCGCCTACGGACCAACGTTCCAACAGATCCTCAAACCTAAGAACCGACCGTCCTTTAGCCCCATCGGGCAACAGTCCGATGGATCGATGGGGCCGTTACCCTATCGCCCTACAAGGCCAAGGGTCTTTTGGGCCATCGGGCCATCGGGCCATCGGCCCAGCACCCGATTGCCCTACAGACCAACGCTCCTGGCGGCACATAGGCCTCTAGGGCAACAAACCGCCGTTCCCTCGACCCGCACGGGTCGCTGCCCTTTAGCCCTACGGGTTCGCTGGCCTACGGCCCGACGGGTCAACAACCCACTCGGCCTTCAATCCCTCGGACCCAATTACCGCTAGGCCCGCGGGACAAAGGGGCCAATGGCCAATGAACCTACAGCACCAGAGCCCCATAACCCCAGCGGGCCACAGCCCTTGGGCACCATGGGCCTACAGAACCCTGACCCTACCGGGCAGCGGGCCCGTTGTCCTACAAGATCTTTGGGCTACGGACCCGTGACCCGTTAGATCGGTTGGCCCTTAGGCCGCCAACCCCAACGCCCCACGCTTCCGTTGCCCGATGACCCCCCATACCTATGGGTCGAGCGCCCGTTTGCACTATGGGCCGATCGGCCGTCAAGGCGATAGGGCCATGGTCCCTCGGCCCGAATGGCCGCTAACCCCAAAGGTCAGGGGGTCCGGCGGCCCAAAAACCAACGGGGCAACGGCCCTTTTGCCCCACAACCCTATGATCCGTAAGGACTGAGGACCGCAAGTGCCACGACCCTTAGGAGCCGTGGGATCACGGGGCAAGAGGGCATAAAACCGAAGGGCCAACAGGGCGCCGATCCGTTTGCGTTCCGTTTGCGTGCAAGTTGACGACGGTTAAGAATCGTGCGTCAGTGCGCAATGCAGTCCCAGATTAGCAGCGATTCTGCGCGATCTCGAGGGACCGCCGAGGAGAAACCGATGCCGTAGCAGGCGCCAGAAACGAATGAAGCCCCCCAGGCGCCAACCTGAAGGGCTTCGAATTCGAGTCGCTTTCGCGGGGACCAACAACACCCCCACCCTAGCGACAGCCATCGCGATGTCAAGCGAGAACGCCAATTCTCGCAACGATGTCGGCTGGCCTGTCGACTGCACGGCCCGAGAGGGTCGAAGGATGGATATTCAAGGGATTCGGTGCGCCATCGCGGCCGCGCCGCGGGACCGGCTGCCCACGTTCAGAGCCATGATCAACCAGGCCTTCTGCTCCGAGGCCATCACCGAAGCTCAGTACGTCGAGCTGTCGGGCCTGTGCGACATCGTCCAGGTCGGGGTCGCACCGCAGCCTCGCCGCTCTCGAAACGGCTCCAGGCCGAGGACTCCAGAGAGCATGATCAGGCGTCGACAGCTCTCGTCCACAGGTGAGATTCCAACCGCCATAGCTGGCCGGTTCACCCAAGCCGAGCGCGCTGTCCTCCAAGTGATCACCCGAGAGGTGAGCCGGGGAGGGGAGTGCCGCCTTTGCCATGAGAAAGTCGCCGCCCTCGCCGGGGTGTCGAAGACCACAGTGAAGCGCACGATCCGGGAAGCGCGGGCCCTCGGCTTGATCACGGTCGAGCAGCGCAAGACAGGACACCGACGCAACGACCCGAGCATCATCCGTATCGTGTCGCCGGAGTGGCTGGCGAGCATGCGCCTGTCGAAGCCGGGGAGGGCGATCGCGGCCCGAGGTCTCATCCTTGCTGCGAATCGGGGGCAATTCGCGCCCCCCACGTCAGATTCAGAAGATATGGAGAACTACGGGGAAAGGTTCGGGCTGCTGAAGCGAGATGCATTCGGGAGAATGCGCCGCGAAGTCGAGCTTCGTAGCGCCTTCTGACGCATCAGCTGAGCCGGGTTCCTTCCAGAGCTTCTCTCGGAACCATCCGCGCCAGGTAAACACCAACGTTCAGGGGTATGTCGACCCGAACGAATGCTGGCGGCTGTCCACGTTTCTGAGCCCGGCTCAGAGCGAGCGCAGCGTCACGCGCGGCCTGCTGCTCCAAGATGGCTTTTTGGAACCCCGTCAGTGGGGCGTCCTGGCTTAGATTCGCACCTTTGTACCAGCTCCATCGCGGCGCTCGGGTCCACTCGGCACGCCCCTCACCCGTGTCGAAGTAGCCACCGACGTCCTCGTCCGGATCCAGGCCGAATTTCTCGCAGTAGGCGCGAGCCTCGCGCTCGATCTCACGCGGCGACGGCATCGGGCTTTTCATCCTGAATAGGCGCAAACCGGTCTCCGACTTGGAGAGATACCGCCGGTGTGGTGTTACCGGCGACGTAGAGGATGACCGGATAGCCCTCCACCAGAAGCCACAGCTCTTCGTCAGTCGGCTGCCAGGACGAGATCACGCACTGCATCCCGTCGACCTCCTGATGCCGGACGGGCAGCCCCTTGCAGGGTACACTCGGATTCCAATCGGGTGGCGTGCCAAGAATCTTGGTGCAGCCGGCGATGTGGTTGATGTTCATGCTGCGTCCTTCAGCGCCTGCAGATAGGTGGCCATGAGGCTGGACGGGGGCTCGCCCTCCATAATCGCCTCAATGGATAGGTTGAGCCTCAGCTCGCTGGGCTTCATCAGCTCGTCGAGGACGGCGCAGACGATGTCCTCGGCGACGCTGTCGACGTATTCGTGATGCAAGGGAGCGTGAGCAGCCTTGGCGGCATCCCTGAGCCGAGCCAAGTCCTGTCGCGCCAACTCCTGGCATCTGGCAGGCCGCCTCACGTCGAGCGCGGTGCTGACCTCGTTCGTGAATCCGATCGGGCCCATCAGAAGTGCCGCCCCTTCGGACGCTCCTCACCCATCGTCCACGCCGAGGTGGCCTGCATGACGAAGATGCTCTCGGCCTGGTCCGGGTGCTTGCGACACAGCTTCTTCGCAGCGATCTCGGCCGACACCTTTTTCTTGTGCTTCAGGGTCGGCGTCGTCGGATGCGCCGGATTCCAGACGATCCAGAAGCGCGGCTCCTTGGCGGGCTTCTCCGGCAAGTCCCACTCGAGCACGCCGGCGATCGCGAAGTCGCGCTCCTTGCGAGTCTTGGGCTCGTGCGCCGTGAACATCCACTGCTTCTGTGGGTGCCATTCAGTGGAGCCGAACCAGACCGTCTCGACCAACACGGTCCGCACGGAAACCTCGCCGCGCCAGTTTTCGTAGCGCATCCGGACCACCTCGCCCGGAATCGGTCGCGCCGGCGTCGGGGGAGGGGAGGTGACCACAAGGTTCGGTTTGGCGGCGAAGGCGAGCGCGAAAGCGTCGGCGACCGACGGCGGGATCTTCATGGCTTATCTTCGGGCAGGCGTTTCTAGGATCGGTTCTGGGGTCGGCGGAGACGGACCTGGGCGCTATCGGCGGCTCAGATGGGCGGCTCGACCATGCTCATTGCGTTCACGCGGCAGTTGAACGAGGCTTTGCGCCGCGCGACCTCCACGAGGACATCGGGATCCAGGTGCGGATTGAAGATCGAGGCGCCGCGGTACCGGAACCACTCCCGGACCTCGTGCATCTCGGCATCTTGGATCAGGCCAAACACGGCGCCGATGATTTCCTGCCGGCACATGTGAGGCGACAGGTAGCGCTTGCCGGACTTCCAGGGGGTGCGCTCGGCCGACTTGCCGGTAGGATCCATCGTCAGGTCGCTGTCGGTCGACACCGAAGCCTGGACGAAGAGGCGGCCATCGTATCCGACGATCCAGGTCCAACCCGGTTTGTAGGTGATCTGGGAGATCAGATCGGCGATCTCATGGTCCGTCATCGTGCAGCCTTCTCGGAGGCTTTCGACCGCGGGCCCACCAGCGCGAGTCCGGCCTCCGTGATCGTGTCTTCGAATCCGAAGCGGGTGATCAGGCCGATCCCTCCGAGGAAGTCGCGGATGGGGTAGGCACCGCCCGGCACGCCCTCGATCACCAAAAGGAGCTCGCTCAGGACCTTCCCGGGTGTGATCATCAGGTCCTTGAGCTGCTGGCTGCCAGCACGCGGCAGACCGCGTGTGCTGGACAGGTAGCTGGCATTCCGGATCTCGATCGCCCGGATGAGTTCGGCCAGCGTCCTCGGCTCGGCGAGGGGAGGGTGGTCGGCCCGCGTGCTCACATCGATTCCTCGAGCCGGGCGAGCGCGTCGCGGCCGGCGTCGGTGATCCGGTGCATCCCGAGGTACTGGGGATCCTCCTCGAGCAGCGCCTTCCTGCGCAGCCAGGCGAGTGCCGAGCGGCCCTTGCTCGCGCCCATCACGCTCTCACGCGGGATCGACCAGGCGCCATCGTCGAAATGACGGAGCACCCACATGCGGTATTGCATGATCGTCTCGGCCATCTCAGCCTGCCCTGGATGAGCGGCGGGACGGGGACAGCCGGATGACTTTCCGGCCGTAGGCGGTGCAGCGCCGGCCGGCGCCGACGCCGCGGTTGTAGAGCGACGCGGCCACGCACCAGTCGCCATGGGCCGCCGACAGGGCCTGGCGCAGGTACCGCATCCCGGCCTCCAGGCCGCTGGCGCAGTTGTTCAGGTTCCCTCGGACTCCGACGCTGCGGGCGGTGCCCGGCCGGACCTGCATGATGCCGCTCGACAGGCCGTCGGAGGCCCGGATGTGGCAGCGATAGTTGCTCTCCACGCGCACGACCCCGTGGGCCAGGGCCGGCGGAACACCATGGGCCAGGGCGGCCCGGGTGACCTGCTGGTGGATCGGCTCGGCCTGGGCCTCGGGGACGTGAGCCGCGGAGACGAACAGGGTGCCGGCGAGCAGCAGAGATGACGCTTTCATTTTCATTCCGTTTGCAATCACGCAAGCGGTGAGGCACACGAGTGCCGTCGACCGGCTGCAGAAGCAGGGTGACGGGTCCTCAGACCGCGACGGGGGCGGCGATCGCCGGGTGGGGATCGTATTTCTCTAGGACGATGTCCTCGTACCGGAAGCCGAGCAGGTCCTTCACGCCCGGGGTTAGCCGGATCTGCGGCGGCTCGCGGGGCTCACGCTCGAGCAGGGTCCGGGCCTGCTCGAAGTGGTTGGCATAGAGATGGACGTCGCCGCCGGTCCAGACGAAGTCGCCCGCGACCATGCCGGTCACCTCGGCGATCATGTGGGTCATCAGAGCGTACGAGGCGATGTTGAAGGGGACGCCCAGGAACACGTCGGCAGAGCGCTGGTAGAGCTGGCAGTCGAGGTAGCGGGACGGGACATCGTAGGAGTCGAGCACCACCTCCGTGCTCTGCGGATACTGGGCCTTGAAGGACGCCACGTTCCACTTATGACCAATATTCTGTCGACGGATCAGCTCAGCCACGCGCTGATCTTGCGTCATCGGCCGGGTGTTGAACTGGAACAGGCAGTGGCACGGCGCCAACGCCATCTGGTCTAGGTCGGCCGGGTTCCAGGCAGAGACAATCAGGCGGCGCGAGTCCGGATTGCGCTTCAGCTCGGCAACCACACCCCCGATCTGGTCGATCGAGTCCTGGTGGAAGCCACCGCCGATGCAGGGCTTGTAGGTGGTCCAGCTGCGCCACTGCTTGCCGTAGACCGGCCCCAGATCGCCGTTCTCGTCGGCCCATTCGTCCCAGATCGTGACGCCGGCGCGCTGAAGCGGCTGCACGTTGGTGAAGCCCGACAGCATCCAGAGCAGCTCGTGAACGACGCTCTTGAAATGGATCCGCTTGGCGGTGACCAGCGGAAAGCTCTTCGTCAGGTCGAAGCGCATCTGGTGACCGAAGATCGACTTGGTGCCGGTGCCGGTCCGATCGCCCTTGACCGTACCGGACTCAAGAATTTGGCCCAGCAGGGCCTGATACTGATCCATGTTATGAATTTCCTCGACGCTCGCCATCAGGCGGCGGTTTGACCCCACGGCTGCGGCATCCAGACATCGGCCGGGCCGTCGTAATCGACGTGGGTGACAAAGCTCCTGCGCACGAAGGGAAGGTACCTGGCGTAGGTTTTGGCGCCCCCGCCGATCCAGATCTGGTCGACGTCGCCGTGACGGGCCAGGAATTCCACCGGGCTCACCAGCGGGTTGTCGGCAATCACCTCGCGCCCGGGCAGGTCCGGCAGACGGATGAGCGTCGCCATGCCGAAAACGACCCGCCGTCCGAGCGTCATCGCCCTGAAGAAGCGCAGATCCTCTGGATCGTGCCACGGCATCTCGCCGTTGAGACCCAGCTGCCCGCGCTTCCCGACGGCGGCGATCAGATAGACGTTCATAGCCGCCTTGTTAGCTTTTGAATTGCAATCGCGCAAGTGCGCAAACGAATGACGGGTTGCTATGCGGCTTCGGATTGGCCCGGGGCCGCCGCTTGGTCATCGCGGCGCGGGACGTAGACGCCGGAATCAACGAGGATGTCCCGGATGGACGTCCGGTGCATTCCGAAGGGGCGGCCGAGCCAGCACAGGCTCTTGTCCGGAAATGTACCGTAAAGCGCCAGGATGGCCCTGTGGCGAGCCTTGACGAATGCCTGCTTCCGTCGGCCGCCCGTCAGGTCCGCCAGGCTCAGGCCCGCCTCTCGAGCGATTGGTTCGATCACGGCCCGGACACGCGGGGACAGCATCAGCGGCGGCCGCTTCGCCAGGCGTGCCACCTCACGCTCGGCCTTGGCCCTGGCACGCTCCTCACGCAGGGCCTTCCGGGCCGCGGCTCGCTGCTCGGACTTCGTCGGGGCGAGTTTCAAGAGCCCGAGCCGGACGCGTATCGCCTTTCTCTCAGCGGCGCCGTAGCCCATTCGGGCCAGGCGCTGGAGCGCTGAGCGCCGTTTCCAGCCGTAGCGGGCCATGACGTCTTCGACGGACGCGCCGGCCTCCACGAGATCGGCGAGCGCCATGCGTTCCGCGCACTTGGTCTCCGCGGCGTTCCGGAACGTGCCACGCCGGTAATCTCCGGTCGCCCGGGCGAGAGTTTTCGGAGCGTAGCCGAGGCGCGGCCCGATCTCATCGAAGTTCAGGCCACCACCCTGCTGAAGACGCAGCGCTTCCTGACGAACTTTGAGCGGGACTTGGGTTCTCATCCTGCCATCTCCCACCGAGACGGGCCGCCGAGGCGGCGACCCGCTCGAGCGTTCACGACTGCCGCAGAGCTATGCTGTGGCGACCGGGGCGATCGCCGCAGGCTCGGCCGAGGCCGCCTCCGACTCCGACTTGCGCAGGGCCCGCACAAGGCTTCCGGCGACCAGGACGAGCACCGCGCCGACCAACGGCGCCGCCAGCAGCAGGGAGATGTACTGGCCGCCCGCCAGATCCGACACGACCTTGTCCGTGGCAATGATCTCGCCCGCGACCCAGCCCAGGAGCGCAGCACCGGCCCACACCAGCACCGGGAGGCGCTTGAGGACCCACGAGATCACGACGGAACCGAAGATCACGAACGGGATCGAGATGGAGATCCCAAGCACCGTCAGCGGCCAATTGCCGTGCGAGATGCCGGCCAGGGCGATGACGTTGTCCAGGCTCATTGAGGCATCTGCCCAGCCGATGGTGGCGATCGCCGCCCACAGCGTGCCCTTGGCCGAGATCTCACGGCTGTCGTCGTTGGCCGCCACCAACTTGAAGGCGATCCAGAGCAGGACGACGCCGCCGGCGGCCGCGAGCAGCGGGGTGGCGAGGATATCGGTTGCGGCGAGGGCGCCGATCATGCGCAGGCCCACGGCAATGCCGAGGCCGCCGATGAGCGCCTTGCGCTGCTGCGCGGGCGGCAGGTTCCGGGTCGCCATCGCGATCACGAGGGCATTGTCGCCGGAGAGAAGGAGGTCCACCCAGATCATCTGGAGGAGACTGGTGATGGCGTGCAGGTCCACGGGGGCCTCTCTTAAAAAATTGGCGGCCACGAAGGCCGCCGTTGGGGAGGGGGAAAGCCGGAAGGGGAGGGCGCTCAGGCCATCAGGGCCGCTTTGTCGACGAGCAGCAGCTCGGCGATCTTGGTGAGCGCGGCGTCTTCTTTCTCGCCGACCTCGCCCACGTCGGCGACGTCGACGCCGATCAGGAACAGCGCATCGCGGTCGGCTTGGTCGCGGGTCTCGACGCCCTTGATGATCTGGGCGTTCTCGTGCCGGCCCGAGCGGGTCTCGGCGCGGTCCAGGGCGGCATTGAGCTCGCGCTCGATCGCCGACGGGTCAAAGGACGGCTTGATGATTGGGTTGGCGAGCATGACCTTCTTGGATGCCTTGATCTCGGCGTCCTCGATCTTGCCGTCAGCCGCAGTCACGTTGGCGGCGATTGCGGCGGCGGCCTTCAGGAAGGCGGTGTCACCGACATAGGTGCGGAACTTCTTCGTGCCGTCGCCGAACAGCTTCTTGGCAAGTGCGCCCATCATCGAAATATCCTTGTCTACCTGGCCATCCGGCCGGTGGTCAGCAGGGGAGGGGGGGGGTCAGCGCTTAGCCTTGCAGCCCGGCTGGCCGCGGTAGGCGCAGAGGATCTCGGAGAGCTGGCCGTTCAGCTTAGTCTGGCAGGTGACGTAGCCGTCGGCATCGGAGTCGCGCCCCGAGCACTGCAGGAACTGGCCGCCGGCGGCGTTCGCGTAGAGGAGGCCGCCATGATCCGCGACCGCCTTCTCGGGCTGGGTCAGATCGTGGGTGCTGTCGCAAGCGGCGACGGTGAGGCCGAGCGCAGCGGCGAACACGAAGCCGGTGCCGATCAGGAAATTGCGCTTCATCTTAAATTCTTTCAGGTTATTCCCGTCATTCAGACGCAGGAATTCAGTCCAGCCGCGACGAGGTCGCGTCGGTTGCTCAGGTCTTTCGTTCCGAGGACCGCCCGGGCTGCGCCGCGGCTGGTGAGATCTTGTTAGCTTACCGTTTGCAATCGCGCAAGCATGCAAACACAGAAAAACGCGCTAGCGGGCGAACAAGCCCAGCCAGATGCCAAAGCCGTGCAGGACGGCAAGCGGAGCCACCAGCATGCCGACCACGAGCATGCCGATGGCCTCATTCTTGATGCACGTAATGATGTGCTGGGCGTAGCCGGCCAGCGTAATCAGGGCGGCCGACGTGCCGACCAGGATGAGCGCGATGAGGACGAGGATCTGGCGCATCAGGCGAACTTTGCCTTGAAGGTTGCAACAGCGGTCGAGAAGTTCCGCGAGGCCTTCCAGATCCATTGTCCGACGGTGAGCAGCCCGATCAGCTGCAGAAGATCTCCAACGCGGGAGACGAGGGCCCACATCATGTTTCGATATCCTTGCTCTTGCAGCTCTTGGCCGCGATGAATACGCCGAACGGGCCGGCAAGAGCCGCGTTCATGGTGATGGCGAGGGGGAGGATCGCCTCGGGCTCGGAGCCGGCACCTGGGGGAGCCGAACGCCCGGCCGACCAGGATGCGTGCGTCCCGGGGCTGCTGAGCAGCCGGCGGATGCTGGTGAGGAGTTGGACGATCATTCGAGGCCCAGCGCCTGCATGTAGAGCTCGAGGATCGCCTCCTGCTCCTGGCGTTCGCTGCGGTCCTGCTTGCGGATGCGCAAGATGGTTTTCACCGCCTTGCCGTCGAATCCGCGCCCCTTCAACTCGAGGAACACCTGCTTGATATCTTCGAGGATGCCAGCTTTCTCCTCTTCAAGCCGCTCCAGGCGCTCGATGAACTGTTTCAGCTCATCGGCCGCGACACCACTCGTCGCGACTTCCTTCGGGTCTTTGCTCACTGAGTCTGTCCTGTGTTGGCCTGCGGGGCGCGCTCGGCGCAGCCGAAGGCGATGACGTCGACGCCCTCAAAGGCTTCGGGGTGGGACGCGACGAATTCCTGGCCCCTAGCCATGCAGGCCAGGGGCGGTGCGTCCGCGGTGACGGGGACGTGGATCTCGCGGCACTGGTCGCGATGCGGACTGCCGGCGAGCGCCGAGCAGGCGACGATGACGAATGCCAGCGAGCTCACGCTCAGAAGGCCTTGCCGCCGGCTGCTGCGCGGGCCTCTGCCTTGTGGTCGAGGCGGACGGCGTTGAAGGCCATCTTCTCGGCGATGGCACCGCCGACATCGAGGTTGAGCGCGCCGCCCAGGTCGAACAGGCGGATGATCCCGTCGGCGATCTCGACCTCGATCATCGGCCGGTGCGGGAGCTTGTCGTCCATCAGGCCCTTTCGCTGGCCTTCCATGGCTTCGCTGATCTCGCTGTGGCTGAGGCAGAGCTTCTGCGCGACCAGGGCGCCGGCGAGCAGGGTCTCCAGCGCGCTTTCCGGCTTGCGCACGATCCTGCGCAGGTCGAGGCCGGTCGCGTTGTGGTTCCACCAGCCGGCCGAGCGCGATGCGCCGTGGCATTGGCTTTGAAGCAGCCCACCGGCTGCCGCCAACCCGTCCGGGTCCAGCTTGAAATTGTCGTTCATGTCGGGGCTCAGTTGACCGGGAGCGGGACTTGGACGTCCACCGTCTCGGCGTTGCGGGTTCGGGTGAAGGTCCAGGGCCTGACCACGATCGCGTGGTGGGCCTGCCACTCGGCGATCGCCTTGCGCAGGCGGTCCCGGAGGTCCTCCTCCTGTTCAGTGTTCCAGGCATCCTCGAGCAGGCAGCGGGCGCCGTCGGGATCGCCGTGGTTCTCGTCGACGCTCTCGCAGAGCCCCTCGATGACGGAGTCTTCGTCGAGGTGGTTCGAGAGGTCGATCGGGTCCTGGGTGGCCTCCAGAATGTGGAAGGTCAGCCGGTCCCAGTGTCCTTCCGGGCCCTGGCGCAGGCCAAGATCATCGTTTACGGCCTGCTCAATTACCGCTTCACGGGAGTCGCAGGGGCCGATCGTATAGTTCTCCTGGTCGTGCGAGGCGTACCATTTGAATTCGCTTGCCATGGCCTGACCTGCCGAATGCGTTTGCTGTTTGCTTTGTATTTGCAATCGCGCAAACGCGCAAGCCCCCAGAGTCGCCCGGGGGCTTGTTTCTCAGGTCAACTGCAGCCGGTCGTCTCGCCGCATTCGATGCATTTCTCACAGGTCCCGTTCCGGACCATCGTGAGCTTGCCGCAGCCCGGGCAGGCATTGCCTGTGTAGCCCTTCATCTTAGCCACATCCCGGGCGTTCGCCGGGGGCCGGTACTCGGCCGCGGCCTTCAGGTTCACCTTGGCTTCAGTCGTGAGCAGGGCCAGGAAGGGGGCGCCGATCGCCACGCCATCCGTGCCGGTGGCCTTCACCTCAGTCACCTGGGGGATGTTAACATTCAGGCCGGTGCCGACCGAAGTCGATTCCTTCTCCGGGGCGACGTGCGCGAGGTCGTCCCGCGCCAGGTAGGTCACCGCCAGGTCCCGGAAGATGAAGTCTAGGATCGAGGTCGCCGACTTGAGCCGGTCATGGCCCGAGACGAAGCCCGAGGGCTCGAACCGGAAGAACGTGAACGCCTCGACGAATTCCTCGAGCTTCACGCCGTGCTGCAGGCCGAGCGACACCGCGATCGCGAAGGCGTTCATCATCGATCGGAAGGACGCGCCCTCCTTGTGCATGTCGATGAAGATCTCGCCGAGGCGGCCGTCCGCATACTCGCCGGTCCGCAGATAGACCTTGTGGCCACCCACCACCGCCTTCTGGGTGTAGCCCTGCCGGCGTGCCGGCATCGTCTCGCGCTCGCGCACCGAGACGCGCTTCTCGATCACCTTCTCGACGATCCGCTCGACCACCGCGGGGACCGCGGCGGCCGGCGGCAGCGCAGCCAGGTCCTCGATTTCGTCCGCGTCGTCCGAGATCAGCGAGGCGTTGAGTGGCTGGCTGAGCTTCGAACCGTCGCGGTAGATCGCGACGGCCTTAAGCCCGAGCTCCCAGCTCTTCAGGTAGGCCGCCTTCACCTCGGCGATCGTTGCCGAGTTCGGCATGTTGATCGTCTTGGAGATCGCACCCGACAGGAACGGCTGGGCCGCGGCCATCATCAGGATGTGGGCGTCCGACGAGATGAACCGGGTGCCGGTCTTCCCGCATGGGCTGGCGCAGTCGAACACGGCCAGGTGCTCGGGCTTCAGGTGCGGGGCTCCCTCGACCGTCATCGTGCCGCAGCAGTAGACGTTGGCCCGGGCGATCTCATCGGCCGAGAAGCCGGCAGCCGACCAGTCAGCCAGGAAGCTGATGTCGAAGGCTGCCTTGATCTGGTCGGCTGTCAGGTTGTGGCTGGCGATGTGGGAGTCGAACTCGTTCGGCAGGCGGCCGTGGCCAGTGGCGTAGGCCGTGATGTCGTCGATCTCTGCCTGGCTGTAGCCGAGCTTCTTGAGCGCCGGGGGCACCGCCTGGTTGATGATCTTGAAGTAGCCGCCGCCGGCCAGCTTCTTGAACTTGACCAGGGCGAAGTCGGGCTCGATCCCGGTGGTGTCGCAGTCCATCACCAGGCCGATCGTTCCGGTGGGCGCGATCACCGTGACCTGGGCGTTCCGGTAGCCGTACCTGAGGCCGTCGGTCCAGGCCTTATCCCAGGTCCTGATCACCCGCTTGGCGATCGTCGAGGGTACCGCGTCCTTGTCGAGCGTCGGCGGCTCGATCGACAGACCATCATAACCGCCCTCGTCGCAGGTGGCGGCTGCGTGGTGGTTGCCGATCACACGGAGCATGTCCTTCGCGTTTTCGGCGTAGCGTGCGAACGGCCCAAGCTCCTTGGCCATTTCAGCCGAGGTGGCGTAGGCGACGCCGGTCATCAGCGCGGTGAGCGCGCCGGCGAAGGCCCGGCCCTCGCGCGAGTCGTAGGGCAGGCCCATGGTCATCAGCAGGCCGCCGATGTTGGCATAGCCAAGTCCCAGCGTCCGGTACGCGTAGGAGCGTTCAGCGATTTCCCGGCTCGGGAACTGCGCCATCGCCACAGAGATCTCGAGCACGACGGTCCAGAGCCGGTTGACGTGCTCGAAGGCATCGAGGTCAAACAGGCCCGTAGCCGGGTCGTAGAACTTCAGCAGGTTGGTCGACGCCAGATTGCAGGCGGTGTCGTCCAGGAACATGTACTCCGAGCACGGGTTCGAGGCCCGGATCCGGCCGCCCTTCGGACAGGTGTGCCAGTCGTTCATCGTGGTGTTGAAGTGCAGGCCGGGATCGGCCGACTGCCACGCGGCCTCGGCCATCCTGTCCCACAGATCGCCGGCCTTGATCGTCTTCACGATCTTGCCGTCGACGCGCCGCGTCAGGTTCCAGTCGTCGTTGTAGCGGGCGGCCTCCATGAACGCGTCGGTGACCGAGACGGTGTTGTTGCTGTTCTGGCCGGAAACGGTCTCGTAGGCCTCGGACTGCCAGTCCGTGTCGAACACCTCGAACGCGATCTCGCTCTTGCCCTGGCGGGCCAGCGAGATCACCCGGGCGATGTAGTTCTCCGGCACGCTCGCGCGCTTGGCGGCGCGGATTGCAGAGCGCAGCTCGCTGTTCTCGGCGGGGTCAAAGCGTTGCTCGTGCCATGCGAACGCGCTGCCGCCGAGCTCCCAGATCGCCGCCATGATCGCGTCGAGGTGCTTCTTCGTGGCCTTCGAGCCGGCGACCAGGGCGGCGACCTTGCGCTCCTCACGCACCTTCCAGTCGATGAAGGTCTCGACATCCGGGTGGTCTGCATCGACGATCACCATCTTGGCCGCCCGGCGCGTCGTGCCGCCCGACTTGATCGCCGCCGCAGCGCGGTCGTTGATCTTCAGCCAGCTCATCAGGCCGGACGCCTTGCCGCCGGCGGAGACCGGCTCGTTCTCAGCCCGGACCGTCGAGAAGTTGGTGCCGGTGCCGGATCCGTACTTGAACAGACGCGCCTCGCGGGTCACCAGGTCCATGATGCCGCCGTCGGCGAGCATGTCGTCCTTGACGCTCTGGATGAAGCAGGCGTGCGGCTGCGGACGTTCGTAGGCCGACTTCGAGGCCACCACTGGCCAGGAGGTGGTGATCATCTGGGCGGCGTTCGGCTGGCTCCAGGAGCGGTCGCCGGTGTCGTCCACGTAGAAGTGGCCCTGGCCCGGGCTGTCGATCCCATAGGCCCAGTGCAGGCCGGTGTTGAACCATTGCGGGCTGTTCGGAGCGCAGATCTGCGCAGCGAGCATGTAGCGCAGCTCGTCGTAGAACGCCCGGGCCTGTTCCTCGGCGTAGCCGACGCCGCGGACCTTCCCGGTCTCGTCCCGGTTGAAGTAGCCGCCTTTCCAGCCCCAGTAGGTCCAGCAGCCGGCGAGCCGGTCGAACACCTGCTTGGCCGAGGTCTCGCCGCCATAGGGCTGACCCTCGACATACGGAATGGAGCGCTGCAGCCACTCCGGCACGCCCTTCTCGACGACGCGCGAGAGGTGGCCCGGCACGCCGGCGCGGCGCATGTATTTCTGGGCCAGCACGTCGCGGGCGACCGGGCTCCACGCGGCCGGCACCTCGATGCCCTTCGCCTGGAAGGCGACGGAGCCGTCGGTATTCCGGATGACGGAGTCGTGGTTGGTGAATTCGATGGCGGCGTAGGCGTCTTCGCCCGCGCGGGTATAGCGTCGCTGAATGCGCAACGTGGAGCCTCTCAGGTATGGTGTCGGGCGGATCGGCCGCCGCCCGCGGCTGGCTCGTGGGGAGCCGCGGGATTGTCAGGCGGAGGGATCTGCCGCTGACCAGCTCTTCACCCGGTAGAGGTTGCCCGAGCGCGTCAGGAACACGTCCGGCGCGACCTCTTCCTTCAGCTGGCTGGTATGTATGAAGCTGCCGTCCTTGAAACGGCCGTGGGCGTCGCCGAAGACGAAGCCGACCAGATAGCGCCCGCCTACGCCGGAGGCCTTGGACGCGCGTTCGAGCGTGGCTGTGATCTCGGTTGCCATCACGCTGCCTCGACCTGATTGCTGGTGCCCTCGGCGTTGTCGTTGACGGCGACCGGGGTCATGCCCTTGATCGCGGCCGCCCGGCGGGCCGCACGGGCCTGCTCCTTCTTGCCGCCGCCGGCCGCCCGGATCGCGACGAGCCGCTCGATCGGGTACTTGGAGTGGTCGAGGCGCTCGGCGTACTTCACCGGCACGATCGTGACCGGCATTGCCCGGACGGCCTCGTAGGCGGCCCGGCGCTCGCTCGAGCCCGGCTGCGCCAGGCGCATGTTCAGCATCGCCAGCTCCAGCCGAGCCCGCTCCAGCCCGGAGAGGCAGCGCTTGGCATGCACCCCGAAGCCGGCATCGCTGTAGCTGTAGCGCGGATACTTGCTGGGCTTGCGCCGATCGCTGGAGGCGAGCTGCATGGCGGCCTTGATCAGGCCTTCGTGGGTCTTGTTAATTGACACTGATCTTGCCTTTGATGATGCGGCGTACGAGCTTTGCCGTCTCTTCTCCGGTATTCGATGTCCGGGGAGACATTGAATACGGGAGACAATGCCACTGGCCGTGATGCTTGATGTTGATCTTGGGATGCTTTTTGCCGGGCTCGAAGCGGTATTCTTCAATGCAGCGACTGGCCACCATGGCCTGAAGCTCCCTCTTCACTTCCCGCTGTCGTCGATCCACGTTGCGCACTCCGATTGAACGGACGCTTGGGCCAGCGCGAGCGCGGCTTGGGCTGCGCGTCGTCGGGCTCGGGCTCCGGCTCGCCCTTGGCGAGCAGCCTCTGGCGGAACGCGATCTCGGACTTCGTCAGGCGCTTGAGCTTGGCCACCTCGGCCACGTCGCCGTGGACCGCGTTGAGCCGGCTCTCGCCCTTGCGCCCCGTGGTCTTCACCGCGTGGCAGTCCTTGTGCTTGGCGTGGATGGCATCCGGATCGTTCGAGGACGGGATGACGTCCTCGGCTACCGGGTCCCACGTCCGCAGATGCACGGCCGGGACATGATCGAACTGGGTGTCCCTGTAGGACACCAGCAGCTCACCGCATGCCTTGCACCGGGCTGCCTGCCGGATCACCGCATCCACTTTGACCGGGAAGGGGATCGGCTTGCGAAACCCTGGCGGGGGTGCCGGGGCCAACGCGCGTTCCGTTTGCATAACGTTTGCAATAGCGCAAATGCGCAAACAGAGCAAGGCCCTCAGAGGGCAGCGGCAGCGCGTTTTTGGACGGCTTCGAACGACACAGGCGGCGCAAACCACCCCGTGTCGTAGCTCGGCTGGAGCTGGTTGGGCTGCAGCCGCTCGCCGAACAGCGGGACGGTCTCCCAGCCGTTGTCATTATCGTGCGTCAGCGCGAGCAGGCCGCGCTTGCTGGCCTTGCCCGGATCCCCGACCGGATCCTTGTAGGTCTCGAGCCACCGGCCGCCGCGGTAGACCGCCGACTGCTTCATGGCGAAGCGCTGGGTGTCCCGGTCGATGCCGGCCTGCAAGAGCTTCCCGCCCATGCCGAAGGCGATGTTGCTGGCCGAAAAGCCGCCCATCTGCAGCCAGAACAGGATCGACCGGATGTTCTCCGCGTCGACGCCGTCGCCCTGGATCACCCGCACGTTCTTCAGGACCTTGTAGCCCTTCCGGTTGAGCGTGAACCCGAAGCTCTCGGCCAGGGCTTCGACGGTCTGGCAGGGGGTCTTCACCGGATCGCCCGAGTCCGGCCGGATCACCACCGTGGCGCCGCTGTCGATCACGCGCTGGCGCAGCTCGCCGCCCCAGAGGTTCGTGACGGCGTTATCGATGTCGTAGCTGTCCGAGACGCAGGCGAAGATGCCGTCCGGCCGGCCGAAGGTCGCCAGCATGTGGGCGTAGGCGTCGCATTCGCCGGCGCGGCCCCAGGCTGTGATCGTCGAGTGCTCCGAGGCCGGGATCGAGGATCCGCACACGTCGGCGCCGTAGAAGCGCATCGCCGCCAGGATGCCCTCGATCGTGTCGGTGCCCCGGAAGTTGACCAGGTGCGCCATGCCGCCGAGGCCGGCCGATTCCGTTGAGCTCGCCGCACGGGAGCCGAAATCGTGCAGCTTGAACGGCAGCTCGGCGTCCGGATCGTCGGCGGTCAGATCCAGGAAGTGCTTGATCACCCGCTTGATCATGAACGACTCGGTGCAGACAGTCGTGGGGTACCAGACTGAGCGGAGCAGGCGGTTCTCCAGGTAGCCGCCGGCCCAAGGGAGCTGATCATCGCTCGTCGAGATCGATAGGAGCACGTTGCCCGTCGGGATCAGGCTGCCCTCGGGCGCCGCGCAGATCCTCACCGGCCAGTAGCCCCCGTGGACATCGACGATGCGCCGGAAGCCGGCTTCGTTGAACAGGCCCGGGTAGGCTGGCGGGTAGTACCGCGCGTAGAACGCCTTGGCCTCGTCGACGTGCTCGTGGGTGATGCGCTGCCGAAGATAGGCCAGCTGCGCCTGGAGCCCGAAGAACAGCGTCTCCCTGTGGCGGCCGCCGCGGCTCTCGATGTAGCCGAAGCCGGCCTTCATGTCGGGCGGCAGCTGGGCCCAGTGACTGGGCTTATATCCATCGACCACGAGGCACGGGTTAAGGTCTTTGATGAACAAGGGTCAGGCAGCCTTGAGGGTTGTGTCGACGACGTGTCGAGCCGTCATCGAGCGGATGATCTTGAAATGGTCGAAGGCCATCTCGGACCGCTCCAAGCGGTCGATCGGCACCCAGCCGGCCCACTCGGCATCGTCGCCGCCGGTGAGCGTCGGGAAGGCCCCGTGCAGGTCGAACAGGTGGACGTGGGAGACGAAGCGCCCGCGCGGGTCGCGGCCGGGCGCGTCGAACACCCGGACCTCGCGTAAGTGGGAGCGCAGCAGCTCCGCAGACTTGCCGTCCAGGCACTCCTCGCTGAACTCCTTCAGCGTATTGTCCAGCAGGCTGAGGTTCGGCTCGAGGAAGCCGCCGGGCAGCGCCCGCAGGCCGCGGAACGGGAACTTGCCGCGCTGGATCACGGCGACGTGCCCGGCCGAGACGACGAGGGCATCGGTGGTGATGAAGGTCGGCGGGTGGGGAGCCATCCGCCAGTGCGCCCGGAACTCGCGGACGGCGCCGTATTCCCGTGTGAGCCAGCCGACGGCCTGGGCGTTCTGGTAGAACCATTCCTCGGCCCAGTCGTGGACGTCGATCCCGACCTCATCGATCGCAAGCGCTTGGCCGCAGTCGAAGAACCGTTCCCGCATCGGCGTCGCCGACAGCTGGCGGAAGTTGTCGACGTCGAGCGAGCCCCATTCCGGGAACATGCCCAGGTAGAACGACGTGTGGTCCTTGGCGTGGCCGGCGAGCAGGACCTCGGCCCCCGACCAGCCGAGGTCGGCAAGGTGCTTCTGCACCGCGGCGCGGACACCCGCGGCCCAGGTGAAGTTGCTCTCGAAGTCGCGCACGGGCGCTGTGTCGGTGACGTCCGGGATGTCGCCGGGCAGGCCCGCGCGGATCATTGAGCCCCGCTCGGCGGCGGTCCATGGGTTCTGGGTGGTGCGCGGCTCGTCGGCGGAGCCGATCAGGATCAGGAGCCGGTCACAATGCGCGAGTGCCTGGCGCACGACGTGCAGGTGGCCCAGGTGGAACGGCTGAAAGCGACCGATATAGACGCCGAGCCGCATAGGTCTGGTGTGCATGGCGATCTCCTGCCGCATCATTCGCATATCGTTTGCAATCGCGCAAGCGTGCAAACGACTCGCTCCAAGGTTGCGTCCATTCACAGGAGGCTTTTGGAGTCCAGAACTTTTATTGATAGGCCATGAAATAATCTTTCCGAGTCTATCTCGACGAACATCCCGTGCCGGCTATCATCGATCATGCAAAGTCCGAGTCGTACCAGCAATGAGCAAGTGAAATATAAAGTAAAATTGCCAACTTGTGCGCAACTATGGGCCGCGCCTGATATCGCGTACCCGATTTAACTTGTGGGAACCAATAGCAAATGCTGATATTCAGCAGCTCCGCAGGGCCGCATGCCTTGAACGGGCATCGTTTGTCAGGCACCTGTCGCGGTGTGGGCCGAAAGAAACTCTACCATGAGAGCGTCAATCTCTCATTGCCAAGCGGAAGCCTCGCACGGATCAAGGCCGTGTTGGCGAAGGGAGAGTCGCGCCTGGCCTTCATAAGAACCTGTATTGAGCAGGAGATCGTTCGCCGAGAACAGCTTCGGCTCGAACGTCTACGCCGCAACGGTAAGAGCTGACACCACTTGCGGATGCGCTGGCTGGCCGAGCCCCACGATCGCTTCACCGGCCGCGGCGACAGCCGCCTGGAGCGCCCGGCGCATCGGCGCTTCGTTCTCTGGATGGGAGACCGGAAAGTTGCGGGCGTCGAGATCGATCTCGTAGCCCAGGGCCAGAAGGGCGGCCAGCCGAATGAGCCGCCGGCGCACGCTCGGAATTCCCAGCAGCTTGCTGTCGGTGAGCACGGACAGCTCGGCCGCCTGGATCGCCTTGCGATAACGGAGGGCGTTCTGGCGCTCCGCGTCGCGCGACGCCGCGTTCACGCAGGCCTCCCCACGGAAGCGTCGGCGCAGAAGCTCAAGTACCGTCTCGCCGAGCCGGTCGTCTCGAGATAGGCGTCGATCATCCGGATCCACCAGCCTCGGTCGATCAGCCTGCGGACCATTTCCATCTGAGCGGCCTGCGATCGGCTCTCCGGGGCCGGGAAGCCGACCAGCCCGGCCGGCTTGACCAGGAAACGGTGGCAGACGACGTCCCGGATCCGCTTGGCCTCCAGGAGCTCGACATACGGATTGAGGCCGCTCTCGAGGGCGAGCTCGACCGTCAGGCCGCCAAGGCTGGCTGCGATGGTGGTTGGGTCTGCGCGGCCGGAGACGACCGGCGCCGCTTCACGGGCTTGGGATCTGACCATCCGCATTCCTCTTTGGCTTCTTTCATGAGCGCTTCGAGATCTACGCCGGGCAGGATGTGCTCGGAGACCAGCTGCTGAGCGCGGTCGAAGTAGGCGTTGAAATCCTCCTGATCCATCGCGTCGAAGGCGATGGAGGAGGGGATGTGGCTGATGTTGCCTTGAAGATCGATGAAGGGCTCGGTCACGCCGGCGCCGAGCAACAGCATTTTGTGGAGCCCGTTCTCGGTCGTGAAATGCGCGCTCGAGTCGAGCACCTTGCGGACCCAGGGCCAGTACAGCCGCAGCTGCGGCAGAGACCGGACCATCGCCAGGGAGGCGCGGATCTCGCCGCGCCCATTCTTCATGCGGCGCTCGACCCGGTCCCGATCGGCCCGTGAATGTGGCTCGAGGATGATCCGGCCCGCCTCCTCGCGGGCATTCAGGATCACCCACTTGTCGGCGGCCTTCATGGCTGCACCTGATCAGGGTGTGGCATGAAGCGCGGGTCCGGGTCGCGGACCGGGACATAGTCGTAACAGGCGACCTTCGCGCCCCGGCTGTTGGCGATCCAGCTCCATTTGAACTCGCTCATCGACTGGACTCGGCCGGCCGACTTGGTCCCGCTCGCCTCGTGCCGGTAGCAACCCCGCTTGAGCGGGCAGAAGCCGCTGACACACATCGTGATGTCGGGCATGACTCAGGCTCCGATGGGCGAGGGCACGTCGGCCAGCGCGAACACGATGCCTCGGCAGTAGAGGTCGCCATCATCGCGCACGATGAAGGTCCGGTGCGGGATCGTTGTCCGGTAGGTCCAGACGAAGCCTTCCGCCCCCTCGACCGGCTCGATCGTTGCCGTGCCCGCCTGCCTGCGCTTGAAGTGCGGGCAGGCATCGTCGTCGCACTCGTTCTTGAGCAGACCCTCGGGGGTGACATGGAACCGGCCGATGCCGAGCTCGTCATCGATCGCGCCGCGGAGCTCGACGCCGTCATCGCTGTAGCCGAACACCGCGACCAGGCCGGCGGCCTTCATCGCGGCGAACAGCTCCTTCGAACCCTCGGACCCGTACGCGCTGCCATCGAGGCGCTTGGCCGCCTCCAGGGCGGTCAGGGACGGCGGCGGTGCCTCCGCGGCGATAACCGGGCCCTCGGCCGGCTCGCGCCAGTCCTGAACGATGCCAAGCGCCAGGAGGACCTGAATCTGCGCGTCGGTGACTTCCCGGCCGACGTCCCAGCCATACAGGGTCTGGCCGTAGTACAGGTCGCTGTAGAGGCCGTCGTTCTCGCCGTCGTTGACGTCGCCGCGCAGGCGCAGCATCCGCTCGAGGACGCCCTCCTCGTGCTCGCCCGTGCCGTCGTCGGGATAGACCGTCCAGGTCTCGCCGTCCTCCTGACGCTCCTTCCAGCGCTCATAGTTGAATTCCCGGTCGATCCGGTCACGCAAGATCGCCTCGTCGTCGGCGATCACCAGCGCCTCGATGGCGTCGTGGGTGTCCTTGGGCGCGCAGTGGCGCACCGACACCGTGTGGAGCCTGGTCATCCGTAACGTCGCTTCTTTCCGTTGTCGCGCCGGCCGAAGGATCCTATGGCGCGGGGCTCTGCCGGCAGGGTCGTGACCGGGGCCACCTCGAGGAGGGTCGGGATGCGGAGGCGGCAGGCCTCGACGAGGGCCGCCTCTTGCTCTGGGCTCAGACCGTAGCGGCGGCGGGCATCGGCCTCGCTCGCCCACCATTCCCGCAACTCGGTCTGGGTGGCGACGGCGCCCGGCAGATGCGCCAGGACCACCATCACGTAGGCCTCAGCCTCGGTCACCCGAGAGCGCTCAGGCCGCCTCGGCCTGACGCTGGGCGCCAGCCCCGCGGCGGGCCGGCCAACCCAGGGCCTTGAGCCGCATCTTGCCGTAGGTCTTGATCGCCTCGGCCCGCGCGGTGCCCAGGGCCTCCAAGATCGCCTGCGTGCCTTCATCGAGCATCAGGTCGGTGACCTCGTCGAACGTCTGGCAGGCATCGACCTTGGTCTTCAGCTCGATCTCGACCTCCGAGTCGCCGGCCCCAGCGCCGGCGGCCGGACGGTCCCGTTCCTCCTGGCGGAACGGCTCGCCGCCCGACGTCGCTTCAGAGCGCCTGTCCTGCTCGGCGGGATGGTCCGTCCGGTTCTCGATGGCGAACTTCTCTTCGGCCTCCTCCTCCGAGTAGACGCCGTGCAGTCCGGTGAGCTTGAGGATCACCCGGTCCTTGGCGCGCTTCTCAGCCATGGCGTAGACGTAGGCCGCCTGCTTGCCCGAAACGCGATAGTTCACGTTGACCAGGGCCTCGCCGAACGACCATTCGGCCACGCCGTTATCGGGGCGTGTCGCCCGGGCCATGATCACCGCTTCCTCACGCTCGGCGCGGACGACGATCGGGGCATCCCAGACCAGCTTGAACGCGGCGGCCAGCCGTTCCAGCGCCTTGTGCTTCACCACCATGGTCGACCCCTGGACGGTCCAGGCATCGTCCCGGGTAATGGGCACGTTGTTGTCGCGGAAAATCCGTTTGACGGTTTCCAAATCCATTTCGATCTCCTTTGAAATCGCGCAAGCGCAAGGGCGTGCGTCGGCTATTCGTTGACGCGCTCGACAGTCTCGTGGGCCTGTTGGAAGCCGGTGTAGGACCGTCCGTGCTCGACGGTGGTGAAGGGCAGCTGGCGGACCGCGGTCTCGCGCACCCGCACGTTGCCGAAGATCGTGTCGAACACCTTGCCCAGGGTCTCCCCCTTGGCGGTGGAGACGGCTTCCTTGAGCTCGAGGTCCCGGACCTTGGCCTCGCGCTGCTCAAGGGCGGTCTCGCGCGCCTTGTTGATCTCGATCTCGCGCTCCAGGCTGCTGATCCGGGCCCGGGCGGTGACGATCTCGACGCCGCGCTGCTCGAGGGTTCGGTTGAGCGCGGCGATCTTGGCGTCCTGCTCGGCAGCCTTGGTCTTCAGGCTGCGCACGCCGTCCAGGGCATCGAGCCCGAACGTCTTCTCCTGGACCAGGCGGTCGATGGCATCTTGGAGGGATTCGGTCATGCGTTTCTCAGGCCGCGGCCATTTGGGGTTGTGCCTTGGCGCGGGAGCGCCTGGGCTTGGGGGTGGGCTCGCCGTCGAGCGCCACCTTCGCCTGCTCCCGGGCCGCCTTGGCGCCGGTGATGTCGAAGAGGGCCGCGCCGGCCTTCGATCGCTTGATCGACACGCTGTGCCCCGAGGCCAGGGCGGCGTCGTCGGGGACCAGCTTCTTGAGTCGGTCCTTGCTGGCCGCATGGAGCTCGGCGGCTGGCAGGGTCTCCTGGATGTGCTGGGCCAGAACCGCCCATTCGTTGGCCGAGGACGACACGGTCATGTCGTAGACCTTGATCGGCTCGGGCTTGGGGCCAAGCTTGCGCGCCGCCACAGCCGCCTGCTGGGGGACGTCGCCGGTCTCGACGCACCGGACGAATTCCCGCTCGGCCCGGACCAACTGAACCTGGTAGAACGGGTCGGCCTCGGCCTCGATCAGCGCGTAGCCGCCGGTGGCCTTGATCACCGACAGCCAGACCCGGTCGACGTCGACCACGAAGGCGTTGTGCTGCAGCTGCGCCCAGTGCGTCTCGAGGGCCTTCTCGATCGACCAGTTGTTGAATGGCAGGTTGAACTTGGCATCCATGATGCCGATCACCGAGCCCAGCAGCTCCCTGCGCACCTTGCCGTCGAGCGTGGCGTGCATGAACGGGAAGTCGTCGCGGAACGCCTTCTCCTGCTCGTCCGTGACGTAGAGCCCGGTGTGGTACTCGAAGAGGTCGTAGTTGAGTGGCTCGGTCACGTAGCCGAGACGCTGGAGGACGTTTTCCTCGCCGGACTCGTCCTCGATCTCGATCTCGGCGCGCTTCTCCTGCCACAGGTGTAAGAGGGCGTCCGGATTGTCGCCCATGATGATCTTGGCGTCCGACCCACCGATGGTCAGCCGCCGGTCCCGTTTGGCGGCCATCGACATGCACAGGTGGCCGGTCCGGCGAAACAGCTGCATCGAGACTCCTCGTCTCCTATTTGCATATCGTTTGCAATCACGCAAGCGCAAACGGATGTGATGCCCGGAGGCGCAGCCTCAGGCGGCGATCTCCATGGCGCCTTCGCCATCCTGGGCGGGCGTATTGTCGTTCCAGACCGCGTTGGGGAGCGTGGCCACGAAGGCGGCATGGCTCGCAAGCTCATCCTCGGTGAACCGGTGTCGCCGGAACGAACCCAGCGGGTAGTGCCGGCGCTCGCCCTCGGCGGCTGCCGCGTCGGTTTCGACCGCGAGGTCCAGCCCGATCTGCTTACCGCCGCGCAGGTGCAGCAGCACCTCGGCCAACAGCTGAGCGTCGAGCAGCGCCCCGTGCAGCTTCCGGTTGGTGCTACCGATACCGTAGTGCTTGAGCAGAACGTCGAGGTTGTGCTTACCGCCGGGCTTGGCCTTCCGGGCCATTGGCAGAGTGTCGACCCACTCGTTCAGGATCTGACCGAAGCCCAGGAGCTCGAACTCGGCATCGAGCATGCCCTTGTCGAAGGGCGCATTGTGCGCGAACAGCCGGGCGTTACCTAAGAACTTCAGCAGCTTGCCGGCGATCAGGCGGAACGGCGGCTTGTCCTTCAAAAAGGCGTCCGAGAGGCCGTGGACCCGGAATGCGCCGGGATCCACCGCTCGCTCGGGGTTCAGGTAGACGTGGAAGTGCTTGCCGGTGGGCAGCATGTTGACCAGCTCGACGCAGCCGATCTCGATGACGCGGTGGCCGGCACCGATACCGGTGGTCTCGGTGTCGAGGACGATCTCCCGCATCACCTGACCTTCAGGTGGGGCTTGATCGCGGCGTCGTAGGAGATGTCGGCTCCCCGCATCTCCAGCGGGCTGTTGCGGGGGCCGTCGGACATCCGCAGCACGCAAACCGCCTTGTGCTGCTCGTGGCTCAGCCACCAAACGAGCTCGTGCTTGACCGTGAAGGCACCGAGCGGCGTGCTGTGCTCGTCCAGCGCCAGGTAGACGTAGGTGGATCGGGCCACTACGCCGCCGCCGGCTCGCCATCCGCCGTCGACGGCGACGGAATGTCCGAGATCGCATCGAGGACTGCGGTCAGGACTGCGTCGAGGTCGAACGCGTGCCGGGTCAGCGGCATGTCCTGGACGTAGCGATGCAGGTCCTCGAGCACGCCCTTCAGCGTGCTGCATAGGGCGAACAGCGCCTGGCGCCTTTGCTCGGATTCCCGGTAAGCGGTCAGGTAGCGATCGACGGTCTCGAGCAGGCCCTGGATGCGGGCCTTCGGGTCGATTTCGATGTGGATGTCGTGACCGGTCAGCATCAGGAGGCCTTCGTTACATCGGTCACGCCGAGCGCTGTCAGCTGGTCGGCGATCGTCGATTGAACCTTGGTCAGGCCGGTCAGCACCACCTGGCGCACGTCGGCCAGCAGCTCGGCCGGGAGGTTTTCGCCGACGACCGTCACGCGCAGCTGAGTCGTCCCGCCTCTGAGCGCATCCTGCATCCGCCGGATGTTGGCGAGGCTGTCGCGCAGGGCTGACGCCTGCGCGATCTCGGTAAGCTTCATGGCCGATCCTCACAGGTCGGGTGGTGCAGGACACATCGGACGGTGCCGAGACGGGCGGCGGAGCGCTCGGTGTGCTCCCGGGCGATGCTGACCCGGGCGTCGGCCTGGATCTGAGCGGTAGCGGTGGTGGTGCGGGAGCATGTCTCCAGAGCCGCCAGAAGGCCGAGGAAGACGATCGCGCCCATGAGCACGGTGATGGCCCGGTGCTCGCTCATAGCTGGGCCACCGTGTCGACGGGGGCGGGCTCGAACAGGGCCTTCAGGCGCTCGTATTCCTTGCGCTCCGCGGCGGCGCGGTTGGCCGCAATGCGCTCCTGCTGCTCGCGTGCCGTCCGGACCTTGATCTCCGCTTCCTCGAGGCGGGACTTGAACTCGGCGTCGGTCTCCCGGCGCCGGTAGTGCGCCCGGCACTCCTCGAGACCGCCGTAGCCATCCGGCCGATACGAGAACTTGATCGCGTCCCGGTACTGCTCAGGCACGCTGCCGAGGTGGTCGAGCAACTCCTCGACGAAGCCGCGGGCCGAGAGATGGCCCCGGGCCGAGGTCATCGCGACGACGTCGAACACCGTCACATCGACGATCTGGCGGGTTGGCTTGGGCTCGGGGAGGTCGACGAAGAATGGCGTCGGGCAGTCCGGCATCAGGCTGGCAAGGGCCGCGCTCATGACCGGCTCCAGGCCAGGATGGCGAAGTAGCCCATCCAGGTGACGAGCGTGCCGAAGAGGCAGAGGCCCGAGTACACGTAGGCATCGACGATATGGCCGATGCCGAAGCCGATGGTGTCGGTCTTGCGGCTGAAGCGCCAGTTTCCGGCGATCCAGATGGCAGCCGTCAGCAGGAGCGCGAAGCCCCAGGTTGGGAGGTCGAAATCGAGGTGCATTACGGTCTCGTCGCGGGGTCGATGCCCCAGAATTTCAGGATCTCTTCGGCTTGGTTGAGCAGGGCGCCGGCGAGGCCTGCGGCTGCGAGATGGAAGCCAAGGGCGGCCTCGTGCAGATCGGACTGGGTGCCCGTCAGGCAGGCCGCTTCGTAGTCTTCGATCCGGTCCGCCATCGTCGCCCGGGCGACCGCGGAGCGGACGCTGACGGCGTCGAGCTCGCCCATCAGTGCAGCGTGCCCTTGTGGCCCTCGTCGTTGACCAGGAGCCGCTTCCAGAGCGTGCCGGACGACGAGTGGTGGATGATCACCCCCTCGGGCTGCATGAAGCCGGGGGCCGCTACGCTGCCCTCGACGCGCAGGCGCTGCAGGCACGCATCGACCGCCGCGGTGTCGAACGGGCCACGGTACATCACCGGCACCACGTCGCAGCAGGCCGGCGCGAAGCAGGCCTTCTCGTGGATGAAGGCCTCCTCGGCCGGGGACGGCGTCCGGACCTCGGGGCGGGGCCGCCAGCGGGCGACGTTGAACAGCGAGAACCGGCGCTCGGTGAGTCCGTAGCCGGACTGGATGCCGGCGCCCCACCATTCGCCGAAGTGCTTGCCGGGCCCGAGGTCCAGGAGCTCGTCACGGTTGCCTTCGACCCAGGCCGCGAACCCGTAATTGTCGGTCAGCTTGCCGGGGGAGATCCAGCGCGTCCGCGAGCCGGCGAACACGTCGCCGTATTGGGTGACCAGGATCTGGGCGTTCGTGCCGTTGATCTTCTCGGTCGTGGTCGATTCCCGAGCGAAGCGGGGGATCTTGGCGAAGGGCTCGAAGGGCGGCGGCTCGGCGCCAGCGGGCGCGGCCTCGGGCAGGATTGCGGCCGGCGCCTCGTATGCGGGCAGGGGATAGCCCCTGGATGGCATCAGCATGGATACAGCTCTTGGAACCGGACCTTGTCCGGCGACGGAACGATGCCGGCGTCCTCGCGCAGGCCGCGCAGGATCTTGCCGACGGCTTGGGTGCGGATTTCGTAGGCGACCTTGTTCGAGCCCTTGATCCGGCTGGCGAAGGCCCTGGCCGCCTCGTCTTCTCGGCCGCGGGCGAGCAGCACCGCCGCGCGTTGCAGGCGATGGTCGTCACCAGCCGACAGCCACCTGAGCCAGAGCAACACCCCGAGGGCGCGCTCGACGGCGTCCTTCTGGGGCACCACCTTGGTCGAGGTTTCGAAGGGCGACATCGCCGAGAGGATGCGCAGCCGCTCAATTTCCATCAGGTCGTGGGCGGTCAATCCGACCTGGCTCCAGCCACCCGATCGGGTGCCCGATGAGAGCCAACGCCGCTCCTGGTCCGGCACGCGGTCCAGGGTCTCGAGCGCCTCGCCGAGCAGGCACCAGATCGCTTTCTGGGCGCTGGCCTTGTCCGGGCCGAACCGATCGATCGCCAGACCGACGCCGTGGGTCAGCCAGCGCAGCAGCTTGGCGCGGTCGTCAGGTCGGTATCGGATCTGCACGGGTCGGGCTCGCTTCGTAGCTCGGCTCGTGGGAGCGCCGGACGCGGGTGGCGCGGTACTCGTAGACCGACGTGGCCAGCTTCTTCTGGGTCAGGATGAGGTAGCCGTCCCGGGCGTCGGACTGGATCCGGGCCGCGACATCGGTGAGCCGCCGCGCGGCCGCGATGTCCGGCTCAGGCGTGTCCTCGCGCAGGCGATCGTAGGACAGGTCGCCGACGTGGTAGGCGAGGGCCGCGCCGTGGGCGGCCCCCGTGAACCACTCGTAATACTCGGCGAGGGCCCCAGCTCCAGGCTGCAGGCGGCTCACTCGTCCCCCTCGAGCAGTTCGACCTGCTCGCTGATCACCAGGATGGCGGCGGACAGGCTGCCCGCGGCCCGGGACAGGTCGGCGAGCAGCTCCCGCTTGGGGAAGCGCTGCAGCGGTTCGAACTCGGCGGCCTCGAGCGGCTCTGGCGCCTCGGCCACGACCTCGATCTCGTAGGGCACGAAGGTCTGCGGGACCGGTGCCGCTGCATCGCGCGGCGCGGCGGCCGGCTGTTCGCCCTGGATCAGCTCCCTGAACAGGGTTGCCGGATCCACATCGATCCGGGCCGTGTCCGCGCTCACGACCAGCGGGTAGCCGGCGTAGGTGCGGTAGGTTTTCTGCCCGTCGCTCACCAGGTCGATCAGGCCGAGCAGGCTCATCTGCTTGAGGGTGTCGGGGTGGACCTCCACGGTCCGACGCTCGGCGAGGGGCGTCGGCGACCCGAAGATCTGCTCGAAGAGGGCTGTCAGATTGGAGTTGTTCACGGATCTGTCCTGTTTGCGATCCGCTTGCAATCGCGCAAGCGTGTCGGCATGGTTATGCGGGCCCGCGGAGCCTCAGCGGAACTCGGGGCCGAACGGGATGTCGTCGTCGAGGTCGTAGCCGCCCTGCGCCCGGCCGCCGGATGGCCGGCCACCGCCGCGCGATGCCTGTGCCGGACGGCGGTCGCCACCCTGGCCGCGGCCGCCGTCATCGTCTCCAGCATCGTCGCCGCCGCCTCGGCCGTCGAGGATCGTCAACTCGCCGCGGAAGCGCTGGAGCACCACCTCGGTGGTGTACTTCTCAACGCCGGCGTTGTCGGTCCATTTCCGGGTCTGGAGCTGGCCCTCGATATAGACCTTCGAGCCCTTGCGCAGGTACTGCTCGGCGATCTTGGAAAGGTTTTCGTTGTAGATCACGACCGAGTGCCACTCGGTCTTGTCCTTGCGCTCGCCGGAGGCCTTGTCCTTCCAGGACTCGGTCGTCGCGAGGCGGAGATTGCAGATGGGGTCACCGCTGCCCAGCCGGCGCACCTCCGGGTCGCGCCCCAGATTGCCGACCAGAATGACCTTGTTGACCGAGCCTGCCATGATGTCTCCTTCTCTGCGTGTCCATTAGCATTCTGTTTGCAATCGCGCAAGCGCAAACTCAAAACGGTGCGGCCGCGGCGAGGGCTGCCATCGGCTCGTACATCTGAAGCCGGGTGTTGAACCGGAGCTGGACCTTGCCCTTCTTGCCGGTGATCCCGACGAACCGGATCTTCGGAATGATGAAGTCCCGGATCACGCCGAGCGGATCGTCGGTATCGATGATCAGGGACAGGTCGGCCTTGTTGTACCAGTGGGCCGAGTTTCCGCAGATCGTCACCTTGCCATTCCTGCGCACGACGTACGCCCCGGTCGGCATGGTCAGACACCAGATCTTGCCCGAGTAGAGCTCGATCGAGCTGTTGCGGGCGCCGCGCAGCGCCACCTGCCGGCGCGCCTCCCGGCCGAAGTTGATCTGGTACTGGACCGCGTGGTCCGGGTTGGCTGGCGTCCGCTCGTGGCCGGTGACCGGGGTTCCGATCTCGACCGCAATCCGCATCAGGTCGTCGCTCAGCTGCTTGGACGTGGTCGTTGCGACGATGCCATCGCGGGCCGTCGGGCGGTGCCCATCGCCGTCGATGTAGCCTTGTAATAGCGCAGCCTTCAGCCGGGCGCTCATCGCGAAGAACGGGTAGGGCACCCGCTTCTCACTCGAGCCACGGCCGGCCTTATCCCGGATCCAGCGTACGAGTTCCGGGTTGGTCCGGGCGCCGAAGTACCAAGTCACCATAGTCTGGAACCCGCGCGGGTCCGGACGTTCGGCTCGGGTCGCCGACAGACCGCAGGCTACGATCAGGCCGTCGATGTGGTCGGCCTTCTCACCAGCCGCCTGGCAGAGGCTCAGGCCGGAGCTCTGCCAGGAGCCTTCGGCCAGATACCAGCCCACCAGCTCCGCGAACGGTGCCGCCGGGAAGATCTTGCCGTCGATCAGCAGCGTCTCCGGATCGTCGCCGGGTACCGCCATGCCGGCCTTGGGCATGATGAAGTTGCCGCTGCCGATCTCGCGGGCCGTAGTGAACGACCACTGGTCCTTCGGGTACTTGGTCGGACGGCCGAGGCCGTTCTCTGCCTGCGTCCCCTTCGGATCCTTCCAGGCCGGCTTCACCACCATGCGGTGGTTGGGGCTGACCAAGAGGTCGTAGCCGTAGCCCTGGAACCGGACCATCTCGCCGTCATGGTCGAAGCTCGCCACGCGGCTGGGGCGGGCCCAGTCGAGGTTATCCGTCTTCGGGTCGAAGCCCATCACCTCGTCCTCCAGGGTGATCTCCGCGTGGCGCAACCAGCCACGTTTGGTCAGGACCTCGGTGTCCTCGGAGTAGCAGTCCGAGATGTCGTAGAGGTTTGGCTGGCTCTCGACCTTCTTCGGGTGGGCGACGACGATCACGCAGACGCCGTAGCTCTTGGCGAATTTCTTGATCTTGCGGATGGCCTTGCCGACATATTCGGTGAGCGACTCGTGGGCCGGCCGCTCGTGCTCGATCTCGTTCCAGGGGTCGATCACCAGGAGCTTGGTGCCGAACCGGAACACGGAGGTGGCGGCGAGCTTCAGCAGCTTGTCGAGGGTGATGTCGTCGTCGGTCCGGTCATCCTGGGCGATGACCTGGACGTGGCGGGCTAGGAATTCGTCGGCTCGGGCGCTCTCCTCCGGAGTCCATTCCGAATAGTGCCGCCTCAGGTACTTGGTCTTGAGCGAGCGCTCGAGGAACGGCTTGACCATCTCCTCGCCCGGGAACATCGCCGTGTGCCAGCCGTATCGCATCGCCATGTTGACGATGATTTGCTTGGCGACCTCCGACTTGCCTGTGTTGGGCACGCCGGTGAGCACCATGAACGCGCCCGGGTAGAGCAGAATGTGCTCGTCGAGTTCGGGGTCGAGTCCCATCGGCAGCGTTTCGAGCTCGCCCTCGTCGGGGAAGTCGGCGATCGCGAACAGGCCGGCAACCGGCCAGGGGCGGGCCTTGCCGAGCACGCTCTGAACGCCTTCGGGGCCGAAGTGCTGCAGCACCTCGTTGAGGTCCTTGCAGGGCCGCAGTTCGCCCGTCTCCCGGTCGGCGACGACGCACGGGTCCTTGGGGTAATCGATCAGGAAGCACCGCGCCGGGTCGAGCCGGCGGGCCAGCTCCTTGGCCAGGCGCTGGCCGGCCTCGTCCGCATCGACGGCCAGGTAGAAGTGCTTGACCCGTGCCAGGCGCTCCCAGTGCCGGTTGATGAAGGCGAAGGCCTCGTCATCCTCGGGGTCGATGTCCGCGGCATCCTCCGGCACGGCGATCAGCTTGCCGGTCTTCTTGTCCCGGGCCGGCAGCTGGGCGCCGTTCGGTACGGAGACCGAGGCGTAGTGGCCGCACTGGACGGAGGCCACGCAGTCCGGCTCGCCCTCGGTGATCACCAGGGCGATGATCCCGTCCTCGAGCTCCTGCATGATGTGCTCGTCGTAGAGCACGTCGCAGTTGAAGAAGGTCTTGGGCCGGCCGGCGGTTTGGCTCAGTTTCTTCCGGCCGTCCTTGGTCTCGCGGTATTTCGTCGAGATCTCGACGCCGCATTCGATGAAGGGGAAGCAGAGGATCGTCCCGTTGTGGTCCGGCACGACCTTGAAGATCGGCTCACCCCGGTCGTCCAATCCATCTTTGACGCGCTTCCCGCTGTAGATCCCCATACGCGTCGCTACGTCGACGTCCAGGCTTCGGTTCTCGAGCTCGGCGAGGTGCCAAGTGCTCAGTGTCATTACGCGCTCCGGCGAAGTCGCATTGGTCGTTGTGGCAGTTCCACACGACACCCCTCTCATCGATTTTCACGGAGAGGCATTTGATCTTTTGTTTCGCGCCTTTTCTGAGGTGCGAACACTGTGGGCATGTGACGTAATAGTTTCCCGGCCGGTAGCTGTTGAGACGAATCCCGACCTCAGCGAGCATCCTGGCTGGGTCGCTCATGGGATGTAGTACCGGCCGTTGGGCTTGGGCCGGGCTGCCTCGGCGGCCTGGGCCTGTGCCTGGATCCGGCGAGCGTCCGCGTCGGCCTTGGCCTCACGGTCCTTGCCGGCGAGCCAGGTTCGCATCCGGTGGAACCAGTCCTTGCCCCAGTTGCGCATCACCCAGTCGGCCGCTCCGAGCACCTCGCCGGCGACGTTGAGGTGCGGGAAGGCCTCCTGCCACTTCTCGATGTCGGCCTTCAGGACGCGGAAGCCGTCGTCCTGGTCGATGAAGTAGGCCTCCGGCGGCTCGCGGCGCTTCGGTCCGGCCGCGACCGGCCGCTCGGCCCCGGTGGAGGAGGCTGCCCCTGGATCGACCGTCGCTGCCCGGCCGGCGACAGCCGGCCCGAACGCGGCCTCGATCCGCGCTTCCTGTTCGGAGGTCAGCAAAGCAGCTGAATCTGCCTCTGATCTGATCTGCTCTCCTCTATTCTCCTCTCCTCTTCTCTTCTCTGTGGAAATAAGATCGTTATCCTGCAGTGCCTTAGAGGTCGTCACTCGGTGGGGATCGGCCTCCCACTCGGGGTTCACCGAGCTTGCACGCGATCGGCACTCGCGTGTCACCGGATCCGCAGTCGGCCCGCACCCGTCTCTCAGGGACGCGACACTAGCCCTCGGCGAGGGGCCATCACCGCGGCGGCGAAGGGCCAGCTCTTCCAGCACGCGCCGGTTCAGAAGCCGGCCGGTCGCATCCCTTTCGATCTTGCCAGCCTCGATCAGCTGGCGCACCAGCGCGCTGGCCTTGACGTTGCCGCAGCGGAAGATCCCCTGCAGCAGGCGCGTGGTGTCAGGCACCGGGCCACGGGCGTCGTACATGGCATGGCAGAGCCGAAGGTAGGCAGCCTCCTGCTCGAGACTGAGATCAACCGTGCCGAGGTTCCAGGCGCGGAAATCCATCTTGTAGAACTCGCCCTTCATCGGGCCTCCTTGGGTTCGAGCGGACGGTGTCCTGGGCGTTTGCATCTCGTTTGAAATCGCGCAAACGTCAAGGCGCGGGCAGGTCCGATTCCGAGGGCACCAGCCAAACCCGCACCTGACTTGCCGGCAGCGGTCCCCATTCGAGCACGACGCGGTTGTCGAGCTTGTCGTCGACGATCAGGCCGGCCTTCTTGGCCCAGTCGAGGGTCGCCTTCACGCGATTGTCGATGTCGGCGATCCCGCGCTTGCGCTCCGACAGCATCATAGCGACGTCGAACCAGCCCGGGATGTGATCGACGTTCAGGCCGGACCGCTGCGCCTCGAGCGCTGCGCTCGCCCGCTCCATCCAGTTCTTGTAGGCCGGGTTGAGATAGGTATGGCCGCGGCCAACCCGCCAGATCAGGTTGGTGCTTGTGGGAAGTGGGAGGTCGAGGCGTATGCCGCCGTCCCAGTCCGGGGCCACGATCTCTGTGATCCGCGCCTGCCGGGCACTCGCTGGTGTTGTCTTCCTCGGAGCCATCGTCGTCATCCATCCAGAGCAACGTTTGCGCGAGCGCTTGCGTGCAAGTTTTACGTCAGGCCATATGCATCATTGTTAGATTTTATTTGGGTTATGGAATACGGTATCAAGAAATATCACGCTGGGATTTGAAATTCCTTGAGCGCCCTCCCGGAGAGCATCTTAGATTGTTCTCTGGGGTGCCTGAGGTCAAAACGCGTACCCGATATATTCCGGCGGCCGAGTCTGCATTCCATCCGAGGTTTACTGCTCGGTAGGCGGCTCATGTGCTCGGCCAGCAACATATCCCACCCCCCGCAGACGAGAACAAAGCGGGAACATAAGACTTTGGCGGGGTCAACATGCGCTTTTGTGGTTCAAACTGCGTTTGCCTACTTGCAAGCGCACGCAAACGCGAATAGCTATCGCGGTGTTGGGGAGCGTTTCGTGTCCATCTCCTGCGACGAACCCCCATACACCCGTTTGCGTCCCATTTGCAACGCAAATGCCCGCGAGCGAGCTTTCGAGGTCTGGTTTGTCACGGTCGGCGCCATGAACGAAGGAGGTAGTTAGGTGATAAATACGACGCTGAGCGAGCGTACCCTTCCGGATCGGCATGCGGCCGAGCGTCAGGAGGCTCGTAACTGGATCGACCGGATCCTGAAGGACAAGAACTGGACGCCCACTGATCTGGCGCGCCAGTCCGTACTCGCGCCGTCCACCCTGCTCCGCTTCCTCAACGACGAACGCAACCACCACTCCCTATCCTTCAGCACCATCAAGAAGATTAGCGACGGATCTGGCTACGCCGTGCCGCGCTCTCTCATGGAGGCGCACGGGATCACGCAGACCGAGATCAACGGTGACCGCAACGAGCGCCCACGGTCGCTGACTGCCTCCGGCGATCTGGGCCCGTCGACGGTGCGACTGATCAGCGTCTCGCCATTTCCGGAGGGGATCCAGCCGATCAACCGTGATGTGCGTCGCGTACCGCGGCCGCAGGAGCTCATGGGCGACTCGACCGCCTTCGCGTTCTTCATGCCCGACGATGCTCTCGCGCCGCTGATCCCGGAGCGGACCATGATGTTCGCGACGAAGCTCCGCGACCCGGCTCGTGATGACCTGGTCATGATCACCGACACCAGCGGGATCTCCAAGGTCCGTCTGGTCCGCGACGTCACCGCGGCCGGCATCGGTCTCGAAGAGCCGGGTTCCGGTTCCAAGAAGGCCAGTGTCGTGCGGGTTCCTCGTGAGCGGATCAAGGAGCTCGGGATCGTTCGCGTCATGGTGAGGCCCTGATCCGGCCTAGCCTGCATGGATCCAGAACGTAAGAAGGGCGCCTCAGGGGCGCCCTTTTCGTTGCGGGGATCCGCTCGACGGTTTCAGGACAGGCTGAGGCTGGTGGCGATCACATGGCGCAGCCCCGCGAAGGTCCGACAGCTGAGGCTTGCCCAGACGCTTGCGGTTACCGACAGGCCGAGCAACGCGTGGGCGGCATCGCGAACCGCAGGCGGAACGCTGAGCAGCCGGCGCAGGTCCTTACTCGGCAGAACGACCCGAGCAGGGTCGCCGTGTATCAAAAAAGGGATCAGCCAATCGGGCATCGGGCCGAAAGCCCGGGTTGCCGGATTGTAATTCTCACAGACCCTGTCTATGGTTTTCAGGGCCTCGATGAGAGTATCGTAAGAGTCGGATTGAATTTCCAAGTACGCGCCGTCGCTCACTTCGTCCATATTGGTCGCAACGAGGTTCGGCCCCTCCTCGACAATAGTGAACGCACCGTACCTCAAGACCCCCTGCATACCTACGACCTTCGATCCGCGTCCAGAACTCGGGACGATTACGACTCGGTTCTAGTCAGGGGGATGTGACTGGCAAGCGTCATTTCGTGAGAAATCCGTTCCTCTGGTGGACATGGGTGTTCCTCAGGTGGAACACCTTGTCGAGCAGATCCGGTTGCAGGCGCTCTGCTAGAGCCAGCAAACCATCTTCTTGGGTGCGAGAGCCTGCGACGTTCTTGATGACCCGAAGGTCCCCGTCGGGCATCACGGCCAGCACCAGGCTGGCTTTGGCCATTTCGTCAAGCATGGGGCAGCTCCGCGAGGGGGTCCTGGACTTGTCGCTCCTGGGCAAACAGCGTCGCCCACTTCCTTGAATTCATTTGCGCTGTCCTTGAAATCGCGCAAGCGACGGGGCGTGGCAAGGCGGTCAGGCCGCTTGGTCTGCCGCGTCTTCGGTGAAGCTCTCTTGCAGCTGATCAACGAGCTCGCGCAGCGCTAGGCCGGGGAGCCGCATCTCGTCCGGGGCAGCGATCGCCTTGATCATTCTCAAGTGGTCGATCCAAGCTTGCAGGGCGGCGAGATCCGTGACGCCGGTCATGGCCAGCTGCGCCTTCCCGATTTCGAAATCGAGATACTCGGTCAGCTCCTGGATGTGGCTCTCGGCATCATTCAACGGCTGGCGGACGGCGAGCATCGCGGCGAGGAGTGCGTCGATGATCGCTGGGAGCCGTCGTGTGAACTGGGGATTCAGCGACTTGGTCTTCGACATTGGAAGCCTCCTCTGGATCGGGGGTGTAGGGCATCACGCCGTGATCGATCGCCGCCATGGCCAGGGCGTGGATCTGGGAGCACCCGCCGGCATCGAGATCCTGAACCGAGGACTTCGTCACGCCGAACAGGTCGGCCATCCGCCCGAGCGAGTAACCGCGGGCTTCGCGCCAGGCGCGGAACTGCGGTCCGGTCATCACGCGACGTTTGGCGTTCGTCGATTTGGCGGTCATGTCACCTCCTGCTCGAGCTCGGGGTAGGCCTTCTTCAGCAGGTAGCGGACCGCCGAATGATCCTTCAAGTGCAGGGCAATGGCGACCTCCTCCAGGGGCAGCTTGAGACCGTAGCGTAACTCGTGCGCTACCCGGATCCGGGCTCTGGCAAGCCACGGGCTTCGGCCCGGCCGGGTCAGGGCCTCGCGCGTCAGGCCAGCGCTGCGGGCGACCATCTCGAGCACGGCCTCGACCTGCGCCCGGATCTGCATCACCTCGACCATGATCTGGCTGGCGTCGCTGTTTGCATGGCGCTGAAGGCTGCGGGCGAGCCGGCGCCTGCTCTCGCCTTCGAGCCGGCGCCCCAGATGATCCTCCCCGTAACCGCGCTCGACCGCGTACAGGTTGCCCTTGTGGCGAAGGAACTTGCGGATGCGGCTCGGCGACGAAGCTTGGACGCAGAGGGCCCGATGCGATGTGCCGTCCTCGATCACCACCCAAGTCAAGCTGGCTGGCAGCGAAGCTGCGGCGCTGCCCCGGGATAGGTTTGGGCTGGCGGCTTGTGCGGAGCTGCGCAAACGTCTGCCTCGACGGTCTCCCGGTCCGGGCCTCAGCAGGGAGCTTCGGCCCTCGGCCGGCTCATTCGGCGGCTATCATTCGCTGTTGACGGTTGCGGGCGCGCTCCTCGACGCGACGGCGGCGCTCGGCATCCATCCGCTGGCGGTCTTCCTCGTCGATCGGCGGCGGCTTGGGCCGTCCCTGAAGTGTCGCTTCGACCGCCTTGGCGAACCGCGATATCGGCTTGGCCCGCGGCTTGGGCCGCGGCGTGGCCGGCGGCTTGGGCTCTGCCGGCGGTAGCTCATCAATGGCGAGAAGGGCGGGCGGCACCAGTCGCATGCGAGTCTCGGCGAGATCGCGCAGTCCGGTCAGGGCGTTCGCCACTTGACCGATGTTTGCGGTCAGGCACTCGTTCTGCCGGCCGGTCATCGCCGCCATCCGGGCCACGGCTTCGATCAGTTGCTCCTGATGCCGGTTGGAAACGGCTTGTTGCTCGACGAGGCGGCGGTTCTGGTTGGCGATCTCCTGCGTGACCTCGAGCTGCAGCTCCATCGCCGCCCGCATTTGGGAGATCTCGTTCTGCAGGATGTCGATGCGGGGATCGGATTGGGCCGCTGGCGTCGGTGCCGGCGCTGGGGGCACGGGAGCTGCGGTTGGCTTAGCCGGCGGCGGCGTGAAGAGTCGGTCGAGGGCGGCTAGGGTCTTGGCGCGGTCCCGGTCGCGCACACGGGCAGCGGTGTCGACGCAATCGGCGGGTGTTGGAACTGGGGCACCGGCGCGGCGGGTGGGGAATTTCTCTGCGAGGCGGTTCTCGGGTTTCACCCCAAGACAAGCGGGGCACACGTCGTGCTGTCGGTCGCGACTGAGCAGCCACCCATGCGAACGTATTTTCTTGGAAATGATTTCATCAGGCAGTCTCCGGGCGGACGAGAAAGTAAATTCGTTTGGGCATTTGCTGCAATTTATGACAGTGTAAGTTCTAGAGACAGTTCCTGATCGGACAGTTTGTAGATTGAATTCTCGTGCCTGGGTGGCTTGCATGAGGATCTCCCTGCCTAAGCCTTTTCGGGTACCCGATTGGTTTGCAGTGGGCGTGCAACATGCAAGCGCTCGCGTAGGTGTGCAAGGGCTATCGTTTGCTCATGTGCGAGAAATCATGCAATTCCGCGCTTGGTCTTGTGCAGGACTGTGAGTCAGCTGACCTTTGTCTCGGGCGGCAGGGGAAAGCGCCAAGCATAGCGGCCCGATCCCCAGTGCCTCCTGACCAGATCCGCCGACTTCGTGCGGGAGACCGGGTCGGAGGACGGCTCGTAGGGTTGGCTGCCGCGCTTGACCATGACGACGTAGAGCTGATCGTCGGTGGCGGGTTTCTTCATGGGTCCTCCTTGAATGAGTCCGAGCCGCCCTGGCTCGGCCGAAACGCATCGTTCGGCAGGGGCCGTCAGGCAGCCTTGGCCGCAGACGCGGCCGCGAGCACCTCGACCTCGTAAGGCCTGACGAACATATCGGTATGAACACGATCGCGCAGTTCACGATCGATCTCGAACCACAGCAGGCCGCAGCGCACCGCCGTGCCGTCAGTGAGTGCGCGGGGTGGCTCTTGGATGGTGCCGGTATCGCCGATCGAGGGGCGCTTCCAGCTTGACCAGGTCGGATCGCCGACGATCCGCACTCGGTCCCCCACCTTCGGGATCGGCCGGCCGGCCTCGGCAAAGGCCATGCGGTTGCCGCCGCGATCGAGCAGCTCGATGCTCAGCGCCTTGCCGGCCACGACAAGATTGCAGGCGTCCCGGTAGGCCCAGGCGGCTTGGTGTCCATCCCGGAAGCGCTGTTCGGTGCGCGACCGTGTGTCCTCGCGCACGGTCAGCAGGTAGAGCTTTTCGTTCATTGCTTCTCCTGGGGCTTTATTGGATCGAACTGGTTCAGCAATCCCGAGCGCATGATCTCCTTGAGCTTGGCCCAATCCTCGGGTGATTTGTTCTTTCTGCGCTTCAGCCGGGCGATCAGCTTTCGGTGCTTGCGGGACGGCTCGCTCATAGCTCGTAGATCAGGGCGCGGAACGCCTCGATCTCCCGCAGGGCGTCCTCCAGGCGCATCGCCGCCTCGGATGAGAGGTCGTTGAGCTCCTGCAGGTCGGTCTTGTCGGTCAGCTCCCCGAGGGACAGGACCGCGTGGTTGCACCGCTTGATGGCGGCCAGCCTGTGCTTCTCACGCCGCTTGGCGCTTTCAGTCTGGGGCATGGGGAGATCTCCTTAAGTTCGTTGCTGACAATCATCGGATCAGGTCGTGCGGCGAGAGCTTGCGCTCCCGCCCCCAGCACCGATTCGTCTTGTCGTAGCTCTGGAAGAAGCGCTGCTGCGCCTTGCCGATGCGGGTGATCCGCGCCTCGCGCACCCCGCGGGCTGTGAACTTCACGGTGAACTGGCTGCCGACATCCAGGCGCAGGATCCTGGCCTCGGCCAGGGCGATGGCGTCCTGCTTCTGAGACCAGGTCATGTTCTCGTAGAGCATCGACCCCTCCCTCAGCCGCCGAGGCTGTCCATGATGGCGTTGAAGCTCTCAGGCTGCATCGTGTGCTCCTTGCTTGAATTCGCGCAAGCGTTGTAGCGGAAGGCGTCCGAATGTGGTCAGCCCCTGACGGCGTCGACCACCGCCAGCGCCTTCTGCGCAGGGACGGTGAAGTGCTCGAACCGGATCTGGGTGAATCGGCCCGCGTCCTGGGAGCCGGCCTCCGTGCGGCCGGAAAAGCCGAGGCCGGGCCCGTGGAAGCGCAGCTCGGTATCCTCTTCGCACCGGCATACGGTCATGCCCTTCGCCTCGAGGGTGGCAGCCAGCGTCTCCATCTCGGCCCGGCGTGCGTCCCGCCACATCACCTCGGCACGTTGTGAGGCCAGCGCCTCGGCCGAGGCGTCGATGACCCGGCGGGTGATGTCGGCAGCAATCCGAGGCAGATCCCGGGCGTCGGGGTCGAAGGTCGCCTCCTGGGTGGAGAAACGCCGGGCTGCCTGGCTGTCGCGGCCAGGGATGTCGCGTGCCCAGATCCGGGCCGTCGCCCGACCCTTGTGCCACGGGACCGACAGGATCAGCTCGTTGTCGCCCAGATCGAACGACCAGCTATCCCGGCCGGACCGGTTCTCCCGCGGGGCCGTGCCGTGCATCACGGCGCACAGGTCCGTCGCGAAGCGCGCCAGATCCACACGCGGATACTCGTCCCGACCGGTCCCGACGATGGTCACGTATCTCGTCATATGTTCTCCTGAGGTTGCGTTTATGCGGGTTGCATGAATTCACGCAAGCGCCTTATGCGGCGATGCGCTGGGGATCGAGGCGGGCCGCCTCCTGGCGCTCGTAGTGGACCTTGCCGGACCCATGGGCCTCGATGGCGATGTCCACCTTCAGGCTGCGACGGTTGCCGTCGCAGAGCATGCAGCGAGCGCACTGCATGAGCGGATTCTTCTCCGACGCCATCTCGTCCGAGGCCGGGCAGTGGCCCTCGCCCTTCATGAGCGGTGCGCCGGCCGGCCGGACGCGGTAGGTACGGAAGCCAAGGGCCTTCGCCTCGAGCCGCTCCTCCTCCGTGTCGCAGCTCGCCATGCAGAAGCTCGCCAAGTCCGGACGCTCGCGCCACAGGTGCGTGTAGGCGTTGCTCGTGCGGACGCTCTTGAGGACGCGGGCCCACACCTCAACCGGCACCGCGCCGGGATCACCGTAGGCACCAAAGCGGACCGGGCGCACAGCCAGGAGTGCCGCGGCCGTCCGATCTAAAACGGTGGCGTAGCGGCCCTTCTGCAGGGCTTCGAAGACCATGCGGGGGCCGTGGGTCAGCTGGACGTAGCAGGTCCGCTCGGTGAGCTTCAGCTTGCCGTCGACGACCTCGGGGCGACCGCGATGCCGGCAGGATCCGCAGATCGAGCGATCAAGCCCGAGCGCCACGGCATGCAGCGGCGCCACGTCGGAGCGCAGGATATAGATTTGCGTCATCGGGCCGGTCTTGGAGTTGTTGCCGCCGTTCACGATGCCGGTGGCGATGACCACGATCGGGGCGCCGTCGATCTCGGACGGCCCCTGCCAGATGATGAAGCCGTTCATGGCAAAGTCCTTTGCTATCCGTTTGCAATCGCGCAAGCGATTGGGCGCACTAAACCCGTGAGGGGCGCGCTTTGGCGGGGATGAATATTGTTGATTGCGCTACCGGGGCCTGCCCGAGCCGGCGGATATAGATTTAGGTGTGATTAAACCTGCACTGATCCGCCTGTGTTGCACTGATGCCATATCACCGCTGACGCAACGGTGTTTACTGCATGATATATTAGTAGAAAGAAGCGCGGGCGGTTGAAATGCGTGGCTATCTCGCGTGTATTGCTGCATCAGCGTTGGGGGTTCTAACGCAAGGCTGCGCGAATAGTCCGCTCCCTCAAGATGTGACTGGTTCAACCACGGCCGATATCGTTGCCAGGGTACGATGCGAAGCAAGAGATGCAATTCGCGAGGCTGCGCTCAAGGAGCTGAATAACTACGATGACGTTGTATATAAAGATCTGACAGGCAAGCAGCTCGCCGAGATTTTGGATAAAGACCGCAGGCGTTTTAATGAAATTGGGGCGCCTAGATTTAAGGTAAAAGAGCTCGATAAGGCGTTTGATTATTTCAGAAATGCGCAGATGACGTACGATTTCACGCTGAATTTAAACGAGGCGAATACCCAGGGTGTAAATTTTGATCTCGTCAGAACGTTTGCCCGTCGGATCGATAGCGTAGGAATTGGAGCAAAAGGAGAGCGGACGCGACAGACCATTCGTCATTTTCAGGTTACTGACAATTTCCTCGTTCTTGCAACGAAAGTTAATTACGATTATTGTGAGGTGCCCCGACCGATAAATCTTGTCTATCCGATCGAGGGCCGGCTTAAGATAAATGATTTGGTCGATAGTTTTGTGTTCATTAACAAAAACGGGAGCTTTAGGGGGACGCCAAGCGGGCCGGCCATTTCGACTATGTCTGATACGATCGTATTTTCCACGAAATTATTAGGGAACGTAAGTCCCACGCTGGCACTCAACCCTTCCCAGCTTTACGGCTTCGAGCTTTCACGCGTTACGCTGACGAATGATAATTTCCGAGAAGATCGGCATCAGGTTATTATAACGACGACTCTACCGAAGAATAAAATATTTCCTTATTATCCTGGGGCCAACCCGCGTCCATTCATCGATGATGATCCCAGGCTTTTAACTGCTGAGGCGTCCGTTCGTGAGACCAGAAGGCGGAACTTCGAAGATGCCGTGACGCAATTCGGCAATAGCTTTTCCAGGATGATTGGTCCTTGAAAGCAGCTGATCGCCGGTTCTCGATCGCGCTGGCGATAGGCGCTTCAAAAAGCGAAGAGGAAAAGGGTGATCGGTAGCAGCTGGAGGAGGAACCAAATCACCTGAAGCATAAACCATATGTAGATCCCGACGAGCACGACTGTCGCGCCCAAGAAGAGTTTTTCGATGAACTTCATGGCGCGCTCGTTATTGCAGATCGACGCCAAGCTCGTCCAGCCGCCGCTTCACACGTTCGATGCGGGCATCCATGACCTGGAGAAGCGTAGTTTTAATCGCGTCGAATTCGTGGTCCTGAAGATAATAGACTTGCGTTGAAGAATCCCCGGCCAGCGTCAGGTGGCCGCCGCTATTTATGATACTGGCCGGCGCATTCCTAGTTAGGAAAATTTCATTTCGGCTTGTGACTATGGTGGTCAGCTCCGCGCAGAGCGGATACGCCTCCGTGATCTGTTCGGGTGTCATGTCGCTTTCCTTTCGTTTGCAATCGCGCAAGCGGCCGGGCGCACTTCGGACGTGAGATGGCCCGGCCGCGGCTAGTGGTCCAAATCCGACGCTTGGTACCCGTAGCGAGGGGCGCTTCCGACCCTTCGCTGACCCTGAGAATGTCCGCTCACGGGCAACTCGGCTGACTGTCGCCTGCGACCGGGATGGGTCGCAAGCCGAATGACCGCACAGGGTGGTTTTCGGCCTGTCTGCTTTCGGATGGCGAATGCATCGATGCGGACATAGCCGTATGGACACAATCCAACCCATCAGAGACTGTGACGAGATGCAATTCGTAGCGACGCCGTGAACGTCCGCGTCGCTTGGCTTCAAATAGTCGCGCCTGATATCTCAAAATACAACAGGCCTGCCGGGTTGCTTGTAGCATATCCTACGCGAACCGCCGGTTCCTCGGGCGGCTGCGGCACATGCTGATCGCGTACAAAATGCTCGCACAGGGACGCAGGCAGCTATCCATCAGAAAAGCCGTCATCCGCCAACAACGGCTTCGGGTGCTAAGACCAGAATGTCATAATAATCGGCCATACCTTCTCAACCACACTCGAAATAGATCCGATATCATCCAACACATCCTTCAGGCCGCTCCCCAAAGATTTGAGAATAGTTTTTGAAGATCCCTTGTCTGAAGCTTTGCTGGTGATTTCCGCGAGAAGCTCAAGGGCCTCTGCGCGCTTTTCTTCAGGTACGTTCTTGCCCCCAAGTGCTTGCTGCAACGATGAAATTGCGTCCGCGGCCTCGTCGCCTCGTTGCTCTCGAATGGTAATAACGCCGCGGGCTATCGATCCCCGAGTAGCAATAACCGAGTTGCTGTTTTGGCTAAATGTGTCGCCAGTCGACATAGTGACTTCCTCCTCATAATTGTTGACAATCAATGTGCCCTCCATTCGTTGGATAATAGTGTGAACGCTTGCTTTCTCGGCAGGCGAAATCAATCGCGGTCTCGCTTCCAGATCTTTCTCAATAACTTCTAGCATCTTCATGAAGATATCAAGATGACTAAACTTTTCAGTCATCTGATCATTCCGCGGAAGTTTGGGACAGGCGAACGGCGCCCAACATCTGCTTGATTTTGTTTCGTTCCGGAGCGCCAATTGAAACCGCCATTGCTAGCGCCCGTTCGAGCATGTTCTCAGCTGCTGGTGCATCTCCATATTGTGCAGTGTAAGCGCCAAGGGCGGAGAGGGTCTGAGCTAAACCGAGACGGTCGCCAACTTCTTCCTGTATTTTTGCGGATTGATATAATGCTTCCAAACCCTCAGCAACACGACCAGATGATATCAGATTGTGGCCTATTGCAGCGAGTGAAAATGCAGATCCGCTTCGATCGCCGAGTTGGCGTTTGAGATGTAGGCTTTCCTGGAGAAGCGCCAGCGCCTCCTCGGAATCTCCCCTAGACTGTTTTAGAGAGGCCAGATTGTGCAACAGAGATGCGCGCCCTCTAACATCGCCAATCATATTAAAAACATGATGAGCTCGCTCGAAGAGCTCTTGTGCGCGATCAAGTTGACCTTGCTGCTGCAACAGTGCCGCCAAATTTGCCTGTGCTATTGCCACAGATCTTTGGTTGCCAGATTTCTCAAATATCTCTAGAGCATTTAAATATAATACCTCAGCTTCTTCATAATTTCCTAAGGTGTAAAGTAACTGCGCGTAATTCCCAGATATCTCGGCACGCATTTCAGAGTCGCCGATCGTTTCTGCGATATCAAGAGCGGCTCGATAGAAGGTGCGAGCCTGATCAAGATCGCCAGTATTCAGCAAAACATTAGCCAAATTGGCAGTTATCATCGCTCTCTGGCGAGGTTCTTCAACGCTGGCTAATAGCTGGAAAGCTTCCTGCAGCGCAGACAGCGCTTCTTCATAACGACCTAGTGCTTGGTAAGCCACACTTGCGGAGTTAAGTGCCGCCGCTAGGGCAGGCCGATTGCCAGCCGCACGTTGACGTTTGATTGCCCTGGTGAGCAACTCCAGTGCCGAAGCATAATCCCCCCGAGCCTTGTATTCTTCCAAGAGCTTGCTGCCGGCAACCTCGTCTTCAGTTTCCGCGAACTCCTTTGATGGTTCGATTTTCGCGGATGACGCAGAAGCCAGACCAGATAATGTTTTTACGACGCGGCGGACTTCTCTAGTTAGATCTCGCCGTAGCTGAGCAAGGGATTGAGGATCATTGCTGTAACTCAGAAACCGAAATTGCTGTAGATCGAAAGGTACTTCTTGAAACGATCGGGCGAGTAGTATGATGGGTTTTTTTAGCGCAGCAGCAAAACCAATCTCAAATCCCGTAAAGGAGCGCAGATTATCGTCGCCTACGACTGCGATGACTAGATTTGATGACTCGATTAGTTCTTGAAAGCCAAGCCGCCACACGCTGCCCGCGTTTAGATCTTCAACCTTGGTGGACTTGAGGCCATTCCCCTCTATCGCGGGCAAGATTGCAGAATCATATACGTCCGCGAATGCGCGACCCGTAGGCATTGATACGAAACATTTCATGGTAGTTTCAGCCGCTAACTTCTTCAAATCTTTCAGCAAAACGGTAGGAACAAGTTACTCATTGGCATAGCGCACCAGTCTATATGAGACAATTATTTTGTGTTCGGCAAGCCGGGACGCGTGGTGGCCTTCCACCCGGGATGAGTCTCATCTTACCTCAAGGAACCTCTGCTGCGGCAACGATGTCCTCCAGCACAAGACGCTACCCATCTCTATCACCTGTCAAGTTGGGTGATACGTTATAGCACAGCCGAACTGCTCGATACCCTTGTTAAATATTAGATGCCAGCAGCGAAGCTATGAATCACTCCCCGCCCCCGGACGGAAGTTTCAGAATGGCCGAAGCATGACCGCTTCTGAGAGGCGCCGCCGACTGCTCGCATGGCTGGGTTGGGTCGGATGCGGAACGTCCGCTTCAAGGCGAGTAGCTGACTTCCGCTACCCACCCGTTGCGGACCCTGCCAGTGGATACCAAGCGTTGGATTTCGACCACTAGATCAGGTGCCGGTGCTGAGGTGGAAGACGGTCCCGTCCTTGGTTTCGGCGACAACGATCCCGCGCTCGAGGCGGATCGTCTTCACGTCGGGCTGGCGCACCGGAGTGCCGTTGCTCGTCCCGGTCAGCGTGATCCCCGCGCCGGCGCGCTTGGCGCTCCAGTCTTTCACGAGCTTCGGCTCGGCCGCCATCAGAGCGTGGCTCCCTTGATGGCGATCACGACGTAGGAAATCTTGCCCTCCTCGTCGGCCTCGCCCTGAGCGCTGTCCAACGCCTCCAAGAATTCTTCGGGGAGATCCTCGCCGTCCGTATAGGCCCGCGCCTGCTTTCGGGTGACCTCGACGATGGCGGCATCGCCGTCCGCGATCGCGGCCATCAGGTGTTTTGTGTCGCTCATAGATTTCTCCTTCTCCGCGTGATGCGGCTGGTCGGCAGGGATCGCACCCCTGCCGACGGGTCGCGTCAGGCTCAGAGCTCGAGCGCCGTGATGGTCCCCTCGCTGTCCTCCTTGGCCTCGCGGTATGAGCCGGCCATCAGCGGGCTCGAGGATGGCACGACGTCCACGGTCTGGAACCAGTGCCCGTCCATGGTCTGCCACCGCGGGATATGCTCGCCCGGGCAGCTGCGCACGACCTGCATGCCTGCGGGAAAGCGCTTCAGTTCGTCGATCAGATCGCTGACGGTCATGGTGTCTCCTACTGATAGGGATCGAGCGGGATGATCTCGCCGAAGGGCGCCCAGCGCTTCCCGCCGTAGACGGTCCACAGCACCGGGCAGGCCGGGGGGCGGCCCCACTCGTCGCTCCAGACGTCGAGATCGGTGAGGTAGATGGCGGCCGCGGCGTCCGGCGCGTTGTCCGCCAGCCAGTCGAACGCGACGTCGAACCGGGTGCCGCCGCCGCCCTTGATGTCGAGCTTGGCCACCGTGTCGCCGAGCTCGAACACCTGGACGTTGCGGACCGCATCGTCGACCGAGACGACGTGGATCCGGCTGACGCGCCCGGTATCGAGCATCGCCTGGACCTCGCTGGCGAACGCCGTGGCGCCGTCCCGCGGGATCGAGGCCGAGGAATCGACGAAGCACACCATCTCCTCGACCGCGTCCGGGGTGCGCCCGGGCAGCGAGTAGCCGAGCGCCAGCATGCGCCGATCGAGCCGATTCCATGTCGGCTGGCTCGAGGCCACGCTGTCGACGAAGCGTCCGAACTCCTCGCGCCAGTTCACGCGGGGCTGGTTCAACTCGTCGAGCAGCCGGCTGATCGCGTCCGGCAGGCCGCCCTCGCCGGCGCCCCTGGCTGCCACGGCCGCGCACTGGCGCACCATGGCCTCGGTTTCGGCCGCCGCGGCGTCGACGCCCTGGCCCTCCTCGAGATAGGCGTCGCGCACGCCGCCGCAGCCGCCCGGGTCGCCGCCGGCCTGGCTTTGGCCGCCGTCCCCGTCCTGGCCATCGTCGTCCTGATCCTGCCCGGGATCGTTCGCCCCCGGTTGATCCTGGGCGGGATCACCGTCCTGGTCCGCGTCAGGATCCTGGTCTTGATCCTGCGGCGGCTGGGGCTGCTGCTTGCGGCGCTGCCGCTCGGCGTAGATCTGCTCGGCGCTCATCCCGGCGAAGGTCGGATCGAGCAGGGCGCCCTTCGGCAGGGTGAAACCCTCGGCGATCAGGCCCGGGTTGATCGCCAGATCGCACGAGACGTTCCACTCGGCCGGGTCGCGGCCGCCGCGCCGGACATGGTGCAGCAGCGCGATATGCTTGGTCTCGTGGACGACCAGGCCGATCAGCTCGGGCTCGGTCAGGCCGGTCACGTAGTTCGGGTTGTAGAACATGTGCTTGCCGTCGACCTCGGCCGTCGGCACGCCGGCATCCTCGCGCGGCTCCATGTGGAGGGCGAGCGAGGCGTAGAAGGCATGGCTCTGGGTGAGCAGGGTGCGGGCCCGGATCAGGCGATCGCGGGCCGGCAGGTCGCGGACGTGCGTGGATTTCATCGAACCATGGTCTCCGCTGCTGTGATGGCGGCGCGCACCCCATCCAGGCGGGCCTTGAGGATGTCGCGGATCCGGGGAGCGTGGGGCAGCGCAGCGAGGAGCGCGTCCTCGCAGGCCTTCAGCTCCGCCAGCATTCCGGGCCCGGCGGCCATGACGCGGACGTTGGCTTCCTGCTTGGCGGTCAACTGCTCGCCATTGTGCAGGAAGGAGATCAGCCAGCGGCCGTCCGGCCCTATCAGCGTGTAGTGGTTGGCCTCGCCGTCGGCCCGGAAGGTCCAGGGGGGTGGTGTGTGGGGAATCGTGGTCATCGGGCCACTCCTCAGACCGTGATGTCGGAGTTGGCGGCCTGCCAGTGGATGTAGGCCGTGGTGTTGTGCAGCTCGGCGGCCTCGTGGCGCCGGACGGCGTCGGTCAGGCCCATCACCTCGAATTCCTTGCCCAGGCGGGCCAGGTACTTGAGGATGTTCGCGAGGTTGCCGCCGTTGGCCGCGCGGGAGAGCGCGATCGTCACCGCGTAGGCGATCGACGAGTTGGTCGGCACCTTGGCGGTGTCCGGGTTGGCGATGATCGAGGCCAGCGGCGGCAGGTTGCGGAAGACGTCCAGGAAGCCCTTGAACTCCGTCGAGCCGTGCTCGCCGACGATGCCGCGGATGCCGCCCTCGCGGATCTCGTCCGGCGCGTCCACCCAGGGGTGGCACATCGCCCAGGTGCGTGGGCTGCGGAACGCCTCCTCGTCCGGCTTGGTCGGGTCGAAGTGGTGCAGCATCCCGGGCTTGTCCGGCTGGCCGTTGGCGCCCTTCTGGCCCTCGCCGCGCAGCATGATGAAGGCACAGATCGCCGGGTGCAGCTGGGCGTTGGCCGCCCATTTCAGCCAGGTCTTGACGCACACCTCGACCGGCAGGTGCTGGACGCGGTTGTTCAGCGCCGTGGGCGACGACTGGGCGGCGGCCCGATCGGCGCGGCGGTTGCCGGCCAGCACGATCGAGGTGCCGTCGGGCAGCGTGTGCGGCCCGATCACGCCGCGCAGGGTCAGCTGCATCATCGGCACCTGCAGCGCCTGGCCGACGGCGTTCGCCTCGTCGATGAACAGGATCGGCGCCTTGGTGCCGTGGGCGCTGGCCTGCTCCAGCTTCTCGATGAAGTCGGGCTTGGCCCACCACACCGTGCGGGTGGCGTGGTCGGTGTTGGGCAGGCCACGCAGGTCGATCGCCTCCATGGTGGCGAGCGTCTCGGTCACCACCGGCCGGCCGAGCTCGGCCGCCACTGCGGTGATCATGTCGGTCTTGCCGACGCCGGGCGGCCCCTTGAGGAAGGGGATCGTGCCGTGCTCGAGGGCGTATTTCAGGGTCTGCTGGGCGACGGGGTACAGCATGGTGGTCTCCGGAATGGCTGTCGGGCAGGGGTGAGGGCGCGCCGGCGGGGCCGTCGGCGCGGTGTTGCTCAGCGGGCTGGTGGGGAGGTCAGGCGAGGTATTCGGCGACCGTCTCGAGGATCGACTGGGCCGCCGCGGCCGTCTCGGCCCGGACCACGGGGTTGTCGCGCAGGACCTGCACGTCGGCGCCGCACAGCTCGTTGCGCATGCGCTCGATGGTGGCGTGGAGGACCGGGTCGTTGGTCAGGTTGAAGGTCGGCAGGATGTCGACCAGGTCCCTGACGTTCTGGATCAGCGAGTCCCGGAACGTGCCCTCGGCGCGGGTGCCGTCGGTGCCCGGCTGGTACTTGGTCAGCCGGTCGGCGACCCGGCCGACCTTGTCGACGATCCGGCTCCAGGCGTCCTTCATCGCGTCCTCGAGCGCCTCCTGCATGGAGGCCTCGATGTCGGCGCGGATCTTCTCGACCGCGCCCGAGCCCAGCGTCACCCGGAAATCCGCGGCGTCGGGCATCGGCAGCACCCGCAGGCCGAACGAGAACCGCTCGCGGATCCGGGAGATGTCCGGGAACTCGTCCTCCCTGTAGAGGCCGCCGAGCCGCCGGATCGCCTCCAGCTTGTACCCGGCGTACTGGCCGGCGAACTCGTCCACCGCGGCCTCGAACTCGGTGCGGCGCCGGCGCATGTCGTTCTGGTACATCTCGTAGGCGGCCGCCGGCAGGATCCGCAGGCCCTCGTCCGCCCAGGGGAGGGTCCGCTCGTAGTGGGCGGCCCGGGCGTCGTTGACCGCCTTGGTGATGCGCTTCAGCGCGTCCTTGGCGATCAGGCTCTTGTTGTACCGGCCGGCATCCTCGGCCGCGTCGTGGTCCTTGTTGACCTTCTCGGTGGCCGCCTTGTCGAGCTTGCGCCCGGTCCACATCGACAGCTTCACGCCCACCAGCATGGCGCGGTCGGCGAGCGGGTTGACCGGGGTGGCTCCGGCGGTGAGGGCCTTGATCGAGACCTGAGCGTTCATTGTTTGCTCTCCGTTTGAAATCGCGCAAGCGCGTGGGCATGGATCGGGCGTGGTTTCGCGAGGGTCAGGCGGTCTCGGGGAGATGCGACCGCATGGCGTAGACGAGGCTGTCGATTTTCATGACGAGCCCACCGCAATCCAGGAGGTACGCGGCCTGGGCGCGGACGCGGGCCTCGTCGCCGGCGACCATGCGCTTGGCGAGCTGGTGGCAGCTGTAGCCGTTGGGGTGGATCGCGATCAGGCTGTCGTACTGGTCGTGCGCCCAGAACAAGGCGTGGGTATCGAGATCGGGCAGCGCCCGGACCTGAAGGCGTCCGAACGGCGCATCGATCGGCGCCAGGATACTCGGGTCGCTGGATGGGAGGATCGAGCCTCCGATGTGGCGGGTTCCGGTCATGAAGTCCTCTCGAGGGTTGCCCGGCGGCAGGCGCGCCGCAGGTGTTCCGCGTAGGCGCCGACAGCCTTCCAGTAGGCGGCCATCGGCCCTTTGTTCTTGATCCAGCTCTGCTGGGCCCGGCCGCGGGCGTCGCGGGCGATGTCGGCCAGGATCTCGATCAGGAGGGCCTGGGCCTCGGCCGGGAGCTCGGGGATGCGCTGCACGGCCGGTAGGGCCAGCAGCGGGTTTCGGACCACGGCGAGGTTGCTGCGGTCTGTCATCGGTGTTCGCTTTCTATTTGAAATCGCGCAAGCCGCAAGCGACGGAATCGTCGCAGGGGTCAGTCTTGGCTGGTCGAGACCGGGAACAGCTCGGCGACCTTGCTCTCCGCCAGCCCGATCACGGAGCGAAAATTGGAAATTCGACTTCGTTACGCATCATAACGGCTCCTTCACCCAGGCCATCATGTTGGAGTGATTGTGGAAGATCATAGCCCGTCTGGCGCATTCGTCGCCGGCCGTGGCCAGGGCCGTGACGTGGTCGATGGCAGCGTTGCTATCGGGGAACGCGCTGCTGTCATCGTCTTTGGTGATCATCCCGTCCTCCTCGTCGAGGTACCAGCCGTCGGCCTGCGCCTTCACCTGGTCCCGCACGCGCCATTGGATGAGGGTGTGCTCGTCGATGCAGAGAGACAGGATGATGCCGGGGTGCGGGTCTATCTTGAGCATCACGCTCTCCGCGCCGGCTGCCGGGCGGCCAACACCTTCACCGAGGTGGGATCGCCTTCCTTCTGCGGGATGAGGGTGATCTCCTTCGGGAGATTTCTCTGCGCCAGCATCGTCGCCATCCAGGCCGAGACCGGGCGGTCGAAGCCCAGGCGCAGGGTGATCTCATGGATGCGGGGGTCACGACTCTCGATCATGGTCACGCCTCCTCGGGGCCGTCGATCGAGTAATCGCCCCGCTCCAGCTTGTCGGGGTCGATCGTGGCACTGAGGGACAGGAAGTCCTCGGCGTCCGCTCGGCTGTAGAACCGGGCGATCGTGGTGTGCTCGACGGTGTCGATGATCGCCCAGTTGCCGTCCTCGACCGGCTCGGGCTCCTCGATCTCATCGCGCTCCCGCAGTGCGATGCCTTCGGCCCTGGCGTCCTCGGCCATCGTCTGGAGCGCCCAATCCACGGCGACGCTGCGGGTCTCGCCATCATCGGTCCACTTGCTGCCGACATGCGCCGCAGCCCATCGGGCAAGCTCGGGGAATTTGGCCTGGTTGACCCAGCGCTCCCGGGCGGCTCTCAGCACGTCGTCGGTGTCGATGCTGACGAGGGTGTGGGTGCCGGCGATCTGCTGGCAGTCCCAGATCATGGACAGGGCCTGCGGCACGGTGGTCCGGCCGCAGGCATAGGCCAGCGCCGTGTGGCAGCGCTTCAGCGCGGCCGGGATCCGGTAATACAGGACGATCCCGATTTCCCGCTTTATCTCAGTCAGCGTCATGTTTGTTCTCCGTTTGAAATCGCGCAAGCGGTTAGGCGAGGGTGAACAGGCCGTATTCCGACCGGCTGATCCGGACCCGGATCCCGTCCTGGCGCCGGAAGGTCGGCTGGTTCCGGTCGAGTTCGCCGACGGTCAGCTCCGTGGCGGTCACGCCGTCGGAGAACCTGAGCGGGTTGATGAGCTTGAGCTTCGTGCCGGGCTGGCGGGTCGCCTTGCGCACCTCGATTAGCCGCCGGCAGCGCTGGCGCCAGTCATGGGCATGGAGCAGCGTGCTGCGCGAGGCGTAGGGCAGCGTGCCGGCCTCGACGGCCGCCAGTTCCGCCGCATACGCGGCCTCGGCCGCGGCGATCGCTTCCGGCTTGAAGGGCGTGAGCTGGTCGAGGAGCCGCTCCGGGCAGACCGCCTCGCACGGCCCCATGAACTCGTCCAGGTCCTTGTAGCCGAAGTTGTGGTGGTCGCTCGGCACCCACTTGAGCAGGAACACGAACGCGATCCGGACCCGGCCGTTCGCGTCGGGGATCATGGTGCCGTCGGCCTCGGCGTCCATCTCCAGGACGGCGTGGAACACCGTGCGATTGACGGTCGCCGTATCGACGACGCGCCGGTTGCGTGTGTCGTGGCTCCAGGTGAAGCAGCCCTCCCGCTCGAACCAGGCGCGGTCGCTGATGCCCCTGGGGCGGTGCATGAAGGTCCAGCCCATCTCAGATCTCCGTTCTCAGCTCGCGGTGGAGGACGTGGCGCTGGGCGCCGCCGGCCGACGCGATGGCCAGCCGGCACTTCTCGGCGGCGCGCTTGGCTCCGGCTTCCCTCAGGAGGTCCCGGGCCCGGCGCAGGAGGACCACGGCTTCGTCGACCTTCTCGCGGTCTTGGCGCGTGGCTGGGGTGATCGGCTTTCCCATCGTTTGTTCTCCATTTGAAATCGCGCAAACGGTCAGGCGGCGAGCTGCACGATCAGCGTGCTGAGTTTCGCCCTGGCCTGTTCGAGGGCCTCGTCGGCCAGCTCGGAGGCCACCTCGGAGAGGTAGCTGTTGTCCGAGTCCGGGTAGTTCATCTCGATGCCCCAGAGAGCCGCGTCGTATTTGCCGGTGAGCTGGACGCCGGCCTTGAACACGGTCACGGCGACGCCGCACCAGCACCACTCGTCGTCGCACCAGGCCTTCAACACCCGGTAGTCCTGTTCGACGGCGATCGCCGCGGCGATGCCGGGCGTCCGGTACGGGATCCGCGGGCCCCAGCCATCACGCTTGGCCAACCGGATGGCGGCCGCGACGTCGTAGAAGCGTTTGCTGCCCCGATCCCGGCACAGGACGCGCTCGCCTGGACGTTTGTCGCGAAACGTCCAGGCGGAGACCGGGCCGTGGCCGTCGTGCTCCTCCCAGGGGGCGCCCATGTGGATATCCTGGTGGACGGTGGCCCGGAGCACGAAGCCCTCGTGCTCGACCTCGACATGATCGCCGTCGGAGACATAGCGACCGAACTGTGGGAACGTGACCATGGTGGTGCTCCTCAAAGATCGCCTAGCTGGTAGTCGTCGTAGAGCTCGAAGATCTCCGCCATCTTGGAGACCAGGCTCTCCTGCTCAGCCACCTGCCGTTCGCGCTCGGCCGGATCGTCGGACCAGCCCGGGCCGATCGTCTTGGTGGCGGTGGGTTTCTCGGTTCCGGGCATCGTGTGCTCCTCGTTTGAAATCGCGCAAGCGAGCAGGCAGCAAGCGGCTACCAGTCGTAGGTGGGCAGGCCCTCGACCGTATCGGCGTCCCGGTCGAGCATGATCCAGGTGCAGCCGGCCTCGATCGCGAGCTTGCGGATCGCCAGCAGATCGTCCGTCCAGCGGGCGAAATCCTCTTCCCGATCAGGCAGGATCGCGATGATCCAGCCGTACTCGCCCTTGGCGAAGGCGATCGGCACCGTCCTGGGCCGGTGCTCGCCGAGCGTGCCCGGGTTGCAGTAGTCTTCCAGATCGCGGGCCGTGCCCCGGGTGACGTGCCCGGTGCTCAGCACGAGCATCCGCGGGGTTTCGAGATCCTGGTTTATGGCCCGCGGGCTTAGCGCGAGCCGGGCCATCGCCCGGTGGGCGTCCTTCAGCGAGTCCCAGGCCCGATCCCAGGCGATCATCGGGTTGCTGGTGTTCGCGGCGTAGAGGCGTTGAGCCAGCGCCTCGATGGCTTCGGGTGATGCGGTCATCTCAGGCGGCCGCGTCCAGCGTGTTGTCGATGAAGTCGACGACCTCGTCGCGAGCCGCGTCGCACATCACCTCTTCGATGTGGTCACGATCGAACCAGGCTTCGATTTGCTCTTTCGTCGGCTGGTTCAACCAGCCGTCCGTCATCGTGAGGATCTCGGCTACATCATAGACTGCAACCGCTGCCCCTCGATTGCGCAACTCGTAGATGCACGCCGTCAGCTCGCCGTCGGTGAGCTTCGAGGCGTCGAATGGGGCGTTCTCGGTGGTCATGTCAGGCCTCTGGTTGATGAGTGAGCAGGAGCGGCGCCTCGTGGATGAGCGCCGTCAGGAGGGACAGGGCCCGATCGCCGTAGACCCGGCGCGGCCCGTGATGGATGCCATCGGCCAGGTCGCGGGCCTGCCAGCCTTCGGCGGCCGCCCAGACAGGCGCATTCGGGCCGTGGAAGACGGCCTCGTTGTGCCAGTTGCCGAGCCGGTGCTGGATCCGGTAGCCGAGGGCGCGCGCCCAGGGCTTCAGGATCAGGTCGTCGCGCAGCGGCAGGCCCCAGCCGCGCCCGGGCTGGTAGACCGCCCCCTCGCGATAGCCGCTGGCCAGCCGCGGCGGCCGGCGGTCGATGGCGGGCATGCGCGGATAGGAGCGGATCCCGCCCTCGCGCCGGGGCGGGGAGATGTCGACGTGCCTGCGCCGGGCCATCATGCCGCCACCTGGTCGTCATCCTCGTCGTCGGCGGCGTCTTCGAGATCGGCGTCCGTGACAGGCTGGCCGTCGATCAGCATGGGCGGGATCGGCCGGATGAAGGGCTCGTGTCGTTCGACGACCGCCTTGAGCGTCTGGCCGTCCTTGAGCCACTGCTGAAGGTCGGCGACCGGGATCACCGCCGCGCCGGTTTGGTCGGCGATCGCCTCCAGCTCCACCGGCATGCCGGGGAACCAGACCTTCACGTCGCCGCTCCACTCGTATTTGGCGTCGCAGGCGGCCCGCACCGCGATGCCGTGGTTCTGGCAGGCCTCCCGGACATCGTCGGTGTTGCCGTAGTTGGCCTCGTCGCTGAAGTGCAGGTGGCCGCTGCACACCTCGAAGGTGAAGCCGGTGGCGGCCATGTCGCGCATGAACTCGCGCCAGGTCTGGCGGGTCACGCTGCCGCCGGCGGTCACGGTGACGCCCATCATCTCGGTCATGGTGTGGTCTCTCGATGTGTGGATGCGGGAAAGGCCGCCGCTGGGGCGCGGCGGCCTTGAATTCCGCGGGTGGTGGCTCAGCGCTGCGGCCGGCGCAGGAAACTTCGGCGCACGGCCCAGATCGCGATCCCGATCACGTCGAAGAGCAGGATGTGGCCGATGAGGCGATCCTCGTTATGGATCGCGTGGAAGCCCTTCCGGTCTTCCAAGAGGTCTAGGGCGATGCTGAAGACGACGATCATGGTGGCCCAGAAGGCCCAGGGCTTCAGGGTCTTGATCACGGCTCTTGGATCCTCCGTTTGATGCTGATGAATGGCCGTCGCTGAATCGCGACGACCGTTGATATCAAGCTGCGGGCAGCAACTTCATGCTGGTGGGCAGAGCAGTCACGGTCTCCACCTGGTTGTTCCGCACCGCCAGGAACCAGTGATCCTCGCTGTCCTCGCCTTGCGCCTCGATCACGCCGTTGAGGACGTGGTCGCCGAAGGTGAAGAACAGTTGCCCATCGCTCGTTTGCGTCTTGGCTGCGGCGCCGGACTTGAGGAAGTGCTCGATGATGTACCGCATCCACTCTTCGGACGCGTAGAACTTCTCGCCGCCGTCCCAGATGATCTTGGTGCGGTCCTCGGACGGGATCCACTGGCACCACAGTCCGGGCTGGCCGGCCGGGGGGCGGTTGAATTCGGTGACGTCGGGGTCGCTGCCCTGGCCCATGAACCCGGTGCCCTGGACGTAGTAGGGGCCGTTCGTCCGCTGCATGCGCCGGGTCGTGGCGAACTTCGTGAGGTAGGCGGCTTCGTGCTCGGTGAGCGGCGGCTCGACTTGGATGTGGCCGCTGAATTCGGTGGTGTAACCCATGGTTGCCTCGTGTGCGTTATGCGCGAATTCACGCAAGCTGTCGGACGGGTCAGGCCGCTCGATCCAGGGCGGAGCTGGCGATCACGTCGCGCAGCACGTCCTGGATGGTGCGGTCCTCGGGGGCGTGTTCGAGCTGGCCGAGGAGCCAGAGCCGCTCGGCCTCGGTGATCCGGCTGGTGATCGGCCAATAGCTCGGCGATTCCAGCAGCTCACGCGCTCGCTCGGGCGTCATCGTGAGCATGGCGCGGTCGCCTCTCAGATGCCGGACTTGCCGGAGCGGACGCGCCGGCGTTCGGACCGGCGATCCCGGCCGGCGCGGGTCTTGGAGAACGGCTGCCGGCCGCGCGTCCGGGTCTCGGGTTCGCCATCGAATTCGGCCGGCTCGCTGGGGGAACGGTTGCGCATGGTGACTCCCTCGGTTGGTGAGCGCCGTTTGCGTATCAGTTAGCTATCACGCAAACACGCAAACAGAAAGCCGGATTTACCGGCGTGGCAGGCGGGTTGGGGCCGCTTGCGCATTTGCGCGATTGCAAATACACCGGCGGCATGAACACGGACGCAGGGCCGCCCCTGTCCCAGGTGCTCGACTGGCTGGACGAGGGAGCGCGGCGGACTGTGTCCGATCGGGGCGCCCAGGCGCGGCCCGAGCACGTCATCTGGACGATGCTGGAGCGCGAGGTCGCGGCCATGAAGAGCGGCGACGGCCTGGACAGGAACAGGGCGAGCTGGGTGATGACCTGGCTGCGCTACATGCGTTACCGCGGCGCGAGCCCGGTCGGAGTCCGGCAGGCGGCCGCGGCCGTGGCGCTGGGGGCCAAGGCGCGGCACGTCGCCGGGCTGCTTGGGCGCTCGAAGGACGGGTTCACCCGGCAGAGGCTTGCGGACTTCAAAGCCCGGATCGCCGAGCTGGTGATCGAGGGGCTACGCCGGGACTACGGGATCGGACCGTTGTCGGACCGGCTCGGGTTCGGGTTCGTAACTATCTGTGGGGATTGACAAACCCGGACGTTTCTGGTATGTTCTTCGACACGCTGGCCGACGCGCGTTCAGCTGTCGAGCAGCCGTGTGGCGACCGCCACGATCTCCAGCGCCGACGCCCAGGTCCACGTCTTCGCCGTCGAGATAAGCCGAGACGGCTGGCTGCCGTGATGGACCGGCACCAGCGTGATGTGGATGTAGTATCCTTCGTTGCCGCCGCGGACGGCTGCAACGTCGATCCAGCGATAATCGTCGATCGTGGTGATCTCGCTGAGGCGGGCCATCATCCCCGAGAATTCGCTCTCGCCGAACTCGACGCCCGCTCCGGCGATGGCCGTGTTCAGCTCGTGCAGGACGGTGTTGACCGTCCGGCCGCGCGGGTCTCGCAGCGGCGTGAGGGCCGCGATCTGCTCGAATGTCAGCATGGTGTCGTGCCAGTCCTTTCCTGACAGGTCGCTGAGGTTCATCGGAAGAACCGCGCGGACGGATGGAATTTGCGGACCTCGGCTTTCGCGGCCTCGCGGGTCCTGCCGCGCACGAAGCCCGAGATCTCGGGATCGGGCCCCGCGAACTCGTAGAGCGGCGCACCCAGGCCCCAATAGGCGCCGCCCGGGTCGTAGCCACCGCGGTCCAGATAGACCCGCCGCAGGGAGAAGGGCGCGGCCTCCGGCGGGACGGACTTGTCCTTGCCGAGCAACGGCCGGCCCATGAACGCGCCGTAGCGGTTCGCGCCGATTTCCTGGCAGCGCATCGTCAGGTCCTCGCTTCCGGATGGGTTTGCCGGAGGCCCTGGATGCGCCGGACGACATGCCGCGACCGGATGCCGGCGCGGATCGCCTCCAGAGTGCCGCCGAAGTGATTGACCGCCTCGCCGGCCCAGGCGTTGCCGGCCAGGTGATTGCGCAGGGCGCCTCGCGCCTCGTCGCGCGAGCCGATGATCGCCCACTGGACCGCCGACGTCAGGCGCGGGAAACGCGCCTCGATCTCGTCGAGCGGGAAGGAGAAGGAGCGGTTGACGCGCATCAGCCCCTCCAGTGCTTACGGTCCGCGGGCAGCATGCCGCCCAGGTCCGCGATGAACTGGATGATCTCGCTGACGACGGCGTCGTGCTCGACATCCTCCTGGCTGACGGGGTCGACCGTGCCGCCCAGGGCGTAAATCGCCTGGTAGGCCTGATCGAGCGCGGTAAGGCGCGCCGGATGGACCGGCAGGGGTTCGAAGGGCCTCGTGAGGCCGAGATACAGGTTCATCGCGATTCTCAGCGCTTGCGGATGATGACGACGTCGCTCTGCCGGACCCGAGAGGGCGCCGGCCGGCCGTACCGCTGGTGGCCCACGAGCCAGAGGGCGCTCATCACCGTGGTCGGCATCGCCAGGATGAGGATGGCGGCCAGGGTCGGATCGCTCATGCTTGCCTCATTTCGTTTGCATAACGCTTGCAATCGCGCAAGCGCGAGGACGCAGGCCCTCGGCGCTGGCCACCGCGGACCGGATGGACGGGACGAAGGGTCGGCCGATGATTTGCGTGGCCCGCATGGCTCACGCACGAATCTCAGCTGCGCAGCATGGCTGCGCAGCTCTGTTGCGGTTCGCGTGAAATCACGCAAACGGAAGCCCGCGATTTCAGGCGTGGATGCCGAATTCGGCCTCGATCGCCGCGATGCAGGCCTCGATCCGCCGCGGAGACGGATGCTCGGCCCGCAGCAGGCAATCGACCCAGGCGAGAAGGGTCTCGCCGCGCTGGGTGACGGTGCGCGAAGTAGCGTTCAGGACGCAATCGAGAGCGTGAAGGCGGCAGAGAGAGGCCATGGTGGTGCTCCGGGCATAGGAATCCGGCCGGCGAGCCGCGCAGGCTCCCGGGAATGCCGGACAAGGTTGTTTCGGGGTTGGATCGAGCCTTAGGGGCTCACAGATGAGACGTTAGACGCCGCAACGGCGCATACGAGCCACTCAGTGATCCGCTATCCGCCCTCAATCGAAGGCGGATGCCGCATCGCTGTCCGTGTCGCTGAAGGGGAACCGGCCCACGATGCGCCGACGGCTCGCCGGCGCCCGTCTCAGTCGGCCGCTCTGGTCCCGCGTTTCCAGTTGGGTGGAGGCCCTGCCGATAGATGGCAGGCGTGGAGGGTTTCGAGCCAGGCCGCCACGCTGGCGGGGATCTCCGCGCCCCCGCTGGCCCACCGCCGCACGAGGCGGTCATCGCACTCCAGGACTTCGGCAAGGCCCCGCTGCGTCCAGCGCAGCAGGGACAGGCACTCGCGGAGGCGATCAGGCGTCATCCGAACAGCTTGATTGCGGCGACGGTCGCGCCGACCAGGGCGGCACCAGCGCCGAAGCCGGCGAACGTGGCTTGCCAGGGGGCGATAGACGCATCCCGGTTCAGCTTCCGGGCTTCGGCCTGGAGCTTCAGGCCCTCTTCGACGAACTTGCGCGTTTCCGCGAGCATGCGCTCGATCCGGGCTTCGCGCTCCTGTCCGTCATCCATGGTTGCAGCATCTGCCATAGGGGTCTTTCCCTCATATGCCGGGGACAACCCCTCGGCTATGTCCGCATTTTGCGGACTTTGGTGGTGAAGTCAATCCGGATCCCGGTCTCGTTCGAGGTCCGGCCTGCGTGTCAGCTGCCCTGCTTGACGCCTTCAACGCGAACTCGGTCGCCGGTTGAAAGGCGCATCGAGATATCCTTGGCGCCGTAGACCCAGACCAGTTCGTTCAGGACCTCGGCGATGGTGGCGCCCGGCCGGATCGCCGGCTGCCGGCGACGGGTCAGATGCTGGACTGCGTTCTCGGTTTGTGCGTTGGCGGACTGGCTCATGTTCCTGGCTCCGGAAAATCGGGCAAAGGCCCGGAAAAAGGGGATGGGGAAATTCGGTGCGCCCGATTTTCGGCGGGGCGCGGATGGGGTGACTGCCGCCGCGCAGCGGCTCGCTAGATCGGGTCGCCGCGGCGCCGCGTATCCTCGATGACGATGTGGAAGGACGCCTCCTCGAACCCGTCTGCGACGACGCTGAGGGGTGTGATCGCCACCACGTTCTCGAACGGCCAGATGGTCTTGTTGAGCCAGGCTTCGAGCTTGTACGGACGGACCCGGACCGTGGTGGTCTTGAAGCGCTTATCGCGTTGCTGCGACACGGGAATTGCTCCTTGCTGCTGGTGGAATTTGAAGGGCCGCACAGGCAACTCCACCCGTAGAGGGAGAGACACAGCCAGTAGGGCCAAGAGACAGGGATGGTGCCGGACCCAGGGGAGCCAGGGACACGGACAGGACCCGGCCGGACAGGGCGATGAGGACCCGGCCGGTAAGGGGCGATCAGGGCATGATCCCGGGATTTGGACAGGGATGCTGGTAGGGCCGCCGCGACGACTGTGATGCGGCACAAAAAGACTGCCTGTGGCAGCGTCAGACCATCACGAGACCGTCCGCGAGACTGCCTGTGGCAGCGTCGGGCTCCCGAGACCGCTCTCAGCGCTCGGAGAAGCGCTTGCAGGACCGGGCATAGCGGGGTGTCGGCGCCTTCCAGGCCGTCTGCTTCAGGCCGGGCGGCAGTTTCGGGCGCGCTGGGGCGGCATAGATGCTCTTCGGCTCCCGAGACACCGGCGACATGCCCGTGCGGTCCCGATAGGCGTTGTTCTGGGCGATGATGGCCGCGTTATAGGCCGCCTCGCGAGTGGTGAAATCGTCCGCATCGGCGAACGCGGTGTCGAGACTGACCCCATCCTGAAACATTTTGGACCTCAGGTTGCGAGAATGGGCCTTCGGAGGGCCTGGGGATCCCGATTTCCCGGGTTTATACCCGAGACCTGGCTCGCTCAGGTTGATTGAGCGGTTCGGCAGCCGAAAATTCGTGGCAATGGAGGGTGCCAGCGGCGCCTTACAGGGGCTGAAATCGGAATTCCGAGATCCTGGCGCGTGTGGTGCCTGTTTGACTCAACGCGCAAAGAGACCCCCCGGGCGAGAACCCGGGGAGTGATAGGGATCGAGACCGATCAGGCTATCGCGCGGCCCGTCATGCGGCCTTGGCGGGCGGTAGGAGGGCGATGACGGCGGGCGCCGCTTCCGCCGGGGCCGCTTCGGCCGCATCCGTCTCGCGGTCGGCGCAATGCGCCTTGAGCCGGTGCAACAAGCTGGCGAGTTGCGTGCCGTCTAAGGCTTCCACCTGCGCCATGATCGCGGCAACCGGATCGCGCCGGGCATGGGCCGCATCTTGTGCCGCCCGTTCGGCCGCGTCCACCGTGTCGCCCTTGACGCTTTCGCCCTTGCCGGACCGCGGCGCCTTGGCCGGCTTGCGAGCGTCGTCCCACGCCTTGAGCTTGGACGCCATCCGATCGAACGTGTTCCCGAAATTCTCGGAAACGAGAACGTCCCACGCTTCTTCGGCCTTATCGAGGCTCGACATTGAGAGCCGGGCGACATTGATTAGCTTCGCCTTGGCATTGAGCCGGACCCAAGCCGCCAGCCGGAAACCGACCGTGCGTTGCGTCTTGAAGCTGGAAACGAGACCCGTATCTTTGGTTTGCTTGCGCATGATGTAGGCCCGCGCCAACGCCTTGCGTTCGTCCGAGTTGGGCTTAGCAGCCCGGATCGCGGCTACTTCCGTTTCCGTGTTTTCGAAGATCATGGCGCCGGCCAGCGCGGCCGGGAATAGAACCACCTTGCGGAATACGAACGCATCCTTTTCCGCGCCGTATTCCATCCCGGTGAGCGTTTCCCGGATTTGCTCTGCGCAGAGCGTGAGCCCAAGGCTCAGAGCGGCCTTGCGAGACCATGCGTCGGTTTTGGCGAGGGCGTGAAGCGAGGCTTTCGCGGCGCGGGACTGGAGACTGTCCGCTACCTTGGTGCCTTCGTCTGCGAAGGCGTTCTGCGCGGCCTCCTCCGCATCAATCTCGATATCGGCGAGTGCGAGGGCCGTGGAACCCATAAGAGCAAGTTGCGTGGTCATCGTCTGTAGTCCGGTTTAGGTTGCTTCGGCTTGGGTGTTTTCGGGGAGTGTCCCCGAAGAAACCCGGTTTCGGGCATAGCTCCGCCGGCCCCCCCGAGAGGGGGTTTCGGCCAGCGGTGCCAGTGGCATCGCCTGACCCCTAAGTAAGGCATGCCGTACGGGGAGTCAATGCCGTTTGCTTGAAATCGCGCAAATAAGCGCATGTGCCTTTGCGCGGGCGGAAACGGCCCGCCAGTGGGCGACGGTTGAAATCCGCAGGGTTACAGCGGCCAAAGGGCTATTGCCCGCCACGGGGCCGCGCAGCGCAAGCGGCGGGCTGTTTGGCTTTGGGGTTTCCCCTATCAGCGCAGCATTCAATGCATGTTCCAGGTCGGCAATCGCAGCGTCTGCGGTGTCTGTATCCTGGGGAGTCGCGGCGCCTTGCATCGCTTGCACAAGACGTTCTGCAAGTAATGCTGCGAGTTGTTCGTTCGCTTTAGCTTCGAGATGCAGGCTCATGGCAGTAGTCCTCAACACCACGAGTCAACACTAAAGCAATCCGAAGCATTCGTCAAGTATAAGTCTGCGCCAATCAAGTAAAACATTATTGCCACACTGTGACATCTGCGCACCTGACAGAACCCGCGGTCTGTCACTGGCACATCCCTTGCATATAGGTGCAAAATGGGCACACTGTTGCATCAATTCAACAGGTGTGGTCTTTTTATCACTGTCAAGGGGGTAGGGTGGGGTAAGGCGCGTATTTTCCCGACCCCTAAAAGACCCATTTTTCCCTAAAATACAAGAGCTTGCGAGATCCCTGCGATCCGCTGACGCCGAGCGGCGCCGACCGCCGCGGCGTATGAAAACGACCCCCACCCCCCTGTTGGAAAGGGCGGGGCCTGTTTGAATCAGCCTATCTCCGCGAAATTTCCAAAAGCAATCAATAGGGAGGGCTCCATGGATCTGGCCCGCCGCTGCGAAATCCGCGCGAGCAAGATGTACGCCGCAGGTTGGTACACGACATCGGGCGTGCTCGAGCGGGCCAGCCAGCGCCTCCGCGAGCTCGAGGACGCGCGCTCCGCCCTGCAAATCGAACTGCAGCTGGCCAACAGCCGGCTGATGGACATCGCAGTTCAGCGACTCCGCTCCGCGGAGAACTAGAGATCAACATGAGCGCCGTCGATTATACTAACATCGTGCCGAGCGAGACCGTCGTCCGCTGGTCGCGGCCGCAGAGTTTCACGATCCGCGTCCAGGCGCCTGACGGCGAACACGCCGAGATCGTCCTCGATCCCGAAACCAAGACCGTGAGCTACACCGGAGGCCTCGAGCCTGATGCGGCCGCGAAGCTCTTCTTCGAGATGGCCATCCAACGCTGGAATCCCTGCACATGCCGGCCGTGATCAAGCCGAACCCGAAGGCGCCGGTGATCGCCGAGATCCAGCCGGAGAGCCCGCCCAGCAGCGTCCGCGACGCCTTCACCCGCGCCGGCCTCGGCGTTCAGTCCGATCTGGGATGGATCTGGAATTCGCGGGCCCTGGGCGAGCGCTCCCTTGAGGAGCTGCAGCAGATCCAGCGCATCATGAAGCGCTCTACCCACGTCGAGGGCCAAGCATGAGCGCGCTCAGCTTCGACCGAACCTACCTCGGCGTCGCCAGCGCCCGGCCGGCGCAGCAGCACGCGGCCCACGTCGTCGACCACGAGCTGCGGCTGCGGATGACGCGGACGATCGAGCGCAACCGCGCCCGGGGCTACGCCCACCTGGAGAGCCGCATCGAGCACGATGAGGTGGACGGGTTCGCCTACGCGATCGGCCGGATGCGTTTCGCGCCCCCGAGGGCGGCATGAGCGAGGTCCGCTACTGCATCGGCCGGGATAATTCCGGCCACACCTACATCGTCCCGGTCGACCGCTCGGCCGAGTGGGCCGCCTGGCTCGAGATCGACGAGGGCGACGAGCGCGCCTGGGAGCCGCCGGAATTCGCGCGGATCTTCGAGGGCCTGCTGACCTTCGCCGACCCGCGCGACGGGCACGGAAGCCCGTTGTAGCGGCCCGCTGCGCGGGGAGAGAGCCCCCAAGCGCCGCGGGCCACCGGGGGTCAGTCGTTCGGGTACGTCGGGGTGGTCGGGAAGGGCCGACCATTGTCGAGTCGGTTCTGGTGATCGATCAAGGCATCACTCGTCGACCAGACCTCCGATCCGATCATCGGTGCGACCATCGTCCCATGGGCGCTGGTGATCTTCACGGCCACAAAGCCACTATGATAGCAGACCTCAAGGGTCCCCTCGCCCACTGCGGGCCGGCCGAGCGCCGCGGATATCGGAGTGGTTGCGATCGTCTCCAGCTCTGCAGCGATCTGAGCTGCACCCTTTTCCCGGGTCGGGTTCCGCCTTTTTGTCGGCTCCTTCGCGGTCGCCTTCGCCGGACGCTTGCCGGCCTTCGCCTTTGCCGGGGCCTTGGGTTTGGCCGGAGCCTTCACCTGGGCCTTCGGCTCGACCGAGGGCTGCTCCGGAGTGATGTCGGTTGCCACCAGATCGATGGTGTTCGCATCCTCCGGGTACATGATCCTTTCGATGCCCGCGGACCGCTGGGCGCGGGTTAGCGGCTCCCCCCGGATCTGACGGGCCACGTTCTCGAGCCTGTAGGCGGAAACCAGGAACCGCATCTCCAGGGCCCTCGTGGCCGCGGAACCCAGGCGGGCCATGAGCGTCGGCCTGGATTTTGCGCGCGCGCGTTGGGTCGGAGGGGCGGTTCGGGCTTCGATGACGGCGTTGCTTGGCATATGCGACCCATAGGTGTGACAAGCGATGCGCAATTTGCAACATGCTTGCGCGCAAATGGCAAGTCGAAAAATTGTCGACAGCGGCTCTAGTCTGTTATTCAGGCTCTATACCGCCGCCGTTTCTTAGGCTAGTCGCGGTCCGAATCATCCGGTCCCCGAATTCCTCCATCTCGTCCGGCGTCATCGGAGCGACCAACTCGTTCTCGGAGCCCCGCAGCACCACCGCCGGATAGCCCGCCGTGTGGTAGCCGAGGTCCGCGTAGGCCTCCTCGGCGCCTGGGCGCGCCTGTGACCATTCTTCCCGCACCGGAGCCGCCGGCTCGGCCGCCGCCTGACGACGAGCTTCACGGATCAGATCGGCGACCTCGCGCCGCATATCGGTCTCGAACCGCCTTGCCATGTGGCTCATGGACATCATCATGGCCGGGTACACTTTCTGATGCTTCGCCTTATTGGCGCGATCGACATCATATATCCTATAGGTGAGCTTTGTCTCGGGTGAATGCGCCGGGAGATCAGAAGTCGGATGGTCCCAGTAGTACATTTCAATCCCCCGCGCCACGAACCGAGCCAATCTGAGCCCGTTTGCGTCATCTAGCAAGCGGCAAACAGGAACGAAACAAGAACTTAGGCAGATGGTCCTACAAAATTGTGGACCGGTCCGATCGAGGCGGTGCTGCAGCCGCTCGGCGCGGGGGAGTTGACAGCGCTTGCGCGTTTGCGCTATGCAAACGAAATGCAAACGGATTTGAGCCGCAGGGCTTACCCCCGGGAGCAGCGAACGACGTCCTGATCGTCCCGGGTGGGGATCCATGGCCAACGGCGAAAGCTACCAGCAGTGCGCTCTGACGCAAGGCGAACGGCGCATCACGGCCTGGATCCCCAAGAGGGCGGCCATCGAGGGCGCAAAGGTCGAGCTCCTGGACGGCACGCCCCGGCAAGACCGGGATTTCTGGCACGTCCAGCAGGTCTACGCCTTCGAGCTGTCGGCCGAGGCGCTCCGCACCAAGCAGAACATCGACCGCAAGGGTTTCCTGTCGATCGAGAGGCCGAGATGAGCACCAAGCTGCCGGAAGGACCTGGACGCCGACCCTTCAAGAAGGGCGCACTCGCTGCCCTGATCGCCGCGCTCGCATCGAGCTGCGCCATCGCGGGCGCACCGGCAGCCGCCAACCCGCCACCCGCCTCGCAGGCCACGCGATGAGCGGGTCCGAGATCTTCGCGTAACGACCGGCTTCGCCGGTCAAGAGATCGACTGGCGCGGCCGCACGCCAGCCGATGGGCAACGTCACCTGAGGGCGTGACAGCCGGGAGAGATGCCGGCGATCAGCTGCGGGTTCGAGGGGCGGCGCTGCCACAACCCCTCCGCCCGCAGCCCGGAATTCGGCCGGCCGGCGTGGCCGGCCCACGAGATGCCAACGACGCTACTCGCGGCACTGCCTGAGCACGCTCCCCGGAGCCCCTCGAGCCCGCTGCAGTCGGATCGGGCATGCCGAGGACGGAAGGCGCAGGCCGTGACTTCGCCGGGTGGAGAGAACCCGGCACCCTTTGGAGAAAACACCCCTGTGAGCGAAAACCCCACCATCAATACCGACGACACCGTGTCCTTCGTCTCGTCCCCGCGCTGGGGCAACAAGGTCGAGGCCGTCGTGACCGGCTCCTACGAGAGCGGCCGCGGCAAGTTCCTGACCACCCGGGATGCCAACGGCGTCGAGCGCAATGTCCGCCCGGGCAGCTGCACCGTCGTGAAGCCCGCGGGGAAGGGCAGCGCGAAGGCCTCCAAGAAGGCCGCCTGATCCGCCATGATCGCCGTCACCGACGCCACCTTCGAGGATGAGGTCGTCCGCGCCGAGCTGCCGGTCGTCGTCCTCTTCGGCGCCTCCTGGTGCCAGCCCTGCCGCGCCCTCAAGCCCCTGCTCGGGGAGCTCGCCGGCGTCCACGCTGGCCGCGTGAAGGTGGTGTCGGCCGACGTCGAGCAGGCGGCCCGCGCCGCCCAGGCCAACAGCGTCCGCGGCGTCCCCGCCCTGGTCGCCTTCCGTGGCGGCGAGGCCGTCGCCATGGCGGCTGGGGGGATTCCCCCGGCCCGGCTCCGTGCCTTCGTCGAGCAGCAGGCGGTCTGATGCGCTTCTTCCGGCGCTACACGCCCAACATGCTGCAGCTGGTCTCGAACCAGCCGGCGATCGACAAGAGCTTCTGGTCGGTCGAGCTCTGGAAGCACGGGGGCCAGGCCGGCAAGTTCATCTGCGAGGGCAGCCTCGACATCCAGCAGGGGCGGCGCCTCGCCTTCGGGTTCGGAAACCGCCTGTCGCTGCGATACTACGAGGACCTGGCCGGCCGGCACATCATCCTGTGGCTCTGCCACCGCGGCCTGGTCTTCTACCGCAAGCGGTCACGGATCTGACCGCCGCCCCAGCCGGGCCCGACAGAAATTCGCTGCTGATTTTCGAACAGCAGCAACGAGACGCCCACCCCCAGGAGAAACCTCAGCCGGTGCCGCTACCACCGGAAAACGATGATGCCCCAGGTTAGGCGCGACAGATGCAGGTGCGGGGTTCGACTCCCCGGCCCCTTCGGGGCGGATGTGGGTGCCCTAAGCACGGCGTACTATGGTCGGAATAAGTAGTCGTGAGGCGTAGAGCAAGGATATGCCGGAAGGGCTCACCCGGGATAGGCCGCGAGAGCGGCAAACCGTGGCAAAATAGGTGTTCCAATTCAAGGGATAGACGGATGGAAATCTTCGGAGCCATTGTCGCGATCATGTTCTTCGCGCCGGCCATCTTCCTCGTCGTCCACCACGACATCGTGCTGCTCCGCCAGGAGAGGTGGCACCAGCACGAGGACCAGGTCTCTCAGGCCTGATCCGCACCAGGGTAGCTCAGCGGTAGAGCACCGGACCCATAACCCGGTGGTCGCAGGTTCAAATCCTGCCCTTGGTACCAGCTCGTCCACCCGCCCAAGGCGGGATGGGCTCTCGGACCGCTGTTTTCGAGGCGACCTCGCGTGCGAGGCGGCTCCTACCCGGAAGGATGGAGAGCGGCGGTCCGATCAAGTTTCGAGGCGTGGACCCCTCTGGACCGCTCAGGTCCTAAGGCCTCGGATCCCACCACGGCCGTGCTCGAGCCGCGGTCCCTGCGCAACGCGGGATACACGAAGGGCGGGGTGTGGGGGCCTGGCCGCCGCGCGTGCGGTCGGGCCCAAGGAATTCACAGGTCGGCTCCCCGAGCTGCCTGCGCGCCCAGATCGGCGTGTTCATACCGGAGCGCCCGAAACGACGGGGTGCCCTGCGGCTGGTCGCGAAAGCAGCGCGGGGTGGAGCCATTCATTCTTCTCGTGCGCCGCGCACGCACGCGAAGTTTCGACAGGGGCATCCCGGGTCGCAGCCCGGTTTGGTCTCAAGGCGTGACGCCCGCCGGCGGGTTCGAGTCCCACCCCTGTCTGCACCATCGACGTGGCGTCCTGGTCCCTTGGGCTCGGGATGGGCCGCGCAGGACCGGACCGCACAGCCTTAGGCTCCCCGGCCGGACCGATAGGGATCAGCGGCTCTCGCTCCCCTGCCACGTCGGCACCGTCAATCAACAACCAAGAGGCAAACAATGCCCCGCGTCAGCGCTGAGCAGAAGAAGTGGCAGGCCCAGAACGATCTGGACACCCTGAAGCGTGCCGCCGAAATCCAGGCGGACCGCCAGCGGCACGGCGCCGCCAAGAAGATCGCCGCATCCGAATCCGCGAAGCTGGCCGCGCTCGCCAGCACCAAGCCGAAGCCCAAGGGCAAATGACACGGCCGGCTAGGACGCCGGCCTGCACCTCGATGCCCCCTCGCCCTCGATGGCGAGCTGATTTTTCTCTGAACAACAAGAGGACCACCAATGGTTCCGCGCAGCACAAAGATGGTCACCAAGGCGCCGAAAGCGGTGAAGGCCGAGCAAGCAGAGCCGGATGCCGAAGCCGAGGCCGAGGCCGAGAAGCTGATGCCCTTCCCCGAGACGCTGAAGATTGGCCCGCATACCTACGACCTGGGCACCTTCGACATGCTGTACTCGATGCAGAACAGCCGCATCGGAGAGCACGACTACTTCCAGCTCGAGATCAAACTGCTCGAGGGCATGAAGCCGTCGATGGAGGCCGAGGTCATGATGCACGAGGTGGTTCACTCCCTGTGGGAGACCACGGGCCTGCGCGGCATGGGCGGCGAGTTCGACGAGGAGCATGCCGTCACGGTGCTCGCCAAGTCGCTGATCACCCTGTTTCAGGAGAACCCCGCGTGGCTCGCCGCGGTCCTGCAGCGGGCCGGCGTCGGCCTCGCGTAATGTATGCCGTCGTCGCCGGGTCGCTCGCCCACGCCAACGCCCTGATCAAGTGGGCTGGCCTGGACGCGGAGAAGTGCGTCCCCCTGGTCTACGGCCAGGAAATCCGAGACGCGTACGAGCGCGCCGTCCTGGTGCGCCCAACCGAGGGTGTCGACCCGAGTGCCCAGGCGTGGATCTGCGGCACGTTGCTGCCGCAGGTCGCCGACCGGGATCTTGTCACGCACCCGCCGTACTGGAGACCGTATCACGACACGGAGCGGGAGCGGATTTCGGCCGACGCCGTGCTTCCGCAGATTGAGGAGAATCCACTCTGGGCGTAAGGTAGGGGCGCTGGGACGGAGCGTCTGTTCCGTCTCGTTGCTCTTGCGGTTGGGATATGGCTTAGCTTCTTGATATGCTCAGTCCCCGAGCGGGCGCCCGTTGGGCTGTTCAATGCGGATTGCATTCATGGCCATAAAACAAACATTTGAGCGCCTATATCTTTCAGCGACTGTATTTAAAGAAATAACGACTGAAGAAGATCGGTTAACTATCGATAAAGTTATAAGCCTGTTGGAGCCTCTCGATAATCGAGGTGCGATTAGTTTAATCGTAAAACGGCATACATTTCAAAGCACCGATTTGCGTGCTGAGCGTGTTGCAATTCTCGCGTTTTTCGAAGGCGGCCATTGGCAATCCGCCGCGGAGATCGGTCGAGCGCTCGATTACGCGCCCAACGAGATCGTTCTGCGCCTCCGTCACCTGGCGAGCGAGGGCATCTTGCAGCTCGGCACACGCGATCCCAATCGACAGCCAGGCCGCGGGAACGAGCTCTTCGCCCGACTAAGACCGATCGACGGCCAAGGTGGGCCAAACTCTTACGTCAAGGTCGACGAGAAGGAGCCGCCACCAAGAACAGACATTGTTCTGGAGCAGGTGGCTGAGGTGCCTTCGAACTGGCCCGGAGCGTCGGGCAGTCAATTCGATCAACAAGTTGAACAGGTTATCGAGCTTCTTCAGGCTCGGGGCGTATGGATGACAACCGCCGATATTGCCGAGGCCTGCGAGATCTCATCGAGCCGAACTTCGGAGGTGCTGCGCTACCTGGCTCAGCGCTACCAAAACGTCGAACGGCGCAGGGCGACCGGCGGGCGCGGTCTCGAGTTCCGGGTGACGGAGCTGGTCGCCGACACAGCCGGCGACCAGCATTCACAAGCTAGATCCGCGCCCTGATCCAGGCGGCCATGGCCGCTTCGTCCATCTCGTCTCCAGCGAGCGCCAGCCACGCGGTTACGATCTCGGCGTTCGTGGCGGTCAGCGGCCGTCCGTTCAGCTCGAGGAACGTTTCGGTCACGACCATCGAGGTCCGCTTGTTCCCGTCCACGAAACCGTGGTTCTTCGCCAAGCCGAAGGCGTAGGCCGCTGCCAGATCGGCGAGATCGGGCGGCGGGTCGCCGTAGGCTTCCAGGTTCTGTGGCCGGCCGAGGGCGGAGTCGAGCATCCCCTCGGCGCGGATGCCTGCCGGTCCGCCGTGCTCAGCCAACTGCTCGTCGTGCAAAGCGCACACGACGTCCTTGAGTACCCATACCCTCATCGAGAAGCCCTACTTCGCGAGCTCGCGCAGAGCCTCGCGACGACGCTTCATGACCGTCTGCGCGACGGCCATCTGGCTCTCGAAGTCCGGGTTGTAGGGCGTGAGCCTGTAGCTCCCGTCCGGTGCTTCGGTCAGATGGACGACGTCGCCCTTCTCGACCTTCAGCCGGGTGGAGGCCTCCTTCGGCAGCGTCAGGCTGAGGGAGTTGCCATTCTGGGTCACCTTGAGTGCGATCATGCTGACCTCCTTGTCGTCATGACATTTGTCAGAACGTAAGGCGCCAGTTGCAATCGCGCAAGCCTTTAATTTGCATACGCGCAACTGTGCAAATGATTCACAAACCGACGAACACCTTCTGCTCAGCGGTCAGCAGTTTCGCCCGGCGGATATAGCCGTGCATCGTGCGCAGATCGGAATGCCGGCTCTGCGCCATGATCTCCTCGTCCCGGGCGCCGCGCCGGTAGGCCTCGGTGATGTAGCCGGCCCGCAGCCCGTGGGCCGAGACGCGCTCGCGCGGGCCCGCCGTGATGCCCGCCTCGGCCGCCCGCTTCTGCAGGATCCGGCCGATCGAGTCCGGGTGCAGCCCCTCATCCATCACCTCGCCATTGGCGCGGATCGCCCGAAACACCGCGCCGTCCGTCGGCGCAGCCTGCAGCCAGCGCTTCAGCGCGGACACCGGGCAGGTGTCGGGGTTCGACCCATTCGGGATGCCGAGGATCTCGCCCTCGCCCTCCTGGTCGGTCTTCGATTTCGGCAGGAACAGGCGCAGGCCGGCCTTCTCGAAGCCCAGGTCCCTGACCTGCATGGCGGCCACCTCCGAGCGCCGCAGGGCGCCGGCGAAGGCCACCAGGAACATCGCCCGATCGCGCAGGCCGGCGAACCCGTCGCACGCCCCCACGAGCTGCACGGTCTCATCCAGGCACAGGGCGGCAGCCTTCGTGGCCGGCTGGCCGTGAAGGCGGAACATGCCCTTCAGGGTGCTGCGAATTTTCGGGTGCGAGCGCGCCCAGGGCTCGCCGGCGAAGCGATGCGCCTGGCCGATCGTCACCAAGCGCCGCTGGATCGTCGAGCGCTTATGCGTGGTGGCCATCGAGGCCAGGTAGTCGCAGATGGTCTCGGCCGAAGCCGGAAGGCCCTGCCGGCCGGCCGCCTCGCACCAGGCCAGGAAGTGCGCCCAGTCGGCCCGATAGGCCCGCAACGAGGCCTCGGAGAGCGCGGCGCGGGCGAACTCCTCCGCCCGGGATAGCGCTGGCAGGTTGGACTGGCTCAT